TTCAAACTAATGAAAAGAAACAAAAAATTATAATTTTGTGTGACCAATCAGGAAGTATGAATGAGTATGGCAAACAATCCTGGGTAAATGCTTTGTTGCTTGACAGATTTAGATATGTTATTAAGGGAGAGGCAGAAGTATTCTTTAGTTTCTTTACTAGTAGTATTTCTTGTCTAAAGTTTCATCATATTAAGAATGAGACTGATGTTAATGCTTTCTGAAAGAATTTTTCTAATTCTCCAGGAGGAAGTCTTACTAATATTGGTAAAATTGTAGAATATGTAGCTGATGAAATTATCAATAAGAAGAAGTTACATAATCTTCATGTTGATTTGTCTCAAGAATTACCAGAAATTTTGATTATCAATGATGGTCAGGATGAGGTAGGATATGATGAGTTTCCTTATAAAGTTAATGCTATTAGTTTGATGCAGTTTAGTAATGAACTTAAAGACTTATGTATAGCTACAGGAGGAAAACAAGTGAAAGTTACTAGTGATGAGAGAATTGTTGCTTTCTCAAGCAATGGTTATCAAGTTATTTCAGAGTAGTTATTGCCCTCTTTTAATTAAGAGGGCTCCTTTAAATCTTTAAACCAAACAACACATGGCAACTACAGAAGAATTTTGGATAGATATTCCTGGTTTTGAGGGCTTATATCAGGCTAGTAATTGGGGAAGAATAAAGAGTTTAAAATATAGAAGATCTAATCAAGAAAATCTAATGACTTTGTTCCTTGAGTCTACTGGTTATTATAAAGTTCCTTTACAAGTGGGAAGTAAATCTAAATATTTCAGAGTTCATCAATTAATTGCTATGGCTTTCTTTGGTCATGTTCCTTGTGGTTATGACTTAGTCATTAATCATATAAATCATATTAAAATAGATAATAGACCAGAAAATCTAGAAATTACTACAAATAGAATAAATTGTGATAGAAAACACATTCCTTCTTCAAGTAAGTATGTAGGGGTTTATTTTCTGAAAAAATTAGGTAAGTGGAAAGCTCAAATAAATATAAAAGGTAAACAATACTATCTAGGAGTATTTACAAAAGAGGATGACGCTCACTTTTCTTATGAAACTGCATTGTTAAACATCAAACAACCACAATATGAGCAGAAACAGAAAAAGAATTAAAAAAGGAATATTAGAATTTTCTACTAATGTAGAAAGAAGCAAGCTAATTAAACGTTGGGTTATTGAAGTCAGACGGTTAAAGGGTCAAGTATGTCACGCTTACAGCATAGTAGGTATAAAACGGAAGAAAAATGATAGATGAAATGTTTATAGAGGACAATTTATGGATTTTTTTCATAGTTATTATAGCTTTTATGACTTATGTGGGGTATCAACTGAATACAGCAGTGGAAGAAGATGATGATGAAGAGGATAATTTAAAAACAAACATACATGAAGACTAATGAACAGATTTTAGAAAGACACAATTCTGAGGATTCCTTAGATTTCTTTAACACACAAAGACAGTTATTGTTATGTGTATTGCCATACAAGATGGCTAAACCATACTTAGATGAAAACTATGTTATGGAACATGACAATGATACTCTTCCTGAGGATGAAAGATGGAAAGAAGACACAGATTTGAAAGAACAGTTAATGACTTTTATGCCTGGTCTTGATAAAGCTATTCATAGAGGTTCTACTGTAGACATTGTTCAAGGGTTTTTAGCTCTTAGAACATGGTTATGGGTTCTTGAGGATGAGCTTTATCCAGAAATTGAACAACAGTTACTTAGTGGAGATTCTCCTAATGAAGCAGAAGATCTGTTTAAGAAGATTGCTAATCATCTTGGTTACAAACCAGTAATTGAAGATGTAGAGTTTGAAGAAATACCTAAAGATTAATTAACTTTAACAAATTTAGAATATGGCAAGTGATGCAAAAGGAAAACGTAAAGTATATTTCACAGTAGGTGGAAGAGGATTAAAACCAGATATTGATGTTAGAAATGTTTCAGGAGGACGGTTCAGTAAAAAAGTTAGAAAGCATAAAGCTGTGAGAAACTCTCAGTTTGTAAATAGTCTTCCTAAGGAAGAGGTTATTCAGTTAAAATCTTTTAAAGATTTAATGTAATGGCAACAGCCTATTTAACCTATGAGAAAGTAGAGTTTATAATAAAAGAACATGTTACTATTTGTAATATTTTTTATAGCTCTAATGAACCAGGTACTCCTTGGGGAGGAGGTTGGAAGCATAAAGAATTTCCAAAAGATAAATCTGTAATAGACATTCTTAATAATGAAATTGCTGATTTTATTAAATGGGAAGATGGAAAATTAAAAGTTTAAACTGTTCATTGAAGAGGGGCTGGAAACAAACACGGGTGGTACCCCAGGGCTAAGCTCTATTAACCCCTAGCTGTGCTAAGACAGTGTGCCCCTTGTAAAATACATATAGACAAAATTAAGCTAGTAATAGCTGAGGGAGCTTCACTCATGCCCGAATAAAGTAGCGTGTATGACACTTAGAAATGTCTGAACAGTTTTTAATAAAAAGTATTAAATGTCATGGGTGAACATGGACATGAATTAGGTTAGCCTATCCTTTTGTGAAGTCAAGGGATGTTAGGGAATATTTGGCACAGCATGAATTACTTATAATGAGTACAATCTAATAATGCTTTGATATAGTGCCCCCACATGGGGGATTTTTTATTTAATTCAAATACACTTATATGAAAGATCAATTAATAAGTTTTGAAACAGCTAAATTAGCTAAGGAAAAAGGATTTGATATTAAAACTAAGCATTGGTATGATCAAACTACCACTTTAAATCCTGTAAGAGGTGCTAGAGGAGCAATGTGTTATGATAATGTAGGATATGCACCTACTCAATCATTATTACAAAAATGGTTAAGAGAAATTCATAAAATTTATGTAGCATCTTATCATGATTTAAACCCAAAACATGATGGTATAATCTACTATACATGTTGGGGTTTTATAAATGATCCTTCAGATGAAAAATTAGCATATAACCCTTTAGGAGGTTATGATGAATTTTCTGGTTGGAAAACTTATGAAGAAGCTTTAGAATTTGGTTTACAAGAATCACTTAAACTTATATAATTATGGCAAAAGAAGATTATTTTTTATTAGATAGTAGAGCAAGTGTAATAGCCCTTGCTAATGATGGTAAATTAGAAACAGAAGACAATGGTAAATACATTATTGTTGTTGGAACTCTTAAAGAATGTTGTAGAGATGCCAATAGAGGAGATTATGGTGATGGATGTGTTGTCTCTGACAGTAAATTTAACATTTTGTGGGAATTAGTAAATGAGCATGGCCATTGGATACCTAAGAAAATAGAAGTATGATGATATACTTTTTATTAATAATGTGGATTATTTTAGGATTTGGTATAGCCTTCTTTTTTTATGTGTGGACTATAAATTTTATTTATTGGGTAAATCATAAAGTAATATTAAGCATTATTGCTTTTAAGTTATTAAAAAGTAAAACTCCAGAAATAAAAAAATTAGGTTGGGATGCTTTAAAGTTAGTATTTTGGGAAACTAATAAAAAAGAGAAAAATGGATTATAAAATAATGATTGTTTCACTAGTGTGTTTTGTATTAGGCTTCTTTATAGGATTTTTCATTGATAAAGATGATGATGATGATTACTATGCAACTTAATTTTTAATTAAAAAAAATTGATTATGACTTCTATTTTATACGTATTTATAATTTTTTTAATAGTTTTCATTGTATTTGAGATTTTTAAACATAAACCTAAATGGTTAGTAATATTATATTTTTCTATAACAGAAAGACCTTATCCATCAAAAAAACAAATAGAAAGAATTGGACAATGTGTAGCTATTTTAGCTTATATATTGATATTAACTTATGTAATTTGTTTTGATAAATAATACACAGGGGGATGGTGCAATGGAGACACTTTATTAAGAGGAGAGCTTATCTAGGACAAGAAGGTTGTTGGATCCTTAATAAGATTGCTAGACAGTCCAAATAGCAAATGCAGCATCGGAGCTGCTCCCCCTACTAACTTAGTATTAATTTTAAAATCAAACACATGTCAAAAAATGAAGAATACCAAAAAATTCTTGAAGGATTAAATCCTGAAGAGATTGCAGGCAAAATGTCTGGAGTAATGATGGTTATGGTCAAAAATCCTAAAGATGAACCTATAAGTGTTGATCCTTATAGCCATGCTATGGAAAGTATGACTAAAGAAGAAATGGCTTATATAGTATGTGTACATGCTGCAATTTCTATTGAAGATGCTATTAATCAGATTCCTCCTTTAAAGAAAATGATTGAAGCTATGAAAGAAGCTGAAGCACTTGAGTCTAATTTAAAAAATAAGTCATGACAGAAGAAGAAAAAGACAAAGAGAGATACAAAAACATAGATTTTCAAGCTCTAAATGCTAAAGTAGTAAATAGTATGATGGAAGTAATAAGATTATCTGCTCCTGAGGAAGCACATACTCTTTTTCATAAAGTTAGAGGTAGGTTTACAGAGGATGAATTAGTTTTTCTAACCTGTACTCACATTGCAGAGAGTCTAAAGAAGATTTTAGAAAAGGTAGGATCAGAATTTGGAAAAAATAATAATCCAACCAATTTTGAAGAGTTTTTTAATAATTTGAAAAAATAACAATTAAATCAAATACTTATGAAAACAAAAACAAATGCAGAAATGCTGAAAGCCATCAAACAGTACAACAAGACTGCTAGAGAGGACAAAGCTAAAAAAGAAGGTTTTAAAAATGCAACAGAAATGATTAAACTGTTGGATCTTTTAGTTACAGCAGGAAAAGGTAGCTTGCCTTTCAAAGGAGCTTCAGTTGTTGTTCCTCAGGAAAAGAAAAAACCTATTGTAAAAGTCAAAGTGGGAGTAAAACCTACTATACATGTTATAGATGTGCTAGATAGTAGTGGATCTATGAGTGGTGGTAAAATAGCTGCTGCTATTAAAGGTGTAAATCATGGTATTGAAACTATCAAGAATGATAAAGTTGATGTAAATTATACTTACACTCTTTGTGATTTCTCCGATGATCTTATTTTTAGATACACTTTAGCTGATTTAAAAACTGTTAGTAATTTTAGAGGAGGTACCAGAGGTAGTACAGCTTTATATGATGCTATTGGAAAATCTGTAGCATTGGTTAAGCCTTCTGTAAAAGATACTGATAAAGTATTGGTTAATATCTATACTGATGGTGAAGAAAATACATCAAGAAGATTTAGAGCTAATGATATTGCTTCTTTAATAGAAGAATTAAGTAAAGTTGGCTGGACATTTACCTTTATTGGTACACAACGTGATGTAGATTTTGCTCAAAGAAATCTCAAATTTGATATAAGCAATACTCTTGTTCATGATAATACTCCTGAAAGTTTATCTAGAGGTATGCAAGTAAATAGTGTATCAAGATCAGCTTATTCTAGTAAAGTAGCTGCAGGAGAAGATGTTAGTAAAGGTTTCTACAAAGACATTGAATAATTAATCCTTAATATTTAAAACATGAGTACAACAACAGCAAAAAAAGCTCCAGCAGCATTAGTAATTGAGCCAGGCACAATCCTCTCTGAAACTAGTTTCTATGTAGTAGAAGAAGTTCAACAAGCTAAAGTAGTAGTAGTTGATGATTATGGACACAGAATTAATCTGGGGCATAAATATGTCAATGAAATTACTGTTTGTGCTGATTTCTATGAGAAAGAAGAACAAAAATCTATGACAGAGTTGGCAGAAATTTTCATTAATAGTCCACGTATAGCTTTGACTGTTGCCTATATTACTAAGGCTACAGAAAAAACTAAAAAGGAATTTGAAGCTGAAAAAACTGCTAAGATTACTGAGATTCAAAATGCAAATCTTAAGAATGCATCTGCATTGCTTAATGATTTGATAGAGAATCCAATCACTAAAGAAATTCCAGGTAAATTAAGAGTAATGAAAGGACGTCACTATGGTCATGTTGATGACTTAGGAAGAGTTCATTTCATTGATATGGAATTGAAACGTGATACTGCTAAAGATTATGACACAAGAAGTAGACAGGTGGATCCTAGAACCATCCAATATTTAATTGTCAATAAAGTTAAGTATTCTTTAAAATAGATTAGTTTTCCATTTGTTTTTTAGCCTTCTAGGATAAAAACTAGAAGGCTTTTTTTAATTTAACAAATAGAAATTATGTCACAAGAATTAACTAAAGCAGGTTGGCCAGTTCTAACAGAATTTCCAACTTCAGGAGTGTGTTGGTCTTTAGATCAAAATCTATTAAGATATCTTAAAAAAATATGTCCTAATTGTATAAAAATTATTGAACCTGTACATCAAGGTATAGCTTGGAATAGTAATGGATATTGGGGAGTTACTAGGTATAGTAATCAAACTGTTTACGCTGTTTCACACCTAATGCCTTTGATTAGAGCTAATGCAGAAACCCCATTAACTCCTGAGGAGTGTATTCCAGAAAAATGGTGTTTAGATATTACTTCTAAAAATGCAGCTTTAGTTAATGAGTTTCTAATCTTGAAAAAAGATGAATATCTTGGTTATGAAGATGATTGGAAAGCTGAAGAAGGTTGTAGAATTTATTATCCTCAAAAAACACCAGGTTGTTTTGCAGCATTTAAAGGAAATGGTATTGCACCAGGTTACACACAGATTTCAACTAAACAATTTATAACACACGTTCTTACAAATAAACAAATTAATAATTTAAAAACAGAAAAAAATGGGAAACAAGAAGGAGGTAGCTCCATTAAAGTACAGAGACCTGATCTCTCAATCAGAGACTCAAGTCCAATCAGAGCTAGTGGAATTAAATGTCCAAAAAGCAAAATCCAAATTAGAGATGGATATAGCACAAACTAAGTTTGATTTAGCAAATGCTAGACAAAAACTTATTGTAGTGCAAAGAGCCATTCCTTATTGTGTCCAAGAGGAACTTAAAGTTTATCTTGAAGTTGAGTCCTTGGAAAATGGATTGGCATATGCTGAATCAGTTTTAGCAGAAAGATTCTAGAGCCATGATATTAGATTATAGTCAGGAGGGTTTACCCATTATGTATGATGAGAACTCTGCTGAATTAATCTACAAGGAGATAAGAATACCGTTCTCCTTGATTAAGTCAGCTGTAGATAGTAAGTGTGATAGGTATCCACTTACAGACAAATTAGACTATGAGGCTGTTGGAGGTTTTGTAACCTTTGGCTGTCTTGAATTAACAAAAACTAAATTTAATCAATTATTTAAAACAGTATGGAAACTATCAAAAATGTACAATTAAGTTGGGAAACAGAGAAAAAAGCGGAACTAGTAAAATTGGGGCAAGGGCCAAAACCTTATCCAGAAATAGTAGTTTATTTAGAAAATGAAATTGCTAACGCTGGTAGAATGACTAATTTTGATTACAAAATCTCATGCTTTATGAGTGATGGTGTCTATCAATTGAATAGAGCAATTGAAGAAATCATTGGAGTAACAACTATGGGTAAAAATGAAGGTCCTTCAGGTACTGAACGTCCTATGAACACAGTTGATGTAATATTGGCTGGGGGAATACGTAAAAAAGTACCTTATGGTGATATTGAATTACCAGACATGGGAGAAGGAGCTCAAATTAGAATTCATTATGACTTTCATGAAAGAAAGCTTTATGTAAGAGGTAAATGTCAATTCAAATTTAATTCTTTAATTGATAGAATTATTGAAAAAACTAAGTTTTTATTAAATACTGATAGTATTTATAAAAATCAAACTTTTGAAATCAACATTAATGTTGATGAAGGTCAACCACAACTTATTGATATGAGTGGTGTAGACAGAGAAGTTATGATCCTTTCTGAAAAAACGGAAGTAGCTTTAGCTCCTTTATATGCAAGAATTTTACATGCTGACAACTGTAAAAAAGTAAATATTCCAATTAAATTTGGTGCTTTGCTTGAAGGTGGTTATGGTACAGGTAAAACCTTGTTAGCTTTCAAGTTAGCAAACTTAGGTAACAAAAACAATTTTGCTGCTATCTATCTTAAATCTCCAGAGTTATTAGCTGATACATTACGTATGGCTAAAACATTGGATAACAATGGTAGTGGTATTATTGTATTTGTAGAGGATATTGACCAAGTAACAAGAGGTGAAAGAGATGCTGCATTGCAAGATATTTTGAACACTTTAGATGGGGGAGATACTAAGGATATGAATGTTATAGCCTTATTCACTACTAATCACTTGGAATTAATTGATCCTACTTTCTTAAGAGGAAAAAGAATTGGTACTATTATTTCAATGGATTATTTAGATGCTAACACTTCTAGAGAATATGTTAAATCTTTCTGTGCAGGAGTTAATCTTGAAGGAAACTTTGAACCTATTTATGAAAGAATTGGATCTAGTAAAATTGCTCCTGCTTTTATGGCAGAAATCATTGAAAACGTTAAATCTACAATGGTTATCCGTGGTGATAATACCATTAAAGCTGTAGAATTTGATGTATGTATTGGATCTTATTTAAGACAAGTTGATTTAGCTCAAACTAAAGATAACTATATTACTAGTGAGAAATCATTAGCTAATTCTCTTAAAGCTGTTCTTCATGATGGAGAATACTTTAGTGAGGTTAAAGGAGTTGTTAAACAAGTTTGGGATAATGAATAATTAACCAAGGCCCCCATCAACAGATGGGGGTTTTTAAATTTACCACTATGTTAAGAGTTTTAGAGTTTGCAATAATAGTTGCCATTGTTGTTTATGGAATTATTAAATTGATCCAGATGTTCTCTGGCTGGAGACTTAAGAAAAAAGAAGAAAAGTACCAAGAGGCACGTTCTTTGGCTGATCTTGAGGAGAAAGCAAAACAAGTGGCTGCTGAAAAAGAAACCATATTAGGAGAAACACAAAGAAACAAAGAAACAATAGATAACATTAATAACACTTTAAATAAATAAAAACATGGAAACAGAATCAATTGTAGCAGGTATTAAGAAGTTTGGAATGATAATAGGAGGTGTAATCCTTGGAGTAATTTTAGCATTTAATTGTTTTGAAGATATAGCTGCTGGAGAAATAGCAGTAATTCAAAGTCCTATGACAGGAGAAATGTCAGTTATCACTACACCAGGATGGGCTTGGCAAGGAGGTGGTACAGTTACCAAATATCAAAGAAGTAATCAATTATGGTTTTCTAATAAAGAAGATGAAGGTGGTAAAGGTGCCATTAAAATTGGTTTCAATGATTTTGGTGAAGGTACAGTATCTGGTTCAGTGCGTTGGTATATGCCAACTAATAAAGAACAGGTATTAAAACTTCATAGTGACTATGGTACACAAGAATCTATAGAATTTAAATTAATTAAACAAGCAGTTACTAAAGCCATTTATATGTCTGGGCCTTTAATGTCATCAAAAGAAGCAGTATCTGAGAAAAAGACAGCTTTGTTGACTTATACAGAAGATCAAGCCAATAATGGTATTTATAGAACTAAAGCTATTGCTACTAAAGATACTCTTGCTGATGCCAATACTAAATTATTAGAAATTGTGTATAAAGATGGTAAACCTCAAATCATTAAAGCTTCCGACGTTGCTACTTATGGTGTGGTATTATCTAATTTTACTATTAATGAAATTGTATTTTCAGGAACTGTTACAAAACAAATTGCTGATCAACAACGTTTAGTTATGAGTGTACAAACTTCTAAAGCTAATGCTCAAAAAGCTATTCAAGATGCCATTACTACCCAAAAGCAGGGTGAGGCAGATGCTGCTAAAGCTAAATGGGAACAAGAGGTTATTAAAGCTAAAGTTGTTACTGAAGCAGAATCCAGAAATAGAGTTGCTGAATTAGATGTGAAAACAGCTGAATTAAGAAAGCAAAAAGATATTTTGGAAGGTCAGGGTATTGCAACTAAAAAGCGTCTTATAATGGAAGCTGATGGTGCTTTAGATCAAAAATTACAAGCTTATAAGGAAGTTCAAAAGTATTGGGCTGATGCATTTGGAGCATATGGAGGAAGTTTAGTTCCTACCTTTGTATCTGGAGGATCTGGAAACAATGGAGGTAATGCAGGGCTTAACTTTATGGAGTTAATGACAGCAAAAGCTCAAATGGATTTATCCTTGAATATGAATAATAAGAAATAGAATGGAAGGGGTATGGCGGAATTGGTAGACGCTAAATAAGTAAGATTGAACATTTGCCTATAAAATGGATATATACATCAATCATGCAGGTTCAAATCCTGTTACCCCTACAAAACAACAAAAATTAATAAGTATGAAAAAAGTAGAAAGGAAAGCAGCACATTTAAGCTATGTTTCATTAGTATATGATGAAATTAGAAACAGTAATACTTCTTGGAGGAGAAAATCTTCCTATAGAAAGCCAATCAAGAGAGCTATTAGTAAGCTAATTAGAAGAATTAACAAACAAACTGACAGAAATGGACTGGAAAGAACAGATTTTAGAAGCTTTTAAACAAGGTAAAACAATTCAATGTAATCATAATACAAATTTCTGGAGTTCTTTTGTACCACAAAATCAATTGGATAGGCCAAATGTAAATTATGGTACTGAAAAAAACTGGAGAATAAAACCTGATTATGGTGCTGAAAGAGAACAACTTCTTAAGGACTGTGGTAGAGATGATGTTACACCAATGATGAAAGAAGAAAAAAAATATTCTAGAGAACAGATGTTTTTATTTGCTGGATTTTGTGTGGGTAAAAAGATGACTAATCCTGGTATTGATATAGGAGAAGTTTTGGATGAGTTTAATGCTACATTTGGTCATGGCTGAGAAAACAGCAGCTGTGAAAAGAGAGATATTAATGTCTCTCATCCAAAGATATGGACACAAGGAACCAAAAATTCTTGTAGCTAAAGCTAAAGAAAGAGGAATCTATCATCTTTCACAGGATGATAAGGAGATCTACACTTTAATGGAGAAATTTGCTGAATATCATCACCTTCCATTTGGATTTAACCAAGTTCCTAAAGAAGCTGAACATGTTATTAATCAAATAGTAGCACCTATAGATTCTGAAGAGGATACTTTTTTTACATCTTTACTTAAAGAAAGGGATGTTACTATTAAACGTTTAATAGCATTAGATAAATTAATTAAAACCTATAAGAATGAGTGATTTAACTAAAATTAGAGAGAATAAATTAAGTGGAACAATAGCTCAGCCTTTTAATAAAGAATCTGTAAAAAGAATTATGGTTGTTTATAGGGATGAATGGAAGGGTAAATGGTCTGCTTATGGTGTTGTAGAATTTGAAAATCAAAATACCAAAGGAGAACAGAGATTTGAAGGAGAAAATTTTGATGAAGTTGTTGCTAAAATTAAAGCATTTTTAACACATGAATTATGAGAACAAAAAATTGCCATCATGGAGAAAGTGCTAGTTCTAGAGCTGATAAAATGTCAGGAACAAATCCTTGGAAGAAAAAAGAAAGAGAAAGATATGAGCATGTCTTTAAATCTGTATTGCCTCATAAATTAGGTGTTGGTGCTAAGAAATTTTTTAATAGAAAAAGGAGAATGTTTCTCAAAAATCCATTATTTTTTAATAAAATATAACCATGAAAACACTAGAAGAATTTTTGCAATGGTATGTTAGGATAGGAGGAGTGGTGCCTAACAATCTTGATTCTCTTAGGGAAAAATTTCCTAAAACTCCTCCTTGTCATAATAGTTCTTTTAAATTAAGGGCTAATGAAATAAAAAAGAAGTATAATCATAATTTTAAATCTGTTGACTTCTTAAGAGATATGCCTGATATTAGTAAATTAGAGTTTGAAAAAAAATAATCTTTAAATCAACAACACATGGAACAAGAAGAATATTTAGTAGAAGGTGAATTCATCCTCTCAAGCTACAATCCACCAAAACTATTGGCTGGAATGTCATTTATCACAAAATTATCATCATGTTTACCAGAACCAGAACTTTATTTTTTCACTATTGAAGCTCCTCCTAAAGATGAAGATGATTTTATTAAATCAAATGGTTGTCCAATAGTATTGAATATAATTTCCACTGGAGATAATGGAGAGATTATTGCTCTACAGGAAGAAATAGGAATGTTTGATGATGGTAGTGGAACTTTAAAGCCTATCACGGAAGAACAAATCAATATTATTATAAATCAGTATGGTGGAATAATGAATATTGAGTCTGATGAAACAGGAGATCCAATTTTGTATGATGGTAAGGTAATTATTTCTTACCTTAGTGAACCTGAAAATGAAGAGGAATTATGAGATACATTGTCCTTCCATTAATTATAATTGGTTACATTCTATGGACTTATTTCACTATTAAAGAACTTAATAGATGTAAATGGAAAATTGGCCCTGCTGGATGGAGAAAGGACATATATGCTGCTAATTATGCAGTATTTTGGATATTAATACATTTTGCTATTGTAGTAGAAGCTATTATAGTCTGTATAGCACATTACTGGTAAACTTTTAATAAAGAATATGAACTACATCATTACAAAGAATCCAGATTTTTTTAGAAAAATCCTGTCTGTCTCAATTTTATTGGGAAAGATAGGATTTTGTGGTTTAGAGGATATGGTATTACCACATGAAATAGCAATAGATACAGAAACTACTGGTCTCCAGCCTAGAAATTGTGATATATTCTGTACTCAAATTGGTACAGGAGAGAACAATTACATTATACACATGTATGATGATAATTATGAATTTCAGGATTTAATACCTTATATAGATGGTAAAATCCTGGTAGGTCATAACATTTTATTTGACTTGGGTTTCTTTTATAAATATGATTTTTGGCCTAAAGAAGTAAGAGATACTATGCTGGCTAGTAAAATCTTGTATAATGGTGATCCTAGGGAAAGACATGATTTTGGTCATGTCATGAAACGTGAAATGGACATTACTTATGACAAGACAGAACAAAAAAACATTCACCTAGTCAAGCTTAGCCAACCTAGCACTATTGAGTATTCTTTTAATGATGTGGACAGGCTCCTTGATTTACATAATGTACTATATGCTAAACTTGATAAAAGAGGTAGTCTTGCTACCTATGAATTACACTATAGATATGTTAGGGCATTAGCTTATATGGAACAATGTGGTATGCCAATATCCAGTGATTTGTGGAAAGCTAAAATGGAAGATGATGTTAGAGATTCTTATAAATTCAAAGAGGAAATAGAAGACTATATTCATGATAACCTTCCTAAGTTTGCAAATAATCAACTTAGTTTGTTTGAAACAGGATTAAAGAAAATAACTGTTTCAGTTAGTTCTCCTGCTCAGATGCTTAAAGTGTTTAATGCATTTGGTATACCTACAATAGACAAAGATGGTAAGGACAGTATCAATGAAAATGTTATTAGTAAATCCAAACATGAGTTTGTTGAAAAGTGGTTGAAATTTCAAGTAGCTAATCACAGGGTAACAACCTTTGGAGAAAGTATTTATAAGAAGATTGAGAATGAGCGTATTTATACCAATTTTAATCCAATGGTAGATACAGCTAGACTATCCACTAGGAGAGGAGAAATCAATTTTCTCAATTTTCCTGCAGACAAAGCTACAAGAGGTTGTTTTAAATCACGTCCTGGATGGAAAATGATAGTTTGTGACTACAGTGGTCAAGAGACTGTAATAGTTGCTGATTTATCAGGAGATGCTGCTATGACTAAATCTGTTGTAGAAGGTGCAGATCTTCATAGCTTATTGGCTAGAGTGTTATTTCCTGAACTAGAAGAACTTACTGATAATGAAATTAAGAAAAATCATAATGACAAGAGAACAGCTGCTAAGGCTCCTAGATTTGCAATGTCTTATGGAGGAAATGCTTTTACCATTCATATGAATGAAGGCATTCCATTACAACGTGCTCAGGAAATTGAAGATGGTTTCAAAAATTTACATGCAGGCTTATATGCCTGGGGAGAAAAAGTATTTCAATCAGCCATTAAAGTTGGTTATATTGAATCTGTTGATGGTTGGAGATTAAGACTTCCCTTCTATGATGAATTTATAGAAATGAAAGCTAAAGTTGATGCCATAACCAAAGATGATTGGATGGAGTATAAAATTGGAAAGAATGACTATAAGAAACGTTTTGATGAAATGGAGAAAGGAAGAGATTATGAATATCAATTCCCTGAAAGTGTAGCCATTTATAGAGAAAAGAAAGTTTTTGTTTCCAAATACTTTAAACTTAGATCAGAATACTTCAGACTTTGTTTAAACAATCCTGTTCAGACAAGAGGTGCTCACCAGATTAAACTAGCAGGTTGTTATCTATTTGATTGGATTATAGAGAACAATTATCAATGGAAAGTACTTATGTGTAATTCTGTACATGATGAACTTGTTGCAGAAGCTATAGATGAACTAGCAGAAAAAGCAAGAATAGCTGTAGAACAATCTATGCTTAAAGCAGGTAATCATTATTTAACTAATTTAACAATCAAAGCAGATGCTGACATAGGTCCATCATGGGGAGAAGCTAAAAAATAGAAAAATGGAAGAAACAAGAATAAGAAAAGACAGACCTATTAAAGCTTATATATTTACTTCTCAAGGAAGTTTAATTAAGCCAGGTAACAATAGATGGGTATCTTTTACTTCTCTAGAAGAAGGATTAGCAAAATTTAAAGAAATAAAGCCTAGGTTTATTGGAAAACAAATTTTATTTGTTGACTATAGTATAACTCCAGCAAGAATAGTTCACTTATTAAATCAGGAGTAATGGAAAAAATAAAGGTAAACAGAGACAATTGTGCTAGACATCTTGTGGAAAAAGAACTAGAAATAGTTGGTAAAACAATGATGGATACTCTTGATGATATGGAATGGTATACCAATATTACTATGACCAAGGTTCAACATGAGGAATTTAAAAAGTATTCTATTGATTTAATCAAGAAAATCTTCAAAGTTAACAGAGCAAAAGCAACTAGTATATTTGATTGGTTTGATTTTGCTTATGGACTAAGAGTAAAAGACTAATTATGAATTATGAAGATTGGGAAAAAGAAAATAGAGAACAATCATTCAAACTTGAGGATGGTTCTAACTTTTTAGGTAGTGAAAGACTTCCAGCAAAAATAGTAGTAAAAATTAAATGGGATAAAGATGATGATAAAGCTAACAAAAGAACATTTTCTAGAACTATTGAAGAAAGGTCTAAGCCTTGATTATGTGTTTCTATTAATGTTAATTAAGGAGGGCCATGATACAGAGGCTCTTATTAAAGGTAACCCTAAATTAGAGGGTATGCATCAAACCTTATTAAGAAAATTTCTTATCAATGAGGAAAACAAACTTACTGTCATTGGTTATGAGTTGCTTGATTTTATGAATACCAAGATAGCAACAGCAATTGTTAAGAAAAAAGCATCTACTAAAGAGTTTGATGAATGGTGGGAAGCTTTTCCAAGCACTGATCATTTTGAACATCAAGGAAGAGTCTTTACTGGTAGTAGAGGAATGAGAGTTCAAAAGGAAAAATGTAAGCTCAAATTCAATGCTATTATTAATGAAGGTACTTATACTGCCCGACAGATTATTGATGCTACAAAACTTGTGGTAACACTGAAGAAAAATGCTTCAGTAAAAAAGAAAACTAATGAACTCACTTATCTACAGAACAGTTATACTTTCTTAGATAAAGACCATTATGTTCCTTTTATAGAAATGCTGGACAAAGGGCCAGTTGTAATAGAAGATCAACAAGCTCCTAGAGGGGGCACAGATATTTGAGACTATGCAAAAATTTAATAAATTAAAAACAATTGAAGAGGGGTATTTACCTATTTATGCTAATAATATATTTACAATGGTATTTTCAGAAAGTACTGTGGATAATATGAAAGCATTAGAAGGTTTTTGTTCTTGTAATGGACTTAACTCAAGCAGAATAGCTAAACTTCAAGGAGGTTATTATTTTTTAAATGGTGAAAATAGATGGGAATTCTTAAATAGAACTTTAGGATTTATTTCATTTATAACAATTTATAATAAATTAAAATCAATATGAAAATAAAAAATGTAATTTTTGAAAAAGAGAAACTGTTCTTTACATCAGATGATCACTTATTTCACAAAAATATTATCACTTATTGTGATAGACCTTTTGTAGATGTGGATGAGATGAATAGTAATTTGATTAAAAACTGGAACTCAGTTGTTCCTAAAGATGGTAAAGTTTTTAATTTAGGAGATGTTAGCCTAACTGCTAATCCTAAGGAACTATATGATGTATTACAACAATTAAACGGAGAAATTCATCTGGTTGTAGGTAATCATGAACATGATGCCCTTGGTAAACCATTTATAAGAGAAAGATGGGCATCAATAAATGATGTTGCTGAAATTTTTGTGGATGATGAAGAAATAACCTATGGAAAACAACATATTGTAATGTGTCATTATCCTATGATTGTTTGGAATGGAAGCCATAGAGGTTCTTGGCAACTATTTGGTCATGTCCATGGAGGATTGAGTAATAAAGGAGTAATAAAACATCCTGTAACATCTCTTGATGTTGGTGTGGATAGTCATAATTACACTCCTTGGTCTTATCAGGAAGTTAAAGAGCAAATAACTAAACAAGCATTAGGAAATGAATCTAAACAAGAGTGGTGCCCAAGAGCTTGAAAATAAACTTATAGAAAAAGGATATACAAAGTATATTCAACACTATAAGAATGAAGACTATATGTATTGGAAAAGTTTTGATAGAATATATACTGATGATGGTGAAAAATATGGTGGTTATTCTGTAGGATACTCTTTTTATGATTGGTCTAAATATCCACAATTTACTGAACCAGAAACCTGTAGTATAGGAAAGGAATTTATGTTAGGTACTGACATAGGTTTTGATAGACTGGATATTTCTATTACAGATAGAGATATGACAATTGAGGAGTTTGAGGAATTTTGTGCAAACTTCTATGAATTTTTTATTAACTCTAAATTTAGAAAAGATGCCTGGAGAGAACCAAGAGGTGAGAGAAAAGATTAAAATCTGGCATTTTTCAGATTCCCATACTTACCATAAACTTTTAGAAGTTCCAGAAGATATTGATGTTGTTATTTTCAGTGGAGATTGTGCTAATCCTAAAGATAGATATCTTAATGAAATAGAAGTAAGAACTTTTATTAAATGGTTTGGTAATTTACCAATAGAACATAAAATATTTGTACCTGGTAATCATGAGACTAGTGTAGCAGCAGGATTAGTAACAAGAAATGATTTCATAGCTAATGGAATCACATACTTGGAAAATGATTATGCTTATATTGAAGACATAAAAATCTTTGGATCACCATATACTCCAACATATAGTACTGGTTGGGCTTTTACTAAGCACAGAAGTAATATGGATGCTTTGTGGAAAGAAGTAGATGATGATGTTGATATTATTGTGTCTCATGGACCACCTAAGACTATTCTTGATAAAGCTTATAATAAAGTAACTGGAGTGTTAGAACACTCAGGATGTCAGGCTTTAAAGAGACATATTTTAGAACGTATAAAACCAAAATACTGTTTATTTGGCCATTTACACAATAATGAGGATATAATTAATGCAGGAATACTTAAACTGTCTGCATATCCAACTATTTTTAGTAATGGTTCAGTGGTGACTGATGGTAGATTTGGAAAACTTAGTAGTAATGGTAACATTTTAGAAATTTAAATTATGGGATGTGATATACATTCATTTGCTGAGAAAAAAGTAAATGGTAAGTGGGAAAGGGTAGAAGAAAAAATCTTCTTAGAAGGAACAGAACCTTTTGGTTGGAGAAGTTATTCAATGTTTGCTTTTTTAGCAGATGTTAGAAATTATGACTATTGTACTCCTTTAAGCAAACCTAAAGGATTGCCTGATGATAGTGAGTTTTTAAATGAACTCTCTGATTATGATATATCAATAACTCATAGGTTATATCTTGAAGGAGATTATGATTATCATTCTCATAGTTATTTAACTTTAAAAGAACTCTTAGACTTTGATTATGATCAAGATTTTTGGAACAGAAGGGTAACAAAACAAATTGGTCCAAATTCTTGGGATGGAGCTGCATTAGCAGAAGAGGGGGAAGGAGAAATAATTTCTTATAGAGAAAATCTTGGTGAAGGATTCTTTAAAGATTTAGAAACTCTAAAAACTTTAGGAGATCTTGAAGAAGTAAGAATTGTATTTTATTTTGATAACTAAAAACAAAAATTATGAACTTTTTATCAATTGATTATTCAGCGCTCTTTTACTGGCTTGTTGTAGCAGATAATGCCAAAACACTATTTTTAACTGTTTCAATATTTTTTGGAATAGTAGCAATAATATCTACAATTTGTTACCTCTTTAATAATGAAGCAAATGAAGAGGAAGCACAAAAAATGTCTAGAAAATGGATGTGGTGGAGTTATCCAATTTTGATATTCTTTACTATGTTATGTGTATTTACTCCAAGTAAGAAAGATGCATTGCTTATTGTAGCAGGTGGTCAAACTTTAAACTTTCTTGCTAATGATAAATCAGCAAAACAAATTCCTGCTGAGTTAAGCAACTTTGTATTGACAGAGATTAAGAACTTAGCTGCAGAAGCTTCAGTTGACTTAAACATTGCTGACCAAAAAGACAAGCTCCTTGAGAAAGCTAAGAAAATGTCTGCTGAGGAGCTTATGATTGAAATGAAGAAAGACACTGCTTTTACAAAGGTCATTCTAGATAAGTAACCTTTAAACAATTATATCATGGCATTAGAAACAAAAAAAGTATTGAATTTCAGTGAAATTCCAAACACCTTATCCGTAGGTCATTGGCTAGGTAGAAATTTGTATGAATCTTATGTAGAAATACATCTTGATGAAGAAGTAGAAGATGATTTAGGAGAATGGATAGTTGATACATATCCAGAACTTATTGAAGAAGACAGCTTCTTTATTTATATGGATAAATAGTCATGAGTGACATGGGGGATGATATAGCCAAAAGTCTCTTGAAAGGCTGTGCTATAATCTTTATTATCAGTGCTGTAGTGGCATTTGGTTTAATTTATTTAATAAATTGGTTATGGCATTCAGTGACTTAAGAGATGAGGTTATTAAAGGACGTGAAGGAAGAAATGGTGGAATACCTATGGGCTTCAACAGGCTTAATCATTATATAGGAATAAGAAAGAGCATGTATTATCTTATTGGAGGATTAACAGGATCTGGTAAAACCTCTTTTATAGATGATGCTTTTGTTCTAAATCCTGTAGACTGGTATATTGCAAATAAGGATAAGACAAATATCAAGCTTAAAATCATTTACCGCTCCATGGAGAGAAGTAGAACATACAAGATTGCTAAATGGGTTTCTAGGAAGATTTTCATAGACCATGGAAAAAGTATACCTGTATCAAAACTTCTTGGCTGGAATGATAGAATGAATGATGAAGAGTTTGCACTATTTGAGTCCTATGCAAATTATATTAAGGAACTAGAAGAAATTATTACTATTATTGATGGGCCTGAAAATCCCGTGGGTATTGCTAAAGAACTTAAAGAGTATGCCCTTGAACATGGTGATATAATACAAGTTGATAAATACAATAAAAAGTACGTTCCTCATGATGAGAATGTTATCACACTTGTTGTTATTGACCATATTGGTTTGTTGAAAGCAATTAAAGACTATCCAACAAAAAAATCCCTAATTGACAAGATGTCAGATGAGTTACGTTATGCTAGGGATTTCTTTGGGTTTAGTCCAGTAGTTGTGAGTCAATTTAATAGAGATATCTCTAATATCAACAGAATAAAAAATGGAGATTTAGAGCCACAGTTGGAAGATTTTGCAGATAGTTCATCAACTCAAAATGATGCTGATGTTGTTATTGCTTTATTTGATCCAGTGAGATACAAAGTGCCTGATCCATCAGGTTATGACACAAACAAACTTGTTGATAGCACAGGAGCTAAATTCTATAGATCTGTAAGAGTTATTAAGAATAGTTATGGTTCTGATGATATTAGGATTGGATTAGGTTTCTATGGAGAAATAGGTATGTTTAAAGAGTTGAAGAAAAAGAAAGACATGACAGATGAAGATTATGCCAATGTCCTTAATAAATCCTGGTTTATAAGCTAATGGGAATTGAAAAAGATGGATACTTACCTCCTAGGGATGTAGTATTCAAAGAGATTATTACAAAATGTAGACATTATTGGACAACTCAGTTTAATTCTGAAAATCAAGACTATATTTTAGAAAAACTTGTTTTTATAAAAAGACTTAAAAATGAAGGAGCAGATGTCATGTTTGCATTAGCACAATTTCATCCTATTCTAAGAGCTGATGTTATTAGAGGCTTGAGTGATGAGGCAAAAGATTTTATTAACTATTATGATCAAGTAAATGAGAACAAAAAATCAAGTACTGACAGTAGTTAATTTGGTATGATTCTTGATGTACTTCATCAAAAAAAAGAGATGACACACATTATTTATAGTATTTTTAATTTAGTAACAAAACGTTACTATATTGGATCAACAAGTAAACAAGGATGGTATCTGAGAAAACATAATCATATTTCTTCTCTTAAAAAAGGTAAGCATCATTCCTTTAAGTTACAATCATCTTGGAGAAGACATGGAGAACAAAATTTTGTTTTTCAAATCTTAGAAGATGATATTGATTCTTTTGAGTTAAGAGCTGAAAGAGAAACATTTTGGATAAAATATTTTGACAGTTTTAAAAATGGTTATAATTGTACAGAGGATGCTTCTAAAGGAAGAATTGTTTCTGAGGAAACAAGAAAAAAGGCTTCTATTACAAGAAAACTTTTATTTAAAAAAGGTGAAGTAAAAAATCCTAATCCTAAAGGTGAAAAAAGAGATGTTAAACTAATGGCAGAAATAAATGCTAGAAAAAAAGTACCAGTCATTCAATATGATAAAAACATGAATTTCATTAAAGAATGGAAAGGTGTAGTTGATGCTTCTACATTCTATGGTTTAAGTAAAAATTGTATTTTTAATTGTTTAAGAAAAGGTCCAAGCTATACAGCAGGTGGATTTAAATGGAGATATAAACATGGATAAATCAAAAAAAGACCTAATTCAGGAAAGAATAGAAAAAACAATTGTTTTACATAATTGTAGAGGTATAATACTATCAAGTGTTAGAAGTGGAAAGACTAAAATGCTTCTTGAGTCTATTAGAAAACATAGTAAAGGAAAAGAAGTTACAATCTTTTTAGCTTACCCTAATGTGGACATTAAAACCTCATGGGAAAATGAGATGAATAGGATTAATTATCATCCAAAAATGATCTATTCTACTTTTGTATCCTTAGAAAAAAATATGGAACAAGAAGCAGATTACTACATCTTTGATGAAGCTCATCTTATTCCTGAGGAACACAAGCTGCCTATTGCTGGAGAAATGGCTAAAAAGTACAAGCATGTGATTTTTGCATCTGGTACCTATACTACTAGTACTCTTGCAGATATTACCATTAATACAAGCTTACCTCTAATAGTGGATTATTCTACAGAGCAGGCTATAGAAGATGGTATTATCAGTGATTATACTATTTACATTCATCAGTATGAATTAGACCCTGTTACCAAAAGACAGTTTATTTCTGGTAAAAGAAAATGGTGGAATACTGATGTTGGAGAACTTGACAGGTTAACCAAAAGAGTTGAAAACACCTATGGTGATAAGAAGATGCTTGCTGCATTATCTAGGATGAGATTTATAAATACCAATAAATCCTTAGCATTAAATGTTATGAGATGGATAAGAATGAACCCTGATAAAAGGTTTATCATATTCACAGAAAATCAAGAGTTTGGTAAACAATTCAAAATTCCTATGTTTAACAGCAAGAGTGTAGATGACACTATATTAAAACAGTTTCAAGATGGAACCATAAACCAGCTTTGCTTAATTAAGAAAGGCTCTGCAGGAGTAACATATCCTAATCTTGACAACATTCTCATCACTTCTATTAACTCTAATGGAGAAAACCTGGAACAGATGTTAGGTAGAGCATTGCTCACTGACACTGAACACTCGGACATACATATTTTTGTCACAAGTAGACCATTTCAATTGAATTGGTTAAATTCTGCTCTTTCTAATATCCCTGAAGAGAAAATTGTTTGGTTAAAATCCTCTGAAATTTTTGCAAAAACAACTTAATTTTTGTATATTTGACTTCATAATTATAAAAACAATTAGAAATTATGAAAAATGATATAGAATACAAAGTGGAGATGGTTGATACTTTTGGTCCTGTAACAAGAACCTATAAACAAACCATTGTTGGTTTTAGTTCTTTAGGTAAAGAGCTAAAAGTTAGTCCTAAGTCTCATATTACAATTAACAAACCTGGTTATAAACAAGAATTTTTTGTTGAATCAGTAAGTCTGTTGATTGGTATTGGTAAAGATCACACAGCTGATATTATCATGACTAAAGAAGCTTGGGAAGCATTAAAAGCAGGAGAGAAAATTGAAATAACCACACTAAAAGAGTTCAAGGAAAATTATTTATAATTCAAAAATTATTCCCATCTTTGTACTTAATTAATAAGTACTAAAATGAGAAAATCAAGCTTTGATCCATTAAAAGATCAGTCTAAAATAGACTTTTCTAATGTAGATATTCTTTCTTTGATTCCTGAAAAAATTGGAAATGAGTATCATTATAGAGTAAAATGTAGAAATTGTGGAAAAGAATGGCTTAAAGCCAAATGGACTTTTGGTGTTTATAGGTGTCAATGTTATAAAACAGTAAATGGTGCTTATAACTATCAAGGGTATAAATCTATTTCTGCAGTTTATTTTAAATCATGCAAATCTGGAGCTAATGTAAGAAACTTTTGTTTTGATATAACAAAAGAAGATATGTGGCAACAATGGTTAAATCAAGATGGAAAATGTGCATTATCTGGAATACCCTTAACTATAGAAAGAAATTATAAAAAAATGAAGACTATGACAGCTTCATTAGACAGAATAGATAGTACAAAAGGTTATACTATAGATAATATACAATGGGTTCATAAAGATCTTAATAAGATGAAAATGAACTATGATAATCAATATTTTATTGATATGTGTAAATTAGTATCTAACAACAATAATTAATTATGAAAACAGAAACAGCGGAGAAAATGGAAAAAGTAATTTTACCAGATGATATTGACTACAAAGTTGGAACAGCACCAAAAGATCTTGTAATTCTATCAATTCCAAAGATGGGTAAAGGAACAATTCTAGGATCACTTACTACTAAGGAAAATGCTATTGTACTGGATTTAGAAAAAGGAGGATATGAATACATCCCTGCTAGAAAACTATCTACTTATACAAGTGATCAAACTACAAGATGGGAAAGTTTCCAAAATTACATCAAGTTTAGAAATGCATTGCTGGAACAAAAAGGCAAGTATGACTATCTTATTGTAGATGGATTATCAGATCTTGATGATTTGGCTGAACTTGGAGGAACTCTAGCCTATATGAATACTATTATAGGTAAAAAATTCAATAGAGAGAAAGGAATGGAAACTGGAAGAAAATATGAACCGTATGAACCAGAATTTAAATCTGTACTAACTCTCCCAGAAGGAGCAGGTTATCTACATACAAGAAATTGGTTTATGCAACAAATTGATTTTTTCAGACAGATTGCTCCTTATAGAATCTATGCTGCCCATATTACTGATAAGTACATTAAAGACAATGGAAAAGAGGAAATTATGGGAAGTGAAATTGCTCTAACAGGACAATTGAAAAGAATTTTTGCATCTAAAGTTACAGCATTGGCTAAATTAGTTGCTGATGGTAATGAGAGATACTTAAATTTTGAAGTGTTGAATGATTCAATTGTAGCAGGCAGTAGAGCACCACAATTAAAAGGTAAAATTAAAATTTCTAAACAAGACTCAGAAGGTAATACTGAAACCTACTGGGAAAACATCTACAAGTAATATGAAAGTAGTATTCAAAGGTAAGAGAATTGATAATGGAGAGTGGGTTGAAGGATACTATTTTGTTAGTCCTTTAACTGATGAAAATTCAGGAACACCTCCAGAAGCAGGATGGTTTTTTCTTTCAGGAGAAAGAAGACATTGTATTTCAACACAATATGGAGTTGTATTTATTGTAGAAGAAGACTCTGTAGATCTTGTAGAGATAGTTTCAAAAAGAGTAATAATTAGTAAAAATAATGTAACAATTAAAAATTAGAAACATGGGAGCAATTGGAGGTAAAAAAAGAGAGAACCAAGATGGTAACTTTTCAAAAAAAGTAGGGCTGTTTACAGCAACAGTATTAGCTGTTAATCCTAATGAAAAAGAGTTTAAAGAAATTCTTGGTATGGAATTAAAAGAGGATAGCAAAGCTGCGGAATATACTGGAGAAAGAGATGGTAACTCTCTTGTCAGAATTGATTTCTGGCTTGAAAATGTAAAACCTAATGCAGAGGGTAATAAAGATAGACCCTATAAAATGTCTTTCTTCCTTGAAGATAAGATTAGAACAAATAAAGATGATACTAAAACACAATTTATCAACAATATTGGTACTTGTGCTTGGACAGATGAAGAAGAAAATCTTCCTGCTTGGTTTACCAAACGTGAATATAGACCTGCATATCATGGAGAAGAAGATCTTTATGAGTTTATGAGAGCTTGGTTAAATAAGCTTGATTATAGAGATGGAGAAACTGCTCTTTCATTGGATTGGAAAAAACTTATGAAAGGTGATGTGAGAGACATCAAAGAACAAATTGAAGGAGAATGGGCAGGAGAAGTTGGTTGCTTAGCCACTGTTATTGTTAAAGAAGTGGAAGGAGAAACCAAAGAGTATCAAGGAATCTATAACAGAGCCTTTGTACCTGCTTATGCAATGAAACATTTCAGACTTATTGATTATGATGATGATAATGTTCAAGCTGCTTTACTAACAAAAGCTACTAAAGACTTAAAAGTCTATGAAAGATTTGTTATTAGAGTTACAGGAGAATATGGATGTAAAGATTTCTTTTGTTTAAAAGACATCAAGGATTATGATCCAAATGATAATCCTGTAGCAACTAATGCCCCATTAACAGAAGGGGGAGCTGATTACTAATAGTAACAAGCCCCTAATGTAAAAGTTAGGGGCTTTTATTTCACTAAAAATGATTGGAGGAGTTAAGAAAGTAGCACTTACCCCTGAAACCATTTTCCAAAGACTTACTCCTTATGACATATTTAAGTTTTATATGCCACACTCATGGAGTATTAATCATGTAACAAATTCACCATTTAGAAAAGATGATCACCCTTCCTTTATGATAGGAAATAAGGGTGGTACTTTGTTTTTTATAGACTTTGCAGATACTAGTGTAAAAGGAGATTGTTTCTCTTTTGTAAAGACTCTATATGGTATAACAATGAATGATGCTTTAATGCTGATTGATAAAGATTTTGGATTAGGATTAACAGGACAATCTACAAATACAGCTGTATATAAAATTATTAAAGCAGATTATAAACAGCCAGAAGACCTTGGAAAAAGATATACCAATATCCAGGTAGTACCAAAGAAGTTTACCAAAGAAGAATTAGCTTATTGGAATGAGTATCATCAGGATCTTCAAGACCTAAGGGATAATAATATATTCTCCCTAAACAAGGTGTTTCTTAACAAACAGCTATTTACATTCAAGCCATTGGAACTTAAATTTGGTTACTATTATAATGGTTATTGGAAAATCTACAGACCACATGCTGAAAAAAGATCTAAGTGGGTTCCCAATAATGTTCCTATTTCTACAATGGAAGGATTAGAGAATATAAAGGATTCTAGCTATGCTTTTATCAACAAGAGTAAGAAAGATTATATGGTAGTTAAAAAGCTCTTAGAAAGCTCCTGTGCAACTCAGAATGAAGGTATAGCCTGCTTTACTGAGGAAAATGTAAAGTATCTAAAGGATAATTCAAAAAGACAAATACTATCATTTGATAGTGATGTTGCAGGTGTAACAAACTCTCAACAAATTACTAAGATTTTTGATTTTGATTATATGAATGTACCAAGAAAGTACTTAAGTGAAGGAATCAAAGATTGGGCAGATTTAGCTAAAGCTAAGGGTATGAATACTGTAGAAACAATTTTTAAAGAAAAAGGATTATTATGAGTACAGAAGATTTAATACAAACTATTCAAGATAATACTGAATGGTTGGAAACTTCAGAAGGGGATCTTGTGGAGTGTATAGGTATTGAAAACCTAGAGGCAATACTAGAGATATTTCTAGGAACAAACATTAAAATATCACAGTCATGAGAGAAAGACTTCAAGAAGAGATTGAAAGCTATGAAAAAAGAGTAGCTTATCTTAAACAAATGCATAGTGAAGCTAATGATAATTTGACTAAAGTTAGATTAGCAGCTAAGCAAGGTGTTTATACTGATATTATAAGAGATCTTAAAAGAATATTAGAAGATGCCAAAGACCCAGCTTGATTGGAAGAAATTCCAGCCTTTGTTTGGAACATGGGCTAGCAAGATTAAACCTTTCTTTGATGAAGGAGGTTTGGATCCAGTATATTCTTTTCTCAGAGGACAGGCACAAGCAGGTAAAAAGATTGCTCCTGCATCTATGAATACATATAGGGCTTTCATTGAAACTCCTATAGAAGAACTGAAGTGTGTTATTGTCTGTCAAGATCCTTATTTCAAATTTGTTAATGAAAGTCCTGTAGCTTCAGGTGTGGCTATGGATTGTAGTATAACAGCTAGAGTTCAGCCTACCTTACAGAACTTTTATTCTGGGATTGAGAAAGAATTATTTGATGGTTTAAACTTAAATTATATTAATGATTATGATTTAAGTTATTTGAGCTCACAAGGGGTGTTACTATTAAATATAGCACTTACTGTGGAAAAGGATAAACCTGGAAGTCATTTAGATATCTGGAATCCTTTTACAACATTTTTATTAACAGAAGTGATTTCTTCTACAGGAGTACCTATTCTTTATCTTGGTGCACAAGCAGGAGCATTTGGAATATTAACAGCTAGAACTAATCCTTCTTTTGTGCTAAATCAACCTGATTCTGCTATATATACTGGTAAAATATGGGAAACAGAAGGAGTTTTTACTAAAATTAATAAAGCTATTTGGAACACTAATAAAGAAACTATACTGTGGTTACCTGTTGACCCTCCTTTTTAAAATTAACAATTAAAATTTAGAAAACATGACAGAACAAGAAAAAGAAGAATATAATGATTCATTAAGGTTATATGCAGGTATATCATTACCAGGGCTAATAACTGTTTCTGGAGGTACCATATTTATGGAAAAAGAAATTGCTAAACAAGCTTTTGATATGGCAGAAGCAATGATTGAAGAATTTAAAAAAAGAGAGAAAAATGAAGAAAGTAATTAAATTAAATATCGGAGGAGAATTAAAAACAGGAGATGTTGTAGGTATAGCTTATAACAATGCTATGACATTTGGCTGGTTTGTAGAAGCTGGACAATATGGTTCATTAAAGTTCCTATCCTTTAGAGGTGTTAAATATGTTAAAGATCAATATGATGATTTTATAAAAGGTAACAAAGTTAATACTTGGTATCAAAAGAGATTTAGCAATGGATTAGAATTTAAAACCTTTTCAAAAGATTATATTATTCAATTTGATCAAATTACTAATAGAGCATTTAAAATTCCTAATCCTGAGGAGTTCTTCTTAGATGCTGGAGAAACAGAAATTAGTTATCAAGAAGGTAGAAAGTTATTACACACACTTAATTTTCCAGCAAAATAAAAAAACATTAACTAAATTAAATTTTTTAAAGCCATGATAAATGAAAAACAAATTCTAAACAAAGTATTGGAGGAGGGACAATCACAAAGTAGTATAGGAATGAGCTTAGATATGGAAAGTGCACAAGTACTTATGCAAATGTTAAGTAAAAACCTTTATTCAGATCCTATTGGATCAACTGTAAGAGAGTGCGCATCAAATGCACTAGATAGTCATAGAAGAGCAGGAGTAGCAGAGGCTATTATTGTTTCTTTAAAAGTGAATTCCCAAAACAATTATGAATTCTCTGTTGAAGATTTTGGAACTGGCCTTGATGCTGATGATGTGGAGAACATCATCAGCAAATATGGTAAGTCTACCAAAAGAGAAAGTGCTACTGAAATTGGTATGATGGGACTAGGATTCAAATCTCCATTAGCTTATAGTTCAAGTTTCTATTTTGTTTGTAGAAAGGATGGAGTAGAACGTAAGTATATGATGTATGAAGGTGAGGATGTGAATACTATTGATTTACTTTATGAAACTCCTACAGATCAAAGAAATGGAGTGAAGATTATTGTTCCTGTTAAATTTCAAGACAAATACCATTTCAGAGATAAGATTGCTGAACAACTTGCTTACTTTGAAAGTGTTTATTTTGATGTAAATGTACAAAACACTATAGTTACCAATGAATTCCAAATTCATAGATCAGAGCACTTTCAAATCTCTGAGTTGAATGGGGATCATAATGTACATATCTGTCTGGATAATGTATATTATCCTCTAGATTTCCAAAAATTAGGTATTTCTATCATACCACTTCCATTAGGTTTGAGATTTGGTCTCTCTGATGGTTTATTTCCAACTCCTAACAGAGAGCAATTAATATACTCATCTCAAGCTAAAAAACTCATCAAAGATAAAATAGACTTGGTTTCTGAGTATTTTGTTCAAAAGTATAATGAGAACAATATTGATTGTAAAAATATAAAAGAAATCTTTACTTATTATTCTAATGGAGCCAGAATTGTACAGATTGCAGGACAAAATATTGATGCCAGTAAGTTAGTTGGTTTTGCCAAAAGCAAATTCATAAAACCTACTTACAAAAAGTATGTTCTGACTGATTTTCAAAATCTTTATAGAAACAAAGATTATATGTTTTATGAGTATAGAACTCATATAGAGTTTGTTAGAGATAAGTTTAGACAATGTAATGGTCATCAATATCATTTAAGTTATAATGAAGTAATTAATGACAAAAGAGTATTTATTTATGATGAATTGCTTGTTGGGAATAAAAAATCTTATATAAAATCTTTACTTCCTCTGAATGATTGGAATCCTATCAAGTTTGTTAAAAAATCTAAAAATCTTACTCTTAGAAATAAGAGTAAAAATCAGACTTATGATAATTATACAAATTTATTAGAACTTTATAAATATCCTAAAGCAACCTGGAGAGCTAGAATTAAAGAATTCCAGGAGATTATTATTGAGCTTACTCATAAGTTTGAAAATGCAGATACTATAAATGTTCCACAAGTTTGGCTAGATGCTAGAAAGAAAAAGAGAGTATCTACAACTAATGGTGGAACCAAAAGAGTAAAACTTCAAGGAGAAATCAACTGTAGAATGGCAGAAGATCTTCAAAGATTTGTCAGTAATAAAAATAGTAAACTTGTTCCTAATGTGCTGAAGGTAGAGAATATTGAGTCTACCAAACAGCTTAATGTCTATGGAAAGGTTAAAGATGAAGTACTGATTGATCAACTTTATTCTATATCAGCTAATCAAAAGATAAAATACTTTGTTCTTTCAGAAAGAGAACATAAAGTAGCAGAAACTCTTGATTTTCACAATTTCATTTCAATAGACAAATTTATGGAAGGTAAAAACAAACCAGTTAAAAGACTTGTAACAGGTCATTTGATACATGAACTTATCAATAAGTATTATAATGTGTTTCAGAAAGTAAACATTATGCAAACAGTTAGTAAGGACTTATTTGAACACTTGGAAATGTTAAAAGCTTATGATAAGAAAAACTATTCCAGTATTGGTGACGGTTCAGTATATCCAAATTTAGTAGCTATAGCAGAAGAACACAATCTGTTTGATGAAACTATTTATACTGAATACAAAGCTGTAAAAGAGTTACTTGATAACTTTAATTTTATAGATACAGTAATGGGATTAATCACTGTTAATTACAATACTACTTTAAAACCAAATCAGTTACAAATACTTGTTGATTTATTTAAGTATAATAGAATTAGAATTGATTATACAAATTACAAACTGGTTCTTAATGAAGATATTATAGAGCCAATCACGGAAGAAACAATAGAACAATTAACACTAAACAACTAAAAATGGGAAAAAAAGAAAAATTTCTCTCTATGAAATGGTTCAAAGAGAGAGCAGAAAAAGCTATTGACAAAGTTTTAGAAGACAGACTTAATAATGTTGTGGAACATGTAATTACAGGAAAAATTACTCCTGTAGAAGCAAAACCATATATAACTATCAAGCTTGTTAATGAAACTTTAACTGTGGTTCTTAGGGATGGTGATATTGTCACCAAACCTAATGCTACAGAACAAGATTATCTTAGAGTACAAAAAGCTTCTTCTATAGAAGATATTTTGGCTATTATTGAAGATAGGGAGGTTGCTGCAGAAATAGCAGAAACCAAAAAAGAAGCTGCTAAATTAACACAAATTGCTACAGGATTTTCTAGTCTAAAGAAACTTAAAGACTTTACTGTAGATAACAAATGTGTGTATTTAAGAGGAACTAGTAGAACTATTCCACCATTGCTATTGGATAAATTTGCTGCTATTGTTGGTATGCATGATGTAGGTCAATCTAATGAACATCTTCAAGAATCATTGAATGAAGATGATGAATATGTAGGGTTGAAAAACTTCTTCATGTGGTGTTGTTTGAATCCTAGAGCTGAGGTTGCTGATAGTTTGTATAACTTCTTACACCAAAATGGTATGAAGATTACTAAACAAGGCTTCTTTGTTGCTCTTAGAAATGTAGTAGTAGTCAATAACAATGGAGACAGTGATTTGGTTGAGTTTATCAGCAATGCTTATAATAAAGTTAAAGCTGTTTGGAAGAAAAACCCAGCTGAATACTGTGTTATAGAAAGTGATGACTGTTTTCAAATTAAACAATTTTATAAAGATAAAGATTTTGTAGGTAAAAATCTTGGAAACCTTACTCAGTTATACTTGGATTTACCAAATATGACTCAAAACAGATTTACTGACAACTGGACTAAAACTTTTGATATTAGAATTGGTCAAGTGGTAAGTATGCCTAAAGAAAAAGCTGATTGGAGTACTCAAGATTGTGCTAGAGCTGGATTACACTTTGCTGGTCACACAGCACCATATGTATTGTGTGGTGATACAACTGTATTCACTCTCCATAATCCTATGAAAGTTGTAGGTATTGGTAGGGAAAAAGGTAGATGTTGGGAATATTTGCCATTTATGACAACCAATGTTGCAGAAGCTAATACAATAATGAATTCTAATGATTTTGATTTCCTTCAATTGGATGAGGAATATGCTCTCCGTGAACTTGAAGGGTTGGTTGAAAAAGTAAAAGAAGGATTTACAGCTGAAGCTTCTAAATATCAGTTCAATCTTCCAAGCATATCTACTACTGAGATAAACAGTATTGTGCTTTCTCTAGGAGAAATGAAAAATAAAATAACTAAAAGAGTTAATATAATTGACTAATTTCTAACAAAGGACATTAGAGCAATCTAATGTCCTTTTAATCCTTTTAATTATGAAAAAGAGAGCATATAAGAGAGCAAGCAAAGTAGTTAAAAGTAGAAATGCTGGTACATTCTCAGAATCATCCTTTTGGATGTTTATTAGAAATTCACTGAGAAGACGGAGTATAGTATGGAAACCTATAAGCTTATGTAGGGATAAAGCTAAACGTGCCTATAAAGGTCCTAATACTAGACAGAAATGGGAATACCAATGTAATGTCTGTAAAAAATGGTTTAAAGGAACTGAGATTGATGTTGATCACATAAAACCTGTTGGGTCTTTAAATAATGCACAGGATCTTCCTAACTTTGTAGAATCTCTATTTTGTGAAGTAGATAATCTTCAGTGTATTTGTAAAGACTGTCATAAGGATAAGAGTTTAATAGATAACAAGAACACTAGAGATGGAAAGTAAATATTTTATACCAGATAAAGAGGATATTCATATTGGTTATGAATGTGAGTATTGTGATAATTATGGATTTGAAACCTTCAATCTAGGTAAAGATAACTGGATTCCTATTAAGATAAAACTTCAAGAAGAAGATGGTGCATATACTTCTGAAATTGAAGACATTCTAATAGGAATGGATGATGGTTATCAACCTATTAGAGTTCCTTATCTTACTAAGGAACAAATAGAAGGAGAAGGTTGGACTTCTTTTATAACAGAGTATGATAATAAAATTTCTTTAGAAAAAATGAATTATGTTTTTTTTAGAGAAGATAAAAATTATATGTTAGGTTGGTATTTTAATACTAATCAGATAGCACTTTTAATCAAAGATCCCTCTTTAGTTGAAGATTATTATAGTGCTCCTACATTTAGAGGAGAATGTAAAGACATTAATACTTTTAGAACTATTTGTAAATTACTTAATATTTAAAACTAAAAAAGATGAAATTTCTAATCCAAAAAATAACTAATATAAATGGTAAACTATTTGCTTCTATAAGTGAAGCTATAGTTAATGAATGTATTCAAAAAGGGGAGGACCTTATTGTCCAATATGGAGATGATTTTATGACCATTAGCCCTAATAGTCTAGCAAATAATGTAGTTTTTACTTCTCCTTGGTTTAAAGATAAAAAAGGAGGAGATGATTATAGATTACATAATTATAAATGGGTACCTAACAAAACTGAAGATGATTAAAGGTGTAAACAAAACCAAAGAAGAAGCTAAGTATAGAGCTATTGAAAAAGACTCTTCTTCCAGTTTGAAAGACTTTTCAATGGACAGAAGAAAGTATTACAAAAAGCATTATCTTAGAGAAACAGTGGAAGAGAAAGATAATCTTGCCACTAATATGGGTAAACTGGTAGAGACATTACTTCTTGAGCCAGAGGAGTTTGACAACAGGTTCTACATGTCTTCCACGGTATCAATACCCACAGGACTCATGTTAGAATTTGTAGAAGCATTGTATAAGATTACTGATGCTGCTGCTGATGGATTTGGTGTTGTAGCAAGACCAATGGAGGAAATGGTTGAAGAAGCTTATAAGGCTTCAGGATTTAAAATCTCCAAAGAAAATGTTCTATCTAAATTCCTAGGAAGCAGTGCTGAGATTTACTATAGAGAAATCAGAGAAGTTAGACGTAAGAAACTCATAGTAATAACAGCCCAGGATGTTACCAATGCTGAGAAAATTGTTGAGGAGTTACAGAATAATGAATTTACCAGAGATATTATTAATAGAGTTTCTGATGAAAGATATACTGTACTGAATCAATTCCAGATTGATGGTTATTTTGTTGATGGACATGAATTCAAATCCATGCTTGATAAGGTTATACTTGACAAAGTAGAAAACAAAGCTTATATCTATGATTTAAAGTGTGTATGGTCTGTTGAGAATTTCTATAATGATTATTATTTGTATAGAAGAGCTTATATTCAAGGTCTATTATATTTTAGAGCAGTAAACTATCTTACACAACAAGAGGATAGTATTTTATTTGGATATAATGCTGTATTTCCTCAATTTATTGTCTGTGATAGTATAAATTATTATAGTCCACTAATATATACAATGGATACTCAGGATATAGCAGATGCTTACTTTGGATTTACTTGGAATGATAAAACATACCCAGGTGTAAAAAATCTTATTGAAGATCTAACTTGGGCACAGGAGAATGATATTTGGAATATCAGCAGAACTAACTATGAAAATAAAGGACTTGTAAACATTAAACAAAATGGAACTTAAAAAAACAATTTCTACAATTTTCATGCTACCAACCTTAAAGATTCCTAGGGAAAGGTTAACAGAGAATGGTTTTATCAATAGTTATGAATATGATGAGGGACATGATGTTCAGTATCCTAATTGTGTTTATTTACTATTTAAACCAACAGATTTCAGAACGTTTAGAGCTTTTCTGGATGAGGAATATGAAAGAACAACCAATATTATTGAAGATTATGATTATGGTAAGGGATTTGTTGTTGTTGTTTATAAATTAGACACAAAATATATCAATGATTTTAATTTGATCAGAAAAGGTAAGTATTCTAAAACTTCTAAAGCTTTTCAATCCATTTACAATAAAACTATTAAAATTTTCAGAGCAGGTGTTGTTTCTGAAGAAGTATCTCTACAATTTAGAATCTTTAATAAAACTAAAGATTTAGTAGATTTTTGGGAAGATAAAATGGGAATAAGACTGAGTGCTGATCAGGAAGTCTGGCAAGCTTATGAAAAAGAAAGAGAAGTATTAAATACTGTAAAATTAGAAACATTTGTTTAATTATGGAAGAAATATATGAGAATCTAAAAGGTACTGTTGTTATACATGACAAGTATCAGGGAGTAGTATGTGGTTATTCAGAAAGCCATTTTATTTTAGCTGTTGAAACCAAAGACACTAATTTCTTTAGAATATTAAAGAAAATGAACTTTTTTGTAGAGGAACAATATAAAGATCCTAAATATAGATATGTTTTTGAAGATGAAATGATAATAGAAAAACAAATTAAAGAAAGATTATGGGAGCAAAAAAAGTAGAGAAAACAGATATGGATGTAATGATAGCCACACTTGAAAAAAAGTATGGTTTAGGAAGATTAACCCCTGAAGAGCTAACCATAGTATCTACAGGAAGTCTGCAATTAAACCAAGCCATGGGTACAGGAGGAACAGCTGTAGGTAAATTTATAGAGCTTTTTGGACCAGAATCCTGTGGAAAATCTACACTTACATTGCATCAAATAGCTGAGTATCAAAAAGCATTTCCTGAAAAGAGAGTAGCTCTATTTGATTATGAACATAGCTTTGATAAGAAGTATGCTTTAGCTCTTGGTGTAGATGTAACTAATCTTCTTATTTATCAACCAGAGACTCAGGAAGAAGGATTTGATATGGCTATAGCTCTTGTAGAAAAGGATATTGTATCCTGTATAGTTATAGATAGTCAATCAGCTGCAATGCCTAAGGCTGTTTTACAAGGAGAGATGGGAGATTCCACTATTGCTTTACAAGCAAGGAACAATAGTAAGTTCTGTATGAAAATCAAAGGACTGTTGGATATCCATAACTGTACATTATTTGTAATATCACAGTTAAGAGATGCAATAGGTTCTATGGGAGAATCAACTATTACTACTGGAGGAAAGGCTATTAAGTTTTATGCAGATGTGAGATGGAAAATCTGGAAGATGAATGATAAGGAAAATGAACTCAATAAAACTACTGTAGATGTAATTAAGAATAAACTATCTTCTCCATTTGGACAAGCTAAATTTGCTATTGATTGGGGACATGGTATTGATAAACTTGGTGAAATACTAGAGTATGCTATTGAATTTGATATTGTAAAGAAAGCAGCTTCCTGGTATTCATATAAAGAGTTTAAATGTCAAGGTGCAGACAAGATGAAAGATTATCTTGAAGAAAATATTGAAGAGCTACTTGCAGTAGAAAAAGAAGTATTAACCCAATTAAAAGCCAAAAGAAAATGAGAGTAAAAATCAAAAAATTAGTTCCTGAAGCATGTATTCCTAAGTACATGAAAGCTGATGATTCTGGAATGGATATAGTAGCAATTTCTAAGAAGTTTGATGCAGATGGTAATGTAGTGTATGGAACAGGGTTAGCTATGGAAATTCCTAAAGACTATATGGGTCTTATCTTCCCTAGAAGCAGCAATGCTAAAAAAGATTTAATCTTGTCTAATTCTATAGGAGTAATTGATCCTGGATATAGAGGAGAGATATTTCTAAAATTTAAACCATCTGGTTACTTTGCTGCAGATTTTGAAACTCTAGCAGAAGGTGTAGAAACAGATTATTTTGATTTTGTCTGCTTTGGTAAAGAAACCATTGAAGATACAGATCAGGTATCTGTTTACAACGTTGGAGATAGAATTGGTCAAATCATTATAGTTCCTAGACCTACTATTGAGTGGGAAGAGGTTGATGAACTTTCTACTACTGAGAGAGGTGCTGGTGGTTACGGAAGTAGTGGTGTATGAGAACATGTAATGTAGATGGGTGTAATAGACCTGTTTTTGGAAAAGGGGTATGTGGTTACCACTACCCCAAAACCAAACTTAAAGTAAATCCACAAATAGCTAAAGATTTTCTATCATGCTTAGGAAAAAGTGAAGTAGTTGGACCAGAAAAACAAAAGGCTAGAAATGACTTTTTTATGTCTATTTGGAATAAAAGATCACATGTGTGTCAACATTGTGGTAAGTTCTTAGGTAATGAACCTAAAAGTTATATGTTTGATCATATCCTGGAGAAACAGAAGCATAAGAGCTTAGAGTTTGAGGAAGAGAACATTTGGCTAGTATGTTTAGAATGCCATGATTGTAAAACTAGAGGCATTCTTAGTGATAAATATAAAGAAAAGATTAACTTTGTTACAACTAAATTCAATGTGTCATGAAAGACCCAAACAGAACCAGAAAGGGAGACATCCACTATAATGTCACCCTCAATGAGGAACAAAAATTAGCCAAACAGCTAATAATTGATAACCAAATTGTTATTGTTACAGGGAGAGCTGGTAGTGGTAAATCTCTTGTATGTGCTCAAACAGCACTAGATTTTTTAATGACAAAGCAATGTGACACTATTTTAGTCACAAGAGCTGCCATTGAAGTAGGAAACTCTCTAGGATTCTTACCTGGAGATTTAAAGGATAAATTCAATCCTTATCTTGAAGCATTTCAGGAAAATCTTATGTCCTGTTATGACAACATCAAAATTATTGAAATGATTAAAGATGGTAAGGTTAAAGCACTTCCAGTACAATTTATTAGAGGTAAAACAGTTGAGGATGTTCTTGTAGTTGAAGAAGCACAGAACCTTACCAAAGCTGAGATGCTTGCTATTCTAACAAGACTTGGTAAAACAGGTAAAATCATTATTAATGGAGACAATGAGCAAAGAGACATCAGAGATGAATATAACGGACTTAGTTATGCTATTGAATTGTCCAAGAAAATTGAAGGAATTGGATGGATTAAACTCAAAGAAAACCACAGAAGTGATCTTGTTGGAAAAATACTTGAATATGAGTATAATGGATAATAAAGACATAGCAGCATATGTAATGCTTTATAATATCTGTCTAGAAAAATGTAACAAATTATTAGAAGAAGAATTAAATAAAAACCAATAACTATGAAGTATTTATTTCAGTATGCAGTATTACTGCATAAATACACTGACAAAGTGTACGTAGACTCAGAAGTGATTTTAGGGCCAACAACTAGATTGGCTAAATCAGAAAAAAACTTGCTATTTGCGGTCACTAGAGAGATTCCTGAGGAATATGCTCAAGATCCTGACAACATTCAAATTATAGTCAGAAATTTTTAAATGTTCCTTTCCAAGGATATACATCAACTGGTACTAATCAATTCCAGATTTATGGAACGGGAAATGTAGGAATAGGAACATCTAATCCAGGATATTTAGCTAACACTAATACAATATCAAATACTTATACATTAACTTCAGCCTTAAACCAATGAGAAATCAATTTTTTTACACCATGGAGTACACAGTTGCTAATGGTGCTCCAACAAGAGCAAATGATGAGCCAATTATTAAAAAAATGATGGCATCCTTCAATATAGAGAAGGTAATTAGATCTGTAGAGACAGAAGATGGCAAATTAATTGTCATTCTGGATGACTTCCATGAAGAATGGAAACAGATTATCACTCATAATATGAATGGGAAGCCTGTACCTAAGATAGAAACACAGATGTTACAATCTGAGATTCATCTTACTAAAGAGGATAAGGAGAGATTTAAAGCATTAACCTCTATTCCTGAAAACACTTTTTTATATACTAACGAACCAGTAACAACAGATGGAATTTAGAAAATTATTAGGGAGAAGGATATATCTAGAACTCCCTGTAGAGAAAGTAAGTAGCTTAGCATATGTAGATGCTGAAACTCAAGCCATGCTTGATGCTGAAAAAATGAGAAGTTTTGGTAGATTAAGAGTTTATGCTGTAGGAAGTGATATAACAGACCTCGCTGAGGGAGATGAAGTTATGATAGATCCTACATCAGCAGCTAAAGCAGCCAAAATCATTCTATCAGAAGAGAAGGAAGTAATAATGGTGAGTATTTTTGACATAGCGCATATCTGGTGATGGAAATTAACAGCCCTCTTAGGAGGGCTTTAATATTTAATATTATGATAGGTATTTATAAAATAACTAGTCCCTCTGGTAAAGTTTATATTGGACAGAGTTGGGAAATAGAAACAAGATTCTATAATTATAGCAGAGATTTAGCTAGAACTCAAGGAAAACTTCATAATTCTTTTATTAAGTATGGTATTGAGAAGCATACTTTTGAGATAATACATGAATTAACTATAGAATCAACTCAAGAAAGTATGGATTATTTTGAAATTCATTATATGAAATTCTTTAAAGAACAAGGATTTGATCTACTTAATATTAGAGAAGGGGGTTCAAGAGGTAAAAATAGTCCAGAAACTATAGAAAAAATGAGAAAAAGTAAATCTTTAGAACATAAACTTAAAATAGGTAAAGCTAATTCAGGTAAAGTTAGGAGTCCTGAAGCTGCTGAAAGAAATAGAAATTTAAGAAAAGGATTAGTTCCTGCTTCTGCCAAAAAAGTTATCAATATAATTACTAAAGAAGTTTATCCTTCAGCTAGAGCAGCAGCAGAAACCCTTACTGTAAGTCACAGTATGTTAAAACATATGCTTAATGGATCAAGAATTAACAAAACAAATTTACAATATGAAGATAGGTATAATAATAGTAGGAACTAATGCATATTTTGCTCTTGCACTACGATTTATAAAGAGATTTATGCACTTTTATAAAGGAAAAGCTGAAATAGTATTTCATCTGTTTACAGATACAGATCCTAGACCTTATCTTCCTGATAGTATAAATGTAATTTATCATTATACTACTCATAGTAATTGGGTAGATGCTACTAATTCAAAATTTACCAATATTATTAGTCTTGAGGAGAGTTATAATGACGAAGATTTCAAATTTTACTTTGATTCAGATACTAATATAGATAAAGAATTTACAGAAGATTGGTTTTTAGGAGAATTAGTAGGAGGTCAACACTATGGGGATCAATCTTGGATGAAAGAAAGAAAGTCTTTTGATAGAAATCCTTTATCTAAAGCTTATGTTCCAGAAAATACACCATTACCACAAATGTATTATTATGGTGCTTTTTTTGGAGGAAGTAAGAGTAATATTTTCGAGTTCTGTAAAACACTAGTTTTTTATCAAAAAGAAGATAAGAAAATTTCATATGAGCCTGGAGTTAATGATGAAAGCTATATTAATGCTTATTTTCATTATAATCCCCCAACATATACAGTACCTACAGAGAAGTTTGAATTTCTTATTTCTGATAAAGGTGGTTTTGAAGAGATTGTAAGGATATCTGATGTGGATATTTCCAGCATTAAGAAGGAATTATTAGAGAACAAAGACAAATTATTTAATCTAGTACATAAAAAAATAGTATATGAGTGATAATGAAAATTTCGAGAAAGAATGGATGGAGAGTAAACCTGAACAAGAATTTGTACAAACTTGGTGGGATGAAAATCTAGCTTTGAGATTTGAAGAATTCTCTTCCTGGGTAGGCTCTAGTAGTGCCTTAAGTAAAGTATTCTTTAGACTTTATATTATGAATAAAGGATACAAGTATTTGATTGATTTAGGCTGTGGTGCTGCTTCAGAACACAATGCCTACAAAATAGAATATCCAGAATTAAAATATCTAGGAGTAGATAGTAGTCAGTTCCTCTATAAGAGAAATACAGGGATTGGTGTTCCAATGATATTAGCTGAAGCACATAGTGTTCCTTTAGAAGATAATGAAGCAGAAGTTGTGTTTTCAAGACACGTCCTTGAACATCAACCTACCTTTAAACCAGTTCTGAAGGAAATGATAAGACTAGCCTCTAAAGAAGCCATTCATGTGTTCTTCCTTATACCAGGCCATGGAGAAATAATCAACTATGATCCACATCAGAATCTATTTCATAATGTTTATGCCAGAGAAGAAATAGAAGAGTTCCTAAAAGCTCATGAAGATGTAGAATCATTCTCTTGGATACCTCTGAGTGGTAATGAAGAAGCACTATCAATAATCAAAAAAGCCTCTAATTAAAGAGGCTTTTTCTTTGAACAAACACGAGAACAGAAGAATTATTTTGACAAACGTTTTTTAGTCATTGGTGCTTGAGGATTAGTTCTCTTAGAATCAGTATCAGACTCTCTCATATAGTTAGGCTTCTCTCTTGAAGGAGGAGCCACTTTGGGAGCTTTTTTAGGTTTGGAACTTTTCATATTAGGCTTTTTTAAGCTTTTTATTAGCTGGCAACACTTCCGCATCATGAACTTCAGTATCATTAACTACTTGTCCTGGAGCTTCAGATTCAACTACTTTACCTTCTGCCACAGCACTAGCCATGATCTCTTCAATTTTTTTGTTCATTTCATAAGCTAAAATGACATTTGTTGCCTCTTTAGTTGATAAAATCCCTCTTACTGAGTGTAACAATAAACTAAAATCTTGTCCAGATAAGACAAATTTAGTATTAGGTTCCCATGTATAGGCTTTGTTTGGATCATAAGTTGCCATAATTTAGTTTTTTTAATGGTTTAAGTAACAAAGTTATAAAAATTTTTTAATTGAAACTAATAGAATAGGTTATAACTGCTGTTGATTTTATACTTTTTCCCATGTCCAATCTAATTCCTATTAAATTATGGAACTTAATAAGCTCCTCAATAATCAAGTTAGTGTATTTTGGTAAAGAAGGTATTAATCTAAACAGATAAGCCTTAGGAGTTTTGGTTATTTCTAATGAAGATAATTCATCTACAGATTCAATAACACCATATAATGATGCAAAATAAACTGCTTCATTTTCAGGCATTATAGAAGGAAAGAATTTCTTATTAACATCCATTATTTCAATGTTAGTAAATACTTAGTTTTAGCTGCCTCTCCTGATAGAGATTGAGCTAGATTTTCAATATCACAATAATGATTTTCACCTGCCCACTCTTGAAGATTATAGGCAAAAGTAAGTATATCATTAACAGTTGTAGTACTAGGCTCTGCAGAAAGAGGTTGTAAGGTAAATGTTTTAACTCTTCTGTTATTATAACCCATAAGTCTCTCTACAACATCATCAGTAAATCCTACCACAAAATCATATAGTGAATCTATGGCTTTATGCTCAGCATAACTCACAGTTTGCCAATGTTGCAAGTGCAGTTGCACTTGGAAGTATGTAAGCTTTGACGCTACACCTTCCAAGGACATATCTGCATTAGCCATCATTTCTTTTGGAAAAATTGCCATAGTTTAGAAGTTATTAATTATCATCATCATTATCAACATTAATGTCAATATCAACATCACCATCACCATCATTATCAACATCTACATCAATGTGGACATGACCATGACCATGACCATTGTTATCATCATCACCTTGGTCATCATCATCGTCGTCATCATCATCATCATCATTCTCAGTAGTAGTACTGGTAGTTGTAGTGATGTCATTTGGATCAGGAATCAATGAAGTTGTAGTAGTTGTTGTAAAAGCATTTGGATCAACAAATACAGTTGTAGTACTTGTAGTAGTTAGCTCCTCTGTAGTAGTTGATGTTGTTGTCAACTCTTCAGTAGTAGTAGTACTAGTTGTGGTTGGTTCCTCAGTAGTAGTACTAGTAGTTGTTTCACCAGGATCATTAAGTAATTCTGTGGTGGTTGTTGTTGTAAGAGGAGGAGGAGGAGAAGGTGTTGTGGTTGTGGTTGTGGTTATTGGATTACAGCACTCATATGCTGGAATTTCTCTCCACTTACCTACTTTGGGCTTATCTTTTCTCAAGATTAAGCTCCCTGCTACCACACGACCTTGTCCATCAATTCTTACAAATGCCTTGAGGTCTTTTTTACTTGTTGCCATTTTGTTTAAGTTTTATAGTTAATATTCTAAGTTAATTCAGTATAAGAATATACAAACCCATTTCTAGGTTTCTTATCTTTTCTGCACCACTCTCCTATACTTGTAGGAGACACATTTTCCTTTTGACCTGCTTCTTCTAAAGAATAATACGTTGCCAAAAGAATTCTGTCATTAGAGTACTTATATACTGTCTTTTTTCTTGGATTAATCCAATTTCTTTCTTTTCTTCTCTTGTTACCAAGAATAATCCTTTGTCTAGTTTCTTCAGTTACAGTAACTCCTTTTCTAGGAGAAACTTGACCTTTATGAGATAAAGATAATGATAAGATTTGATCTTCTGAAAGATGATCCTTTTTGCCTTTATTCCAAGGAGTAATACCTGAAGGACCTTTACCTCCTAAAGTATCATTTAAAATGGTATATCCTATTCTTTGATAATCAGAAATAAACTCTTTTTCTTTTTCAAAAGCCTCTTCCTCACTTAAGTTATCTAACATCACAAAGAAGGAAACTTTTTGTTTTTTATTATCTATAATATCATTCATCCACATATAGAGAGAAGAGCTCTGATACCTTTTATACATTCTATTTTTAGAATGTCTATAACATCTCTGAATTTGATCAGTAGTAACTCCTATATAAATATTTTTATCATTCCTGTCATCATCATTATGTATCATATAGAGACAATAAGGTTTAACAGGATAGTTTAGATTTATGAGTCCATTATAATCTTTCATCAGTACTGTAATTGAAATTTGTTACTTAATTCTTTTAATTTCTTGGCATAAAACCAAGTGCAATGTTTCTGAGAGTTAGTATCATTTAATACTTTGTCTAAGTGTGGATCCATCATAGGATCTGATCCTTGATGATACTTACCCTTGTAAAAGGCATTATAACCCTCATGTACTGTAAGCATTCCAGACTTAGTCATTTTGTGACTTGTTCCAGTAGTTTGAAACTCTCCTACAATTCCTGCATTATGCAAGATGGTAGTCTCTTGAAGTTTTTCTATAGGATCAGTAGACCAAGCAAAATTTAATTCAGGTATAACTTTTGTTTCCTGTTTTCTTAACCAAATGTTCCAAAGAACAGCAAACATGTCAGCACACCAACTTTGAAATCCTGCATTCTCATCTTTAAAGAATTCTCTATTTATTTTTAGTAAATAGGTTCTAATGATTATACAGTCATTCATAACCTTAGACCAGAAAGAACTATCCATGTTCTTTAGCAAATATTGAGCCCCTCCAGAGTTCTTATTATTTGCTTCACAGATTTCCCTTGTGATACCAATTAAACTGGTTACTTCACCAAGGATATCTCTTGTTTTGTATTCTTCTAATTTCTCAGGAAGAACATCTTTTACTTTACTATCAAAGTAATCAGCATTTATATAGCTATTAGTATCTGATAGGTAATTAATATCATCTTCTAAGAAATCATCAACATTGAACTTCTCTGTAAAGAGAATATCACTATCACAATAAAACAATGCCTTACTTGTGTATACAGGATTTTCCTTAAGAAATCTCCACATAAGATAAGGTCTTAACACTGGAATATAAATTCCTAATAAAGAAGAGATGTTATCTTCATCTTTGTAAAAATTAAAAACAGCTTCTGGATATAAGTCCACAATTTGTTCCCACTTAGGGTTTTGATCCCTAAAGACTGGAGTAAAAACAAGCACTACTGCTTTATCTGATTTCCCAATCTCTCTTAAACTTTCAAGCCACAAATGTACTTGCCATGTAAAGTAAGTATCATCTGGGCATGCCGTAATGAAGGCTAGCTCTCTCATATTTAGTTATTTATTGGTTTATTATAGTGTAGTTGTAGTAGTTGTAGTTGCTGGGCTTGCAGCTGCTGCAAGTTTAGTAATACCTATCAACTTCTTCAATATTTTCTGCAATAGGATTGCCTCCTGAGACCATCCTATCTGGCGTGGGATATATGACATTATGTTATAGTTAAAGTTCTAGTTACTCCACCTAATCTTATTTTTAACCCTGTTAAAGCAGTGCTCTCTAACCAAATGTCTCCATCAGCAGGAGCAGTAGGAGCAACTCCTACAGGTAAATTTAATACTGCAGCTAATGTTGTAGAAGCTTTTAGACTTAATTTACCATTATTAGTAATTCTAACTGCAGGTACTCCATTAAGATTAAAATTAGCTAAATCACTAAGGTTCCCTGGATTTAAAGAGTCTACAATAAGAGCAACAAAGTTCTGTGAGTGAGCAAATACACCAGCACTATTACTGGAATACCCAAAAATACCTGGATCATTAACTGAAAATCCTTCTATAGCTGGGCCATCAACAGATGTACTATATACACCACTACCAGTAGTGGCAGTAACATTCACTGTATTTCCAGTAGAAGATGTAAAAGTAGATGCAGGTCCTGCAACTACAGAGAAATCTTTCCTTGCAACAATAGGTTGGACTGTATTTAGAGTAACAAAGTTATCTAGTCCACCTCCTCCACTGACAGCTATTACGCCAGCAAGTTGATCAAGTTGTCTTAATATTGCATGAAGTAGGTTTGATTCCTGACTCCATCCAATTTGTTTGCTTGGTGTTCCCATGATTATTAATTAATTAAGTTGTACAAATATAGTAAATTATTGTCTTCTGGCTTCTACTGTAACTCTTATACCCATCTCTTTAGCAAGTTCTGCATCAATGTATGGAAGATAATCATTTTGAAATTGAGCCAATCCAGGTATTAAATTAAAGAAATACTTAATAGGATATGTTTTATCCATTAGTTCTTCATCTCCTGTTGTATATCCATAAGATTCTTTACTAAATGCTGTAAAAAATCTCCATGCTTTTGTTAATAAACCTAAAGAAGGTAATATACTTCCTTTAGTAATACTTTCCATAGATAAAGGACTATAATAAAAACTAAGTTCTTCCGCTATCTTATTAGATGCTTTAGCCCATAACTTCCATTTATTTTTTTCATCATTTGTAGCATCTTCAGGTGGTTTTATAAAACCTATCATAGCTGCCATAGCAAATGTGGTAAATAACATACCAAGTTCTTTGGCTTCATTAACAAGTTCTCTTCTCATTAAATCATAAAACTCCTCTTCAGTTATTTCTAACTCTTGACCAGTTTTTTCAAAGTATGCATCTTTCTTTTCCTGTAGAAGTCTATCAAGGATAGCTAGTCCTTCAGGAGAACCTGTTATAATTGCTCTCATATTCTTAATAACACTAAAGCCACTATCAGCAAATACCTTAGCAAATGCTCTCATTCTACCATACTCCCAATCTTCTGTTTCAAGGTTATATTTTATCTCTCCTGTTCTAGAAATTAATAATTTAGGGATCCAGTTCTTAAACATCATAAATGAACTGAACATGGTATCTCTTCTATAACCAGCTTTGTTATCTATGTTCATAGAGCCATTCATGTTTCTGGAAAATTCAGATACTTTCAAACTATATTTTACAATCTCATCTTCTAATACTCCTTCAATTGTAATCTTTTCATCTGTTACTTTAACAGCTGAAGTTAACTTGGTTGAAGATTCTAATAAAGATTTAACTCTATCATCAAAGGATCTTTCAAGAACCTTTCTTTCAGAAGGAGATAACTTATATTTTTGAGATCTATCTTGTTTTCTAAGATATTGTCTGGCATTTACAATCTTACCATCAATTATTATAGCATTGTCATTAAAGCTTTTAGCGCTAGCTAAAGCTAATTTTCTTTCAGGGAAAGAGTTAGTGAGCATCATAACATCACTGAATGACCATGTGGAAAGATAAGATATTAGACTTTTTTCTCTGGCTGCTTTTCTTCTCATCTCTGTCATCTCATCATCAGGAGCAGTAGTTACTAAGTGTAATAGAGCTTTATGTTCTAATGAGAGTCCTCCAAATACAGTTACTCTTGCATTGTTTTTCATAAATTCTGCAACAGTATACATATTACCTCCTGTAATAACAGCATGTAAATTATAACCCATCCAGTTAGCCAAACCAATTAATGGTTTTAGACCAACAGCAAGAGCTCTAGTAAGAGTATCAGCATTCTTAAGTCCTTTTTTAATAGATACATTTAGGTTTTCTTTACCTTCAGCTGTTTTACCAAGTTTGTTTGCTGTTTTTTGGATAGTAATGTTACCAATATTCCCTAAGTCTTCCTGCAAATCATATATAGCATCATTTAAGATGGCTTCCATTATATCTGCATTCTTATTTACAGATTTATTAACAACAAACTTACCCCCTTCACTAACTAAATCACCTTGTTCATTAACAACAAGACTTCCTTTAGCTCTTTCAACAGCCTGAATAGTTAATAGGGTATTCTCAATTGATTGTTTGGCTTCATAATCCATTAAAGCTTTGATCCAGAGTGCCCCTACCTTGTTTAAATCAGTAGAAAGTCTTTCTGTAGCAAGATTTCCTTGTTTTGTGAAGTGTTTTGGTATAGATTTCTTAATTTCTCCTGTTTCTGAATCTTTTTTAGAGAAAATTTGCTCTTCAGACTCTCTAACAGTATATAAATCTTTAAAGAAGTTCTTTAACTCAACTCCAGCATTACTTGTTTGTCTAAATTTATCAACAATACTAGCTTCAATCAATGGAAAGAAGGACATACCTTGTTTATCAATGTATCCTATGTCTCTAGCTTTCTCATTCATTGCTGTAAAGAAGTTCCAAGCATCTAAGGATGCTTTACTTTTACTCATTTGCTTGTATTCCTCAGATAAATGATCATCTGCCTTAACAACTTGTCTAAAAATATGGTTGAATAGGTATTCATTATAACCATTAAAGTCTTCTCTATTAATATCTACTGATTTTCTTAGACGTTTGATCTTACCACTTCTAATATAATCATCTTTTTCTTTGTCCATAGAGAACTCTATAAGTTTAAGCTCTTCAACTCCTTTATTTATAGCTTCTTTAGCCAAGGAATTGAATTTTTCCATATCCATATTATCCATAAGAAATTTTTTGTTCTCCTTACCTTTCTCTTTAGCATCCTTTACATCGGTCCAGAACTTTTTATCAACTTTTTTTATAAGATGTAGTCCTGTTTTATCAACAGTTCCTATCATATCAAATGCTCTTTTACCTTGTCTAGAAGCTTCCTCTTCTAAAGGAAGTAATACTTTTTTAAATTCATCAAACTTCTCTATGAATCTTTTCTCAGCAGATCTTTTCACTCTCATGATAAGATTAGAAGCAAAATTTATAAGCTTGGCGGGAAGTCTACTTCCTTCTACAAAATTTTTGATAAGTGCACCAATCTCTTTCTCAGCATCAAATAAAGAAGTTTTATTGTTTTCATTAACAAAATTTTCTCTAACAGCAATTTGTGCTACATATTCTTTTTGAAGTTCTAGAATTTCCTTTAATTTAGATTTGGCATTTGCAGAAACAGCTTTAAGACCTAATAATATTTTATTTGCCTCATCAGTAAGATTAACATCTCCATAATGAGAAATATATGCCTCATCTAATGATGCAAAGTTCAATGCAGTGTTTTTAAACTCAATTAAGTCTTGTAATTTGGCCTCAATTTGTTCTTTTGATAACTTAGTATAATCCACACCTTTAAATGAATCTAGAGAAGCCCTAGAGGTTGAGATGAAGGTTTTACCAACACTTACAAGAGGAGCAAAGTTCAAAGTAACATGTAATATACGGATAGCTTTACTTAATTGATTCAAATGAATCAGTTTTGTTGCTCTGGCTTCTGGAATAACTTGTTTTGAATACATTTTCTCCCAGTATCCTCTAAGAGATTTCAACAAATCATCAATGGCATCATTTCCTGTGCTCTCAGAATTGATTGGAACAGGAAGTAAATATAAATTAGTTTCAGTAAGACTGTCAACCTTTCCAATTTCAATAGAGGTTGGTCTTAAACCACTTTTTCTATCTCCTTTAACAATATTGTCATAATTCATAATGAAAGGAATCATTCTGGCTTTTTTAATCTGACCAGGTTTGAAACCGTATTCATACATCATCTTGGTATACTCACCCATCTGAGGCTTCCAGTCTTTTTGTTTAACATATGGAACATCTTCCTCTATAGATTTATCTATATCAGTGAACTTCCAGTCAAGTATATCTATATTCACATCTGGAGAACCATCTACTTTTTTTGCAGGATATACAGCTATGAAATCTATTGTAGATCCAAGCATACCTTTTTCTCTTTGATTAACTGCTTTCTTTTCAATAAGAAATCTTGTTCCTTTAGGATAGGAATTAATCAAGTTCTCAGCAAACCTATTAAGTTTTTCTTGAGCTTCACTATCAAGAGTAGTATTTATAAGACTATTTGTAAATGGTTTTTTAAATCCATCTTGATCTATAAGATTGGTTTTTATATACTTTTCAATATACATATGTCCTTCAGAACCCCATGTTTTCTTTTGATCATCACTAATCTTTTGTTCAGGAGTTCTATCAGGTAGATTTTTAGATTTACCAATCTTCTCAGTAACACTAGTTGCTACCCTTTCACCATCTAATGTATAATGTCTATCTGAAGGATTAGGATCAAGTTTCATTCTACTGTCAATGTCATTGATGATATTAACAAACTTATCAACAAGAGGATTATCTCCAACTGCATCAGTTCCTAATTGATAGTAAACTCCTTGAGCTTTAATATCTTCAATAGTACCTATATTACCAGACATGATATGATCTGCAGCTTGTGCAAATAAATCCACTTTAGATTTACCATACAAGCTTCTTAAATATTCAAGAATAGAATCCCACCATGATTGAACCAAGTTTCTTTCTCTTTGTTCAGTAAGTTCTGGAAAATCTGAGTTACCTTGAGATTGTTTAACAATATATTCAGCAATCAGTTTATCAACAGCTTCTTTTTTAATCTTACGTATGTCTGGTTTACCATTTGATAACTGGTAATTCTTATTTCCTTTATAAGCATCATAAGTAAGTTTGTAAATTTTAAATCTCTCAATCTTAGATATAAGTGATGTTATTAACTTAGGATCTGTTTGTTCCAAAATAGCAGTAGCTATATGGACCATTTCCTCTGTTAATGTAGCACTTTCTGAACCTTGAGCTACAGCTATTACTCCTGCAGATAGATCAGCAAGTCCACTAACATCTTTTGTTTCTATTGCTGGGTTACCTTTTGCGTAGTCATGCAATAATTGAAAACTTACTTTCATTTGTTGCATAACCTCTTTTACCTTAATAAGAGTTTCACTAGTAGCCTTAGAAGTGGGTACAATACTGGGAGTTTCAACAATAGATGCCTTCTCTGATTCCTCTAAAGCTACTTCATTATCATAATAGATATCTACAAGACTATCAGGAATAGAAATAGTTCTCTTTACAAGATAATCTGGAGTTTGGGAGAAGGAAACAACATCAACACCAAATTGACTGTTTACTTCTATCCCAATAGCCTGAGCTTCTTCTAATGGTTTTTCAGTAGCACCACTAGTTTTCTTCTCAATAACTTGAGTAATATTCTCTTTTATTTGAATTTTACAGCTCATAGTATTAACATTCAGTGGTTCTGTCTATCTCTGGTAATATACCAGGAGCATTATTAGGATTAATTATTTTTGATTCTGCCAATGATGTATAATCAGCATCCATCTTACCTGTATCTACCCATTCTTTACTGAAGTAAACATTAGCAGGTATCTCACCAGCATTCTTGAACATGTCCATCATCTCATAACCTGTATATCCATTACGAGATTTACTTATAGTATTTCTAAATCCTATTTTGAATTTCTTAGTAGGATTAGCTCTAGCCACAGTATACATTTCTATAATGTTATTAACAATTTGATCAGGTCTAACAGATCTTTCCCCAGCAACATCATAGGTGATACCAGTTTTTGGTTCTTTAAATCCTGATTTTAGGTTTTTAGTAACAAGAGCATAAGCACCTCCTTGTAAACCTCTACCTTGATAGTACTTGGCACCAAACTTAGCCATAGCTTCAGCAGCAGCACCATCACCATGTCTTCCTTCAGGATTACTACCAAATACAAATACTGTATCAGCAGAAGGAGTAATTTCTCCTTCATAATATCTAGGACCTTCCTCCGCTAGAGGCTCTATAGGAGCATTTACATCTGGTGAAATTCCTAAAGCATCTATATCTTTTGCAAGGTTGATAGCTTTTAACTGATCAGCTGTTATTCTTCCTTCCATAAGGTCTACGATTAAACTATCCTCAACTTCAGGAGCACCAAGTCTTCTGCCAGTATTAGCTTCATTTTTTAACTCAATCTTTTTGAAGTCATTATCTAACTTAGAAGGAACTACCTCATCATAAAGTTCTTGAGCTTTGAAACTATCTCCCCAAGCATTAATTGCTTTGTATACAAATTTATAATAAAATTTACCAGGAACATTTTTATCTTCAGAAACATTAATATAAGGAACTCTTTCTCCTTTTTCATTAACTGTGTAAACCTTTTTCATAAGGTATTTATTGATATGACTTTTATCCCCAGTCTTTTTAGCTCTAATACGTTTAGGTTTAGGAAGATAACTTTCCCAAGTATAAACAATAAATTCTGAACGTCCCTCTTGAGAAGTAGCAGAAATATTTACTACATGAGGTACTTGAAAAGCATTGATAGCTCTCTTAAGCTGTTTCCCAACAAAAGCAGCATTTAAATCATATGTACCAAAGTCAACACTATTTTTAGACTCTCTCATCTCTCCTCTAACCATAGGAATTGCATCTCTGTTATTCCAATTGTTTCTTTCAAAAACATCTATATTTTTAAAATCAGAAAGATTTTCTTTTTCTTCTAACTGAGACAAGGTAGCATTGTATACTTCCTTGAAATCTTTATAAGGAAGAAGAGCTGTAAAAGCTATCTTAGAGTTTGTTAACCCTGATTGTAAGACAGCTAGTCTAACTATTTTACCATATAAAGGATTGCTTTCATTTTTCAAGTGTGTTCTTAATTCATTAAAACCATAGATTACTAAGTTTTGATCATATGTTTTACTAATTTTTCCTAGATAGATATTGTCTACCTTTTTGTTATTTTCTCCAGCCTCTAAAGTAACAGAGTTCAAAATGATGTTATCAAATAAAGGATGATCAGGTTTAGCAGGAATGTTTTTAGCAGGATTACCCAATATACTATCTCTGTATTCTATAATTTGTTTAGCAGCACTTTTCTCAGTATCTGTTCCTAACAAGGTACTAACAACTTTGTTATTGATACTTCTATCATTTTGAACAGCCCAGTCAAATAAATCATTAACAGCTTTTTGTGAAATCTTAACAAAGTCTCTATCACTCATTTTACTATAAGGACGTAACACATCTTCCATTACTTCTCTAACTCTATTTCTATCTGAAAGCAACATCTCAGCAAAAGCATCTCTGTAGTTATCAATGTGGCTTTTCAATTTACCAACAAAAGATGTTTTCATAATACTATCTACAGCAGGAATAATTTTTCCTTCTCTATCTAAACCAGAGATGATAGTATTTCTGGCACTTTCTAATTGAAGTTGTTTTTTAAATACTAAGTAAGGATCATTGATGTTTGCTGTATCATGGTTAGAACCCTGAGTTACCTCAAATAATTGAGATGCTTGTTTAGCATATTTAACAAACTCTTTCAACATAAAGTGTTGCTCATATAACTCTTGAGGAGTCATATCTTCAATAGTCTTACCAATATTACTTTTTAATGTTGATAGATTAGGAATTGATGTTATACTATCTATGACAGCTCTTACTTCTGGTTTACTGGTATCCTCTGGACTTTCATATAACTCTAGAGTTTTAAGTATGTTTCCTTCTGAGAATAACCAAGTTTGACCTTTATTCTCTATTCTTTGTAAATAGTCAACAATAATAGGTTGATTCATGAAGTATGCAACATCTTTAATAGGAACTCCTATCTTAATCAAGTACAACCAGGTACCTGCAGTATTAGGAGTTGCACCCATCTCCATAATCCATCCACCTTTAGCAACATCCACATAACCATCAATAAACATCCCAATTGTATCTGAGATATATTCTGTAGCCTGTCCTGCTGCTTTAATAAGAGATAAAGTAGGAAATGCAATACCATCAACCAAAATTGAATTATAATGTTTAAAGTTTATTCTAGGATTATTTGCATATGATTTAGCTTTAGGATTTCCACCCAAAAGAGTTCTATCCAATTCATCCATGCCTTCTTTCTTAAGTTTTCTGAAATCAAGAAATAATGGGCTTCTTTGATTTTGAGAGTGATTAGTTTGAGCAACTGCAGCAATACCAATAGCTTGTTTACCAGTAACAAACTCATGTCTTTGTTTAGACATAAATCCTCTGTTAAGCATATTACCTACATTAGTATAATCAGTTTTCTCCAATCCTTTTCTCTCATTTATATCATTAGTTATATCTTTAAGATCTTGAGCTGAGTTTGGTTTTACCAAAGCCTCATAGTTACTAGGATGAGATACAAGCCCTTCTAATGATCTTATATATTCATTCTCAAGAGACTCTTTATATAATTTATTAACTACATCCTCTTTTTGTATTGATCTTTGTTCTGCATAGTCTTCAGGAAAAATACTTTCAAGTAATCTATCCTCAGCACTATCAAGATCTAGAAAATCTTTAAATGTTTTTACATATTCATCAAACTCTCCTTCATCAAAAAGCTTTCTAAATTTGTCAAGAGCTTGATCACCAGTTCCTAAATAAGGAACAGTTTTTAAATTTTTATCCTTTCCTGGATATAGGTTTTTCAAATAGATTGACAATTTATCAATATCAAAATCCGATCCTACTTTCTTAACCAAGGCAGAAGGAACCACAACACTATCTCCAAAGTCCTTAGGAAGAAACTTCTTAATCTTGAATACATCAATAGAGTTTTGTTTTTGAGTAGGAATCCTAAAGGCTATACCTGCTAATGCTTCAAGTTGTTTTTTACCTTCTGGATCATTATTGAAATATTCAATCAACTCTTCATCAGTCTTATCACTTTTGAACCATCTACCAACCATTATCTCAGCTACATTAACTGACTTACCATCTTCTGATTTTGTGTAGAACTCTAATTCACTAGACTCAAAGATTTGTTTGATTTCCCCTGCTTTGTTTTTAAAGGAACCAATATTCACTCTGTGTTGTTCCAATAACAATGAAGAAGGAATTTGTACTTTCATACCTCCAGAGATCTTAGGTCTAACAACATTCTTATCTGCAATAGAATAAAGAATGTTTCTAATCTGTTGATATGCTGGAGTAGCTTCAAGAACAACATGTCCACTCTCAAATCCATCAAAAGAATCAGTTATATTATAGTTAACTTCTCTTTTAAGGATCTCATCCTTAAGAGTTTTAATGAACTTATCTCTATCTGTAATAGTGAAAGTAAGATTGTCACCCTCTTTACCTTGAACAATTCCTAGTTTTTTAAGAAGAGAATTATACCCTTCCACAATTTTTGCTTCAAGAAGATTTTGATTATGTTGAACCATTCTATATAGCTCAGATTTCATTCTACCCTCTTCATCAGTGGTAGTCCAAACAGCAAATCTATCCATAAATTCTGCCTCAGGCATGAAGTCAACAGGCATACCAGCTTCCATAAAGTCCATAGTAACCAACTTGGTTATTTGTGATCCTTGAGTAACTAAAGGAGTGTCTTTTGAAGGAACTTCAGTTTGTAAACCTACAATAGAGAAAGGAATATTTGATACACCACGTTTTACATTGTTAGGTAAGAATCCTTCTTTCTCTCTTTGAGATTCAAAAGGAGTATTATTAAAAGTACCATCTTCATTATAAAGCTCATGTACTGTCTCAGTACCAACTTTACTACCCGAAGCATATACAGCATAGTCAATGTCATCATTAACCATCTTATCAAGAAGTTTAATGGCATAACTATTTTCTTGTAACTCATGAAGTACTCTATAAGAAAGAGGCACTAATGCAAATTTGTGTAATACAACATCATTGAAGTCTCTACCATTTTCTTTATTACCAGATACAATAGGTTTAACAGGAGTATAAGTGTTTTTGATATTAGGATTTCTTTTAAGAAATTTTCTAAGATCTTCTGCACTAGCACCAGCTTTAACCTTTCTTTCATAGTCTAAGTCAAATTGGAATTGTCTTTCATTAGCAGGAGTCCAATCACCAAGTCTTAATCTAAACTTACGTAATGCTTGGATAGTAATATAACCACCACCATCTGTTTCCTCAAAAGGATCTTCATAGTCTTTATTTTTATTAGTACTAAATATATCATCAATAGTAACTGTTCTAAAATGATCTCTTTGGAAATCAGTGTAGGCTGCTTTATCTTTTGGATTAACTCCTTTATTATAGAAGTCTTGTAAAAACTTACCTAATGTTTGAGAATTAAATACAAGAGCTTGTCTTGGTGAGTTAAAGTTTTTGATACGTTTAAGCTCATCAGAGTATTGATAAGGATCTGAATATATAAGTTTGTGGAACTCAATGTTAGCTATCATATAGTTGACAGCCATTACCTCAAGTTTCTGTGCAAGAAACTCTGGTTTAAGCTCATCTTGTTTAAAGTTTAATCCAGGAGCTTCTAAACCATTTTCTGGATTTGCCTGAATGATATTAAACTTATTAAATAATCTTTGTGTTTCCTTACCTTGTTCTACTATAAACTTATTAACAGCAGTATTAATTTGGCTCTCATAAGATTTGTATAACTCTTCAGAGGTTTTATCCTTATTTTTCTCATCATACATTATCTCATCATGTAAAGCATTTTTATTTGCTTTTGATTTATCTTCCAAAATAGATTTAAAGAAACGTAAATCTGTACTATTTCTTCCTGAAACATTAGCCACAAGTCTTTCATCTCTTGCTAACTCTACCTCATCTATGAAGTAATCTCTGAATATTGGAAGATGACGTCCGTTTTCATAAGAATCTTTATTTACAAATGGATTATCATCTGAGTGCAGTCTTACAGCATGTTCAATAGAAGCATCTCCTGGAACCAGATTTAAATAAATCCCTTCTAGGTTCAAATTAAGTTCTTGTACAAACCGTTGTACATAGTTCAATTTTGAAGATTCTTTCTTTTTACCAGAGTACTCATCAATAGTTCCATCAATAAAAACAGTTTTCATAATACCCTCAGTACCATCCTTTCTTTCTCCGTAAGAACCATCATCATTTTGAACAAACAATTTTTTAAGAATTTGAGAGTTTTTAGCAAACTTGTCTGTTAATAAGTATCTGAATCCTTTATTTTGAGGTTCCTGTAGATCTTCACTAAAGTCAACAACCTTAGATAGTACATCATAGAAGCTACTAACTGTATTAGTACCAACATAAGATTGTGTACGTTGACCATTGATATTGAAATATGTACTTTCAAATACAGGATTTTCAAGAATAGCTTGAATGATTCCCAATCTGGTCATATCAGCATCTATATTAAGAGTGGAAGTATTAATAGACATAATACCTGTATCTATAGTCATCTCCTCTCCAGTATCTGGATTAGTTGTTTTGACTTTATCACCAATAACTTCAATAGTTTCTTTAATAAATCCTACAGTTTTTCTAAACATTTTTTTCTGATTCTCATCAAGAGTATCAGACAACTTTACAGGATCTATCTTAATCCCTAAGTTCTTAAGAAAATTTGTATATGAAGACATTTCAGAACTAAAAGTAACATCTTTCAAAACCTTTGTAGCTGAATATCTACCTGTCTTACTATTATAAGAGAAATAAGGAGTTTTCTCAGTCTTCATAGTATCAATGATTTTACTCATCATATCTCTTTTAGCCTCTTTAGTTGCAGAAGCAAGAGTACTATCACTAACAATTACCTCACCACCAGGTTGAATAAACACAGTGATAACATCAGCATTTTGTTTTTTAAGTACTCTCCAGAAACTAGAAATTAATCTGAAATCTGAATCAGAAATATCAGAGTATACATCCTGATTAGCAGATGGTTGTTTACCTGTTAAACGCTCAAACAATTGAAAGTATTTTGGATCATTCAAAGCTATGTTTTGAAGTCTTTCCATCATCTCATCAATATCTACTGAATCATGCAATCTATTCATTAAATCTATATGAACGGCATTAGCAGGTAAGAGAGTATATCCTCCTATAGAAGAATACACAGTCTCTGGATATCCATTCTTCATAGTCTTAACTGGTAGTGTTCCTAGTAATAGTTTTATTGCACTATTAGACTTTCTAAAGGAATCAATAGTTCTGGCATCTTGCCAGTCCTCTTTACCAGATTGTTCTCCTTCATTAATATTCAACTCATCATTCTCATCAAACTCAAGAGCATATGTTTTTAAGTAATTAACATGTTCTTCTACTATGTTTTTCCATTCAGTCTCTACATTGTTATAAAGAGTTTCAAGGTTATCAAACATTCTTTGTTCTGAATCAGTTAGTTTTTGACCACTAGCTTCTTTATCAACAAGAACAAGACCTTTCTCATTAATAGCACCTAGTACCTCTTCTTGTAGCTCTGCATATATTTTAGTTTTACCCTTACTTAAAATATCAGAAAGAGAGAATAAAATATCATTGGATTCTGATAAAGGAGCCAATAAGCTATATGTCATGTGTTGGATAATATCATGCACTTGAATTGCAGGGATATTGTTGATTCTAAGCTCAGCATTATCACCAACATCCATATCTTCTATATCTATAATTCCTTCTTGAGGAAAAGATAATTTTGTTAAATAGGGATTATGTATGTTTTTATAATAACCATTACCAATTTTGTCAAACAATTGTTTGGTATTATTAACAGCTTCTTTTCCTGTAAAGAACTTATGAATAAAGTCTAGTAATTCATTGAACAATCTTGAGATAAGATTTCTTCCTTTAATTCTAACAGGATCTTTACCATACAATACTTTATCTCTGAATTCCTCAGCAAGTTCTTCTTTAAGCTCAGCATCTGTAGCTCTTGAAAACTTAATAAGTTTTCCAGTAAATCTATCTTTATAATAACCAGGTCTGTTTCTAAACTCTTTAATAATAGCATTTTTCTCTTTAGGTCCAGCAAACATCTTCCATACAGCCTCAAATACCTCATGATATACAGTACCTACCTCAGCATTTTGAGTTAGATATATAGAACCATCCATTAAAGCACCCCAAGCTTGTCTACCATTGGAAGCTTTAATCATATTTTTAACTCTGTATACAGGAAGACCAGGAAAGTTAGCAGCTAACCACTTTTCAACTTTCTCCCAATTCTCTCCTTCAAATGCTTTAGCTTCTTTAAGAACTTGAAGTCTATACTCTTTTCTATCTCTTAAAGGAATTCTATTAGGATCTACCTTACCAAAGCCTCCTCTTTTCTTAGGAGCAGCTTCTTCAATAGTAGTATTGTTACCATCAGCTATCTCAGTTTCTGTTGGAGCATTTACAGACTCATCTGTAGCTTCTCTTACTTCATCAATCTCCTCTATAGTTTCTTCTTCAGCAGGAGCTTCTTCAGTTGTATCCTCAACAGGTGGATTCTCTAAAGGTGTAGAAGAGTTTTTCTTTATATCATATAAAGCCAACTCATCTTTAATCAAAAACAATACATTTTGTTGAATAAACTTGTGTGCAGCCTCTTCATCATAATTCTGAGATTGCTTAGCTTCTATAACAGCATCAACTAAGTCTGGATCCATTTCAACATTAATAGCAGAAAGAGATACATCTCCTGCTAAAAACTTATCAGCATTAATTTTAAATCTTGTTGGGCCATATTTAGTATTGATAGGATTCCAGTTCTCACCAGTAAGATCAAGCTTACCAACTTTAGGAGTAGGAGTTATTACAGCAGAAGCTTCTACAGATGGTTCTTTTTGCTCTACCTTACCAGTTTGTCTTGCTTTTAATTCAGCAATACCTTTTTCTAAAGAAGGTTTAAGTCTTGCTAGTACAGTAGCATTTATTACATTGTAAGCATGATCTTCAGCATAACCTTTAGCAGCTATAAGAGCTTCTACAGTTTCTCCTGGAGAAGTTATAGACACCCCAGCACCATCTGCCATTTGTTTCTCTATATCAACAGTAAATGTTATAGGTCCTGCATTTAACTCCATTGTATTAGGTGTTTTCCCATCAAATTCATATCCATCTATAGTCATTGATATAGATCCTTCTTCTTTTGTTGGAGTTACTGTAGGAGCAGAATCTGTTGGAGTGGTAGAGGCACTAGGTTCTTCTGAAGTTGCAGGAGTTGCTTCTTCCTTTTCAGGCATTGTAAATGATGTTGGACCACTTTTCAATGTGAAATAAATACCTTTTCTATTAGTATCATTCTCATCTACTAATGGTCTAAACTTAGTAATTAATGGAATATCTTCATTCTTTCTTACACCACCATCAGGCATTTTATCTGATAGTAAATAAGATTGATAGTTTGGCCAGTCAACAGTTTGAGGAGAACCATCCTCATTAATACCTACTATTTGGGAATAAGGATTCTGCCAGTTACTCTCATTGGTTAAATGATTACTGGTATTATTATACATATTTTGAAGGAGCATCATAATATCTCCTTTTCTATTATATAAACTAGAATAAGTGAAATCAATAGCCTGAGTAGGGTCTGTTGTTTTTCCAGAAATATATAATTTTAATCTTTTCTCATTATTGGTATCAGTAACTTCCTGAAACCACATATTATTATATCCAGCAGGTTTAGGATTACCTTGTCTATCTTTAGAAAATCCCCAGTATGTTGTAGATCTTAACCAATTAAACAATCTTTCAGTCTCTGGTCTTACTTCACCATGGTCACGGACATTCTTAGTTACTTGAAGAAGAACATCATAAATAGTTTCAGCTTCAGTTGCTGTAAACTTTCTATTGAATAGTTTAGCAATACCATTAGGAAGAGTTAAGAACACTCTGCCTTTTGGGGAGGTGAAAGTAACATTACCTAAGGTAACAGGAGCATCACTAGTTTTAACCTGTATAACAGGTTCTCTTTCAAGCATAACATCAGTAACCAAGCCTGCTGCCTTAGCAGAAGTTCTTGCATTATGATCTATCTCCTCTTTAGTCTCTCCCATTACTTTTTGTAATTCAGGATAACCAAAAGAAGCACTTACTTTATAAGGTGCAGGCATTGCATCAGCAGCTAATTGATCATCTACCCATGCTGCATACTGTTTAGTTAATGAGTCTACAGTAGACTGTGGAGTATCATCTCTAAACATACTACCAAACTTTCTATTACCATCAGCATCTACATAGTTACCTTTTAAACTTTTAGTTGGAAATACTTGGTATATTGCTGAGTTAATAACATCAGCATCTTTAGAAAGACGTTTACCATCTTGATCAAGTAAGAACTGATTTCCTTTTTTATCAACTTCCACCATTACCAAAGCTATAACCTCATTAGCAGGATATTTTTCTTTGTCTTCCTCAGGAACCTGAGATAGTAGGTGTTCTACCAAGCCATCAATAACTCCCCCTTGTGTTTTTTGTGTAACTATAATACCTCTAATACTATCTCTTTTCTTTTTAGAAAAACTATCCATTCTTGCTCCAAAGTGATTAGCTCTCTCTTGATGAGGTTTACCATCACTAATAGGACGTGTACTTCTTACTACAGCCATGTCTGGTTTCTTAGACATAGGATCATAGGCTTTGTTTCCAAAGAAGTTTTGGACAGTTTTATTCAATGTACCAATAAGATCTTTAACTAAGGTAGGATTAGTGTGCATACGTTTCTCTTCCGCCTGTACAGCTTTTTCTCTATCAGCAAACTCTTTAAATTCATCTAGTATCTTGGCCTTAGCCATCTGGGCAGCTATAAGATCATCTAAACCTTTTTCTAGTTCCTTTAGATCAGTTGACAAGGTTGATGCTCTCTTTTGTAGATCAGGAATTTTTAACTCATCTTTAAAGTCACTAATATCACTATCTAGTTCTAATACCTGTTCAGTGAATCCTAGTTTGTCAGCAACAAATTGTTTTGCTCCTTCTTCTCCAAGATATTTTTCTAACTTAGCTAGAAAATCATCTAGGAATAAAGGCATGTTGGGATTCTCTTCTTTAAGTCTTTTTACATAATCATTAAATACCCCTAAAGCATTTTTCAATAAATCTTCAACAAGCTTGATAGCTGATTTGGTTTTACTTATTGCATCCTTGGTAGTGTCAATAAGATCTTCTAAGTCATTGATATCTTTCTTAATATCTTCAATCATTTCTTTTCCACTCTCTGGAGTAGACATAATATCTTCCAAGAAGTCTTTGAAATAAGGAATAGTAGCTTCAAGCTCTTCTTTTTCATTCTCTAAATCCTCAATTTGTTGTAATAAAGAAGCATCTAGAGCACCAAGATCTCTGGCCATTTTAGTAATAGACTTTATAGCCTTTACTTTCCAGGTTCCTTCTTTAGTTTCTATACCTTTTTTAACTTGTTCTTCTATTGTAGAGGCTGCTTTATCTACTTTCTCTTTTGCAGAAGTAAGTTCTTTGGTTACTTGTTCAAGTCTAGCTTTACTTGTCTCATATAGATTAGAGATAATAGAGTTTCTAGCTTTGATTTTTTCTGAAAAAGACATCTTAGATTCAATGAATTTCTCCATAGAAGCTTCTTGTGCTGGTGTTAAAACAGATTGCGCAGTTATATAAGGTTGTTTAAAACCTAGTTTAGTTGCTGTTTTATATGAGAACATAGTGTTAATAACCTCTTGTTCCATTAAAACACCACCTTTACCTATATATTGAAACAGTAATCTATCCTGTTTTTTATCATAAACAATTCTACCAACAGCAGCTTTACCATCAGCACCCTTAACACTTCTATTTTTCCAAACAACATTCCAGTTGTAAATATAGAAAGAAATTTTAGGATTCTTTCTAACATCCTCAGCTTTAGTAAGACTTCTACTTTCTAGTTCCTCAGGATCCATAGAAACTATGGTACCATCCTCTTTCTTAACTTTTAGTGTACCATCTTCATTTTGCCCTAAGATAGTTATAGTAGGAGCCTCATATACATCATGACCTTTTTTACTCTTAAGAGTAACTCTACCCATTATGTATTCTTCTCCAACATTAACATTAACATCTCCTGTAGATGTAGTAACTTTCATTACCTCTTTAGGACTACCAATAGGAGGATACTCTGTAGTATCTACATCAGGTGCACTAAACTCTTCAGGAGTTAAAATTCTTTTGTTATAATCATCAATATATCTTTTTCTGTCAACCAATAGATTGGCAAAATCAAATACTTTCTCTCTGTAATTTTGTAAATTATTAGGATCTTTTATTTTTGCTTCAGCAAATAAAGCATTTATTTCTTTCTGAACTTCAGCATCTTTGATAACACCTTTAGTATTATTATCTTCCCAACTTGGAGAAGCCTGCATAGCTGTTCTTAATCTATCTATACCCAATCCAGCAAGTGACATTTCTGATGATAAATCTTTTAAACGCTCATCAGCATCTACAGTTTTAGCTGCAGCATAAACTAACTCATCTACAACTTTATCATCATAAAGTCTTCTACCTTTTTCATCTGTAATATTAGAGTATCTATCATTAATTATATCATAGGTTTTACTTACCTGTCTAGATGTACTTTCAATATTATCAAGTCTTTTTATAAACTGTTGTTTAGTTTCATTCTCAAGAACAACTTCAGAAGCCTTTAAGTCCTCAAAACCAGCATCAGATAAAGCTTGTCTTCTATATAAATCTAGTTCTGAAAGTACAGCATCTATTTTACCATATTTAACTCTAGGCATTATATATGAAAGAGCATAATCTTTTTCAAAGTTTTTCTCATTAAAAGTGTCATTATTTGCTACAGCCTCTTGACGGTTTTTTTGAGAACCAATACCAATAGAAACAAAGTTTCTAGCATCTTTTAAAGCTTGAGTAAGGTTTTTGGAATTATTGATTTCAGTAATTGCTGCAGCAGTATTTCTACCTACTTGACCACCTGTTCCTGTAAAGCCTCTTTCTTTTATATTGTTCTCTCCAAAAGGAGAGAAAGAAGTTTGAAGACCTCCAGAAATACCACCAATCAAAATTCCCTCTAAACCTTCCTTAGTAGTAAGAGCTTGTTTAACACCATAGCTAAACACATTACCCATACTGTCTAAAGTATTATTCCAAAAATCATTAGTATCTTGTTCATTTTGATGTGCTCTATTGAAATAGTCTTCAACCCCTGTTTGAATAGCAAATTGCATTCCTTCTTCAAAAGCCTCAGAAGGAGCAAATAATAAAGAAACTGGATTAACTAAGTAATCACCAAATAGTTTGCCTGGTTTACCAAAAGCTCTTTCTAAATTAGAAGCTTTTGCTCCATATTTAGCAGCTGTTTTCTCAGCTATAGTAGCCCCTTCTGCCACTGATTCTTTAGCAAGTTCATTAATTGCTCTCCTCTCAGCTGTTTTACTACTATTAAGTATTTTTGGTAATTGAATATAATTAGTAGCAGATAACAAAGCAACATTCATTCCCCAAGTAAAATTACCAACATGGTCAGCCATGTTATTAATTTCCTCAAGATCTTCACCAGATGGTTCAACACCTGATTGAAGTTTATATTCTTTTATAAGTTTATTTCTAAAGTCATTCATATTTTGGAGAGCCTCCATACTAGCCTCACCCATAGTACCCATTAAGGCTATAGTAGCTCTTTCACCATTAGCAAGAATATAAGCACCTGCAGGATTTACATATTTTGTAGCTAAACCATTTAAGGCTTTAGATACTGCTCCAAACTTAGAAACACTATTGGCATTAACCATAGCAGCTTCTACAGCAGTAAGAGTTTCTAAACCCTTTTCTGCTCTAACTAAGGCATTAATCTTACCTACAAAGCCAAAAGCTTTACTCCAAGCAGCTCCACCAGCCATTGAACCAATAGAGAAACCTAAATTTTTTATTACTTTATCTGACCAGAAGTTGGCTGTCCATACATTCTTAGGAGATAACCAAGATGCACTTGTTTCTGCTTGGGTATAATAATTTGGAAGATAATCTTCCATCTTCTTATTATACTCATCCATCTTACGGTTAGTATCATTATCATAGAAAGCAGCCAATCTATTCTCAGCAAACATGGCACCAATACCATTTAAGGTACCAACAGTACCACTAACAAAAGTAGTTGCTGCAGTACCAACCATCTTGGCCACACCATTACCCCATTTCTCTGCAGTAGATTGTTGTTGAGCATACATTTCCTCTGCATCTCTTCCAACATAAACACCTTTATCATATCTGCCTGATCCTGGTAAATCTCTTGCTGAAACATAATCTAAAGCACCACTTTTATCAGAAATATCCATACCATCCATAATCTCCTCAAGAGACTGTTCTCTAAACTCAGGTTTACCACTTCCTCTTGTTGAAGGATTGTTAGGAACATAGACAGGTAAGCCAGAAGCTGTACCTCCTAGGTTAACAGGTAATTCATGAGCAGAACTAATATTAGGATTATCTCCACTAGGAACACTTATATTAGAAGCAGTGGGTAGATCATTCATTAAGCCAATTTCTTCTTCCATGATTATTTTGTTTTAATAATAGCATTTATTACATCAGGTGTAAGGTTTGAAAACATGTTAACAGCTTCTACCATAGAATTTGCATTTTTTGGTAGTTCTATAAGAACAGGTTTTCCTTTTCCATCATTTACATAAACATAATTAGTAAAAATTTCTCTAGAAACTCCACCTCTATCAACTATAGTGCTTTTTTTAACATTACCTTTTACATCATAAGGAGTTCCTTTTAAACTAGGAAAGTCTTGTTTAGTAAAAGCAACATCATTCATTTGATATGTACTAATATCTTTAACATCTCCAAAAGCAGTAGTATTGTTACTAGTAACATACATTTTATTATCTAGCTCTTTAACCACCATATCTTGGTAACCTTTACCAGGATTAAAACCTATAGAAGCTGCTTGTCTTTCACTTAAGGTTACTTCACCAACTAAACTACCATTAGTACTATAAAATAATGCTTTTGGAGTTATCTGATTAGTAACTTCATCTCTGGTAGCAGTATATTGCACTGTTCCTTTTTTATCATCTTTAAGTATAGCTTGCATTGCTGCAGCATTTTTTACTAAACCTGGAGACTCATTTTGTCCTTCATTAGCATATGCTCCTACATAACCAGACAATGTTTCTTTTCTTTGAGTATCTATTTTAGTTTCACCACTTGCTAATGGTTGTCTTACAACAGGATTTAAAATAGCCATCTCTTTAATCTTAGCTGCTCTTGTTTGATAACTTGCTGCAAAGTTTTTATTTGCATCATTATACATGAAATTTTTAGCTTTTTCCCATTCCTGTGGATTTACACCAGGGGGTGTACCAGTACCATATCTAAAAGCAGCAGGAAAAGCACGTACCATTTGTTCTGTAATACCTTTAGCTTTTAAACGTTTCATTGCTGCCTCTGAAGCTTCTACTTCTTGATCAGTACTAAACATACTTTTTGTATCATTAAAAACTAGAGATAAATCATATTGCATTGCTGGTGTTAAAGTAACTTTTTTAGGACTACCAAAAGGAGCCATACCTGTAGACATATTTAATGTAATTGGTTTTACATTGTTTAACTCTGCCACATCAGGAGTTTCTGCATCAATTTTAATCTTAGCATTATTATAAATATCAAAGTGCTTTTTAGCATTTTCAACAGAACCTTTTAAGTTTTTCATTGTTTGATCCAACTGTGGATTTTCAGAAAGTCTAGTATTAGCTTCAATAGCATATTTAGTTCTAAAGAGATAAGGAGTCATTCCTCTCTTTTTTGCTGTAGCATTTACAACAGCTCTCATAGCTACTTCATCACTTACTCCTTTATTTCTACTTTTATAATCAGCTAGTACTTTTGGATCAAGTACTCCTGTACCAAATAATAACTGGTCTACTGAAGTACTATAATCTTTCCAAGCATTCTCACCCATTTTATCAAAAGTCTCATTATAATCTCTGTCTGTGTCTAAAGGACCTTCAGTTAACCCAGCTGATGAAGCTTCCTCCTCCTCTTTCTTAGCTTTTAACATAGCTATTCTATAATCAGAACCTTCTTTTCTAATAGCTAATTCTTTTTGTTGTGCTAAACCTGCCCATTTGTAACGCATGTCTTCTTTTTTAATAGCCATATCATTACGCTCTTTTTGTATTTCAAACTCCATCTTAAAAGCTGGGTTATCATGAATAGTTTCTTCAGTGATAACATTGGTATACATAGCAGTAAATTTATTCTTGGCATCATCTCTAGCTAGTAAAGCTCTAATAGAATCAGGATTACTAACAGCAGCTTCCTGAATATCTTCATAAGATGATTGTACAGCAGCTTTAGTTTCATTTAGTTTATCAATTTGTGCTTGATATACATCTTGTTCTGCCTTATTGGTTGTTGCACTTTTTTGAATATTCAAAGAAGAAATATTATCTTCTATATTATTAATTTGTTCTGTTTTTACTTTACCTGTTCTTTCCAATAAAGCAGCAGAATCTAATCCTCTATAAGTATATTGTCCATTTATACCTAACTGTTTAGATACTCTTGGATCAGAGAATACATAGTCTATTGTTTGTTTTACTTTCTCAGGAAATTTACCTTCTTTTTTTAATTTCTTCATTGAATGAGAAAGTTCAGGTTGTCCTGTTCTTTTATTTATAAGAGGTTTTCCATCATTACCAGTAACAAATATTTGATCAATGGTATATCCATCAGGCTTAATCTTATCAAAAGTATCAGCCATATGTTTATCAACATCAAAGAACTTATTATATTTAGCATTTAATCCAGCATTTACATCAGAATTATCCATCCATGAGGATACTTGTTTATTGAAAACATACTCATTAGCTGGATTAAGTTCTCCTTTCTTACGTTCTTCTTCCATAAAAGTTTGTTCCTTTCTGAGTTTTGCTGTAGAACTTACTGCATTTTGAATACCTTCATCTCTAATAAGTTGCTTAGTCATACCAGAAACAGAGTTCACTAACTGAAAATTAGAAAAATCTCCAGAAGCAACTGTACGGAGATTATTTCCTAATTGATTCAATTTAGATTGAAGATAGGCTTTATCAACATCTCTTATAACATCAAGTCCTGCAATATTGTCAACTTGAGTTTGTATCTTCTGAACTCCTTCTTCATAAGCTTTTTGCTTCTGCATACCAACAGATACCATAGCTTCAACAGGTTGTTGTTGTATGTATGGATTAAACTTTGGTGGTTGAGTATCTGTGAAACTTGCCATAATAATAATTGATTAACAAAGTTAATTGAATTTATTATACCCTACAATAGAGACTAATAAACCTAAGTGATTATTTATAATCAAATTGATTAGAGATCTTTAAAAGCTTTTGCTAAACCTCCATATCTTTTTTTATTTTTATCTTGAATAATAGTAGGACCTGTAGAACTAGAAGTTCCCATAGTCTTAGTAGTATTATTTTTTACTGCTGTTGGATTAATAGGTACAATTCCAGCAGCAGGAATAGGAATAATATTATTACTATCTGTCTCAGCTATAGGATTAATAGGTTCATAACCTATAACTTTACCTTCTTTATCCTTAATAATCTTATGAGTAGGTTCACCCTTTTCATTATAAATTACAGGTATATCTATATTTGCAGGTGCACCTGTTTTTCTTATTCTAAATTGACTATCATAAGAATAATCAGGGAACATATTAGCATAAACTTGAAGAGTTCTATTCTCCAATCTGTTTTGACCTATCTTACTTGATATAGAGTTAATAGCTTCTTGCTTAACTGCTTTAGTAGCTGATTTAGCTTGAGCTTGTCTTACATATTGTTGATCAGCTATTTGAAGATTTTTCAATTGGGCTTCATTAAGGGTATTAATGTTTCCACTATATACTTGATCTTTCATAGCTTGATTAGCTCTGAATTGTTCAGCAAGCACTTTAGAATTAGCTCCATACTTTTGAGCAGCCAAAGCTGCTAATGCTTCTGGATTATTACCTGAGGCATTTACTAATTGATTAAAATCAGCTTGATTCTCATTTAATTGATCTTGATAAGATATATCATAAGGAGTTCTAAGTTGTGGGTGATAGAATCTAGCATCCACAGGTTCCTCTTGGTTATTGGATAAGGCAAACATTTCACCAGCCAATTGGTCTCCCATTAAACTTTCACCTGGTTGTTTTCTCATCCAAGGAAGAATTTGTCCTGCAAGAGTTTCCAATCCTGTTTTTTTATAAGGAGTAACTTGATAATTCTTATCTTTTTCTTCTGCAGGAGTTGTAGGAGTTGCAGGAGTTGCAGCTGGAGCTTCAGTTTTAAAATCAGAAGTATTGATATGAAATCTTCCTGGAAGACCATCTGTAGCAAGTTTTTGTGCTATTGCTTTTTGTTCCTCAAAGGTTTTACCTTTATTTATAGAAGCTCTTACATCTTGCCAATCTTCTCCTTCATAATTTTTAAAATAATCTACCAATGCTTTAGCCATTTCTGGATCATTATATGCTGCTTCAGTTTCTGTTTTATATTTAGCATAAGCCTCTGGAGAAGAAAACATATTATCATTTCCTGTACCAATAGGAGTATAATCTAAAGCTCCAGGAGTAGCAGTTGTATTAGCATATTTCTTATTAGGATCTATATTACCTTTAAACTTAGGGTTTCCTTTAGTGACACCATTTTGAGCTTTAATTATTCCACCATTTTTAGAGTAAGATGACTCATTATCTGCAGGAGCTAATTTTCCTCTAGAAAAAGCCCCAGAGTTTATACCTAATCTTTCTGCTTCATTATTGACAACTTCTTGGTGAGCAGCTGCTTTCTTCATCATAGCATCATTTAATGCATATTTATTATCAATACCTTTAGCATTCATTGTTAATGAATTTAGAGTAAGCTTATCAATAGGAGTTCTCACATCAAGGTCATTAAGAGCATTAGTATTTTTGGATTGTTGTTTATTAAGTTTCTGATTTTGTTCTGCTAGACCTGCCATAGCTTTCTTAAATGTTTTTCCATATAAACCTTTGAACATTGGATCCCCTCCAACAGTTCTATCATTGATTACCATATCTCCAAAGATAACAGCACTATCTCCTATTTCTGTAATAGGTTCTCCAGTTTCTGCCTCTACTTGTGCAGTATTACTTCCATGCTCTGCTTTATCATAATTTAACAACACACCTGTGTGTCTTCCATTACTTTCTTCATGAGTTTGTCCTTTAATCATACTGACAACACCATTACCATCTGAGTAAGGATTAAAGGATATAGGTTCAAGATGTCCTCCTGAAACTGCTTCAATATCACCAACTTGATTTGATCTAATATTACCCCCTGTTCTAAGAGTATTCATCATAGGATCTGGTTTAAGTAATTCATTTACAGAGTTATTACCAAAGTACTTTAATACTTGTGGGCTTTTATAATTACCACCATCTTCTGCATAAGCTGAATAATCACCTCTAAGTTGTTCTATTCCTGTTATCTCAGCCATGTTTTTGTTCATACGTGACTTAGCTTCTTTTATTTTATCATCATTTGTATCTAAAGCACCTCCTAAAGCACCACCTGCCCATTTACCAACAGCACCTAAAGCAGCTGCACCAATGGGCCCACCAAAATACATACCAACAGCACTACCTGCAGCTTGTCCAATATTTCCACCTAATTCTGTACCAGCATCTGGACCATTCTCTCCCATATTATCAGTTACAGAAGAAGCAGAATTGGCAAATGAAGTCCATGAAGGAGCATTTCTTTGAAAGGATTCTGAATTAAAATAATTAGATTTTCCATTCTGAGCTTTTACTAATCCACCAGATTTATAAGCCTTTACAATTTCCTCATCTCTTAATGGTTGATATACCGATTCCTGTAATGGTTCATACTCTAAATCCTGATAAAGATCTCCAGGAGCATATGTATTCATTATTTCACCACTATTGGCTTTTTTAATTTGCTTACCTGATTTGGCTTGCCCTAAAGGATTGGTACCAGTACCATATATAGGAAATAATTCCTCTCCTGTTATAGTAGGCATAAGAGCATTTCTTTTTCTTTTAGCATTATCATAACGCACATTAGGAGCATCAATATCTAATGTATTAAATGATTTTTTAACAATGTCACTAGTATCTGCCCAAGCTCTTGCACTCTTTACATTTTTTCTTTCATTCTTAAAATTCTTCTTTGCATCTACTCCAGCACCAATAGCTTGTATTCCTGCCTGAACATAAGTACCATAATCTCCAGCAACACTTTCAGTAATAGCAGCAGCATCTGTAGCACCTGGTGTATCCCCAGCAATAGCCATTCTCTCATTATTAACATCCATTGCAGTTTTTTGATAAGGCTGAATAACACTACTTGGATCAAAATAATCAGTATTTGGAGCAGGTTTTGGAAATCTTGAAGTATTGTTCATTCCTGGATTATACTGTGGACCAAAATTTTGATTATTATACCAACTATTGTCAGGGATGTTTTCTAAGTAATCAGGAACACCATTCTTGTTGGAATCCATCATTACTCCAGTTTGTGCTTTCTTAAAAGCAGCACCATGCTTAGCCATAAAAGCTTCTTGGGTGGGAAACTCTTTATAGAAGTCTTTCTCATTCTTGTGGCCAGAGATTTTTAGAATTTGTGCTTTCATAATTACTTTAATTAGAATTGGTCCAACCATCCACCTTTTTGTGGCTTATTATAATTTGTAAAGTTAGTCAATTGATCCAACTTTGTCAAGCCCCTACCATTCTGTGCTATTGGGAACTCTGTTACTTTACTTCCTTCAAATTGATAACCTTTTCCAGGTTCCATATATTTAGTATCTCCTGTATCAGAAATACCAAGTAGAGGTTGATCAACCCCTTTCATTGTTATATTATTACTTCCTATCTCTACAACCTTACCCCAGTTGTTTGGATTCCAATAACCATTGTCATCTTTAATAACTCCACCATTTCTTTTCTGTTGAGCAGAAACAGTAGCAGCACCTGCAACAGGTATAGCTGCTGGTAAGAATTTAAACAATTCAGATAATCCCATTAACTTTTCAGGAGTAGGTTCTGTAAAACTAGAAATTCTATCTTGTGGATTATGATGCATAAAATCCTTAATAGTTTCTTCAGAAATATCATCATACTTGTTTTTAATAAAGCCTGTATTAATCATATTTTGTCTCATCTCTCTTAAGTGAGCCATAGGTTCAACTTCATTGTTTGGGAAGTACTTAACATTGTTACTTACTCTTGTAAATTCCTCTATAGGAATATTATCATCCATAATAATATCATCATATATTTTAGAACGTATCTCTTTTGTATTTTGATCATAATCATACATATCAAGAGCATATTCATCAATCTTACTTGGATGCGGTGTAGCTATAGGCATTTCTGGTTTTCTGGGAGGATTTAATAAACCTAATCTTTTTAATGTTTTCTCTCCTTCACTTAAAGGATAAGCATCAGGATTGTTGAATTTATCTAAATCTTTATGATATTTTTCTACACGTTGTGTAAACTCAGGAGATTGTGCATAAGCTTCTCTTTGTAACCAGTGTCCAACTTCATGATCATGAATACTCTTCGGAGAGAATAAGTTATCCTTTTGAATCTCTTTTACTTGTCTAAAATCTATATTAATACTATTATCAAGAGAATCATAATGACTACCTCCAATATTGGGGTTAGAAGTTAATGTAGGATACTGTAATTTATCAGTATCAAGTCCCATTGCTATTGATAATCTTTCTCTTGCTTCTGGAGTTTCAAATTCTGTAGGTAATCCAGCATGATAGTCCTGCATTGCTTTTATTTCTTTTCTAAATTGAAGAGGATATATAACATTACTATCTAACTTTTGGTATAAAGGATTCTTTTTAATATTCTTAAAGGCAGGGGCCAAATAATCTGCCATAGGTAATACATCTAAAGCTCTAAGACCTGCACTAGCATAATTACCTCTAGCAATATCCTGAGGAAGTTTAACAATGTTATCAGCAACCCCTATAGGATTAATAATATCTATTGCATTATCAAGAGAATTTCTTTCTCCATAAGTAAAGTTATCTGGTATGTTTTCATTTCTAGCCAAATATCCAAAAGCAGTAAGAGGATTTACAGCAATGTCCAAAGATTTATCAAGCTTACCTTGTGATACATGTTTCCTTACTTCTTCTCTTTTAGGGGCTTGTTGTTTGAATTTGACAGATTTTGGATTAAGTACTTGACCAGTTGATCTTAACTTAGCTTGATCAGCCAATACATTTTTTCTTTCTTGTAAAAGAAGTTCTACCCCTCTTTTCATTTTAGAATTAGACATTCTTATCCCATCTTGTGCAGATGGTGTAGTCTTCTTAGCATAAGGACCATTACTAGGTGCTCCAGTTCTAGCATAAGAGAATCCTACAGAACCTGGCATACTAGTTCCATTCTGTGCAGGTCCTCCCCAGGCTCCATTATAATTGAAACCCTTATTGGCTAAGCCATCAAACTGACCACCATTTTCCATTTCATCTATCCATCCCATTACTTATAAGAGTTTTGAGCTGGTGCTAGTAGGAACTGAGACACCAGGTGAGTTGTACTTGAGTTATCTAATATATGTCTTATCTTAAGATCCTTGGCTCTAATAGGAGCCTTTTTAAAGCTTCTAGTTGAATAATCCATGTTGGCCTGGTTAAGAACCTTATCAATAGATAATGATTCACAGGAAGGTCTGAAAATGAATTGTAGAGGATCTTTTACTATGTTCCAGAATGTATTATACTGATAGAAGTTATCACTTTTGGTATATGTGATTATTTTACTATCAGTAGTATATTTTGGGTAAGAATTATAAGCCTTAAGGTTATTGACTGGTTTTGGTTCTAGTTCCAATAATCCTGTAGACTGTTGATCATTATAAAGAATGGCTTTGTTAAACCATTTGTTATTTGGTTGAACTTTTAATACATCAGAAAACACACCAGTAGGATCTTTGGTATATTCATATACTTTTGTGTAGTCTTGTACTCCTTGTAGAATCTCATCAAGATATTGGTAAGAGAAAGGATACTCAATAATATAAGGTTCTGTGTTACCATAGTAGTAATTATAGTGTACTACATCTGTTAGGTGTCTCCAGGAACATCCTTGATAAGTATACATGAATGTAGCATGTCTGTATTCATCTTTAGTAATATCAACTAAAGACTGAGTTACACTTACTCTACATTTTCCTGTAGATTCTAACACAACCATAGTAAGACTATCATCAACAATGAAAACTTTTCCAGAAATTAATTCACTTAATGGAATGTTGCTTTCTATGATGTTACCTAAAACATCAGAGAGTGTGAAGGGACCAATCCCCTCACTCCCTTCTGTTAACTTTATGACTATTGTTTTTGACATGACTATGGTGTTGTTGTGGTAGTTGTTGTTGTTTCACACATTCTTTGTATCTCCCAAGCTGTAGTATCAGGACCTGTAACTCTAATAACTGCTACAGGATTTATTAGAAAATCTGCATTAGTGTATTCCCACCAGATTATTTGTTGATAACTTCCTGGTATAATTAATCCTGAACCTGTTTCAGATGCAAATGTAGCTTGTCTATTAGGAATAGTTCCTTTAGATGTTCCAATAAATTGATCTGTAGCATTTGTCTCAGGTACAGTTGGAATTGTAGGATCTCCATATAAGTTATCAAATGGTCCCTCATTAGGAGTTGTCATTCCTGAGGTAGCTTTTTTAATACCATTATGAAGTATCTCTAATTTATCAGGAACACTTACAGCATTTAATGCCATTGCTACTGTTCCACCCTCTGATACAAGAGCTACTATGTATTCTGTTATACCCACTCCACCAGAAGATACTAATGAATTACAAGGGATTACTGGGAATGCTGTAGTTGTAGTTGTAGTTGTGGAAGATGATGTTGTTGTAGTGGTTAAACTACATGGAGTTATTGATACAATAACACCATTAACAACTTCATAAATACCATCTAAAGTTATAGGTGTGAAATAGAATCCATCTGGTATAACTTCACAATCTTGAGTAGCATTATTAGCATATACAGTAACACCAACAACTAATGAAGTTGTCCAACCTATTATAGTAGTAGGAGTTACATTGACAAGATTATACAACATATATGACTTAGCATTACATGCTTCACTAAAACTAGCTGTAGAAACCACTGAAGAAGGAGGAGCTATTACATTGTAACCTGTGTATAATGCAAATGGATCTAATCCTGAAGGTCTTGTACATGGAGGCCCTGGAGGAGGTATGGTTATTATACCTGTTCCTTCTAATTCACAGCTAGTTCCTTGTGCCACACCAATCAATGTACAATCTAAAGCAATAGTTGTAGTAGATGTTGTAGTTGGTGGTAATGGGAAAGCAGTTGTTGTTGTGGTTGTTAAAGGATTTGCAATAATCTCTCCTGCTAAAAATTTAAAAGGTTCACAACAAGATTTTTTACCAGAATAGAAAAAGTTATTTTCACCAATATACCAATTAGGTATATAACTATGAAAAGATAACCAACTATTGGTAATAAAGCTATAAGAGATAGTCCATGATTTATTACAAAAGTAAACAGGATTATTTACAGAAATTGGTTCTTTAAACACACCAATCTCTGCCTGAGTCTCTTTATAGAAAGACTGAGAATCCATATCAAATACAATATCAGTACTTAAAGGAATATAATCAAGCTTGGTTATAATAACTCTATCAAATTTGCTATCATATACACCATGAAGACCTATTCTATTAAAATTGTTGTCAATATTAACATTAGGAAAATATCTCAATATCTCAAAGGCCAAATGATCTGTAAAGAATCTATTCATACCTGAACCAGGTGCTGAAAGATCTTGTGCCTTAGTATTGTTCATAAGGAACACTTGACCTCTCTTAGCATCAATAGTTATTTGACCTTGAGGTATTTTAAGAAGAAACTTATGTTGACTTCCTAAATAACCTAAATCAGTTTCTACATAATCATAAGGAGGTGGTTGTCTAGTAAACAATGATTGTCCTAAATAAACTTGTCCATTTGTATTTGTTTGAGTTGTATATAATGCATTATATAATAAAGCTTTGTTTTCAAATCTTGCCAATACTTGTCCTTTATCAATTCCATCCAATGAAGTTAGTGCCCCATAGTTTTGAGGAAAATCAAAATAAGCACTTGCTCTATATGTCAACCAGTTATTAACTGTAGTATCTGCTGTAGCTATTTGAGGATCTGAAAATATAGCTCTAAATGGATAATTACTAGTACAATCATCAAATTCAAAATTTGCTGGTATATGAGAGAAATAATTCTCTGTGTTTTGTTTAGAGAATGATCCATTATAATAATAGGTATTATCCTGTGCAATAGTTACAAAACTTTCTTGTACCCAATCATCAGGAATACTATTACTTACATGTGGCCAAAAGTCTCCTTCCTTATTATTGAAAGCTTGTCTTAAATCAACATTATAACTAGTCTCAACATAAAAGTTAGGTATTCCATAGGCAAACAAATAAAATATACCATCATAGAAAGTTCTATTTGGATTAGCTACTGCAGGTACTGTTTGACAATTTGGACAATCAAAGTTATGTGCCTTGTAAGTAATAATATTAGTCATGTTTCCTAAAACAGGTACATTAAAATCTTCTAAAATAGATCTAGAAGAATGCCAATATTTAGGATAACCTATATTACCTAACTCATCATAAAATACCTCACTATCTTGAGGAGCTCCAACTCTATTATCAATAAAGAAAGGAACTTTAGTTTTAAAAGCAAACCTAGAGATAAAAGTATCTCCACCAAAAACTATCTTGGTAGCAGAACCTTCATTTTCTAAATTTACCTGAAAACCAGTATCAATAGTTTGATAACTATAAATTTGTCCCCACTGTCCTCTAAATGTATTTTTTAATGAAGCATAATAAGATACAACCTGAATAGGTAGTTTCTTGGCAGGCTCAGCACATGAACCAGGGCAATAAGGAACATAGAATGTAGTTGTAGTTGTAGTTGTCATAGATGTATCTACACAAGTAGTACTACCACTACAGCCTGTAGTGAATCTTGATATATCCTGAATATTAATAGGAATCATATTAGGACTCAAATGTGGGAAAGGAAGAGGGTCAATATCTAAATCTGTTCTTAGATATACAGATGATTCTCTTTGATAATTATTTATATCAATATCATTCTCTCCAACATTTTGAACTGCTGGGATAAGATATCTTCTTAGGTCAAGTCTTCTTTGTTTAATACCTTGTTCATTAGGTATAGAAGTAGAGTAATTATAATCAGCTATAGAATTAAAAGAATAAGCATAGTTCTTTCTTGTAATACCATTAATATATATTTCAAGATAAGCTTGGTATGCTGTAAAGGTAGCAGCTGCATCACCATTACCAACTTCTCCTGCAGATGTCAAAGCATCTTGTTGAGCTTCTTTAGTTAACAATCTATACTTAGCATTATCTTTTACTTCAACAAAGTGAGCTAAACCTCCACCATATATAACACTCTCTGCCTTTAGTATGTCTCCTAGGAATGGTTGTCCAAAAGAGGTTTCAGGAGAGTTAAATATCTGTCTATATCTTAATGAATCATTAGTAGAAATAGGTGCTAATGGAGTATTTCCTTCACAGTTGTTTAAAGTTCTTCTTCCTATATGAGGATCATTTTCTCCACCACCATCAGAATCTATAACATCTACAGGTTGACTTGTGTATGGTTTAAAAACTTGAACAGGTGTACATTCACAAGGATCAAAAAATCCACCATTATCACACTCAAACTCTACATTTCCACCTACAGCAACTCTACAATAAAGTTGATTTTGACTAATACCAAAAATAGATTCCATCCAATCACTTCTTAAAGTGTTGGCAGCATTAATATCACTAAATGGATCTACCCAATTTACTCTACTACCATGACAACCATGGTCATAAACATACCATACATCATACTCTGCAGGACCTATATTTGCTTTACCAGATAAATAAACTGGTCTAGAAGTAGAACAGATTTCTTCTGTTGTACCTGCAATCATATTTCTTTTAGTTGGTTTATTGGTATCTGGATCTCCTATTTGTAACACTCCTGTTTCAGAACAGATAACTAACCAAGATTTAGCAGCACTATTGTAAGCATTATTATTACTATTTAAAAAAGGATCTGCATGTAAATCATTATATGGATAATTAGGATAGTAGAACTCTTGGTCATCTCTTTTATAAGTACCAACATTTCTAAGGATTCCTTTAGCAACAATAGATTTATTATCAGTTCTATCTCCTCTAACAATCTTAAAGCCAACAATATCAGCTTTTTGTAAATCAGTAAGAGAGGATGTTTTTATTAATAGTTTAATTTGTTCTATATCAACTCTAACTCCAATAGGAAACACAGCATCATTCCCCATCTCTAATGCAAGATTAAGAGGATTTGTTTTTGATTCTATAATGGGAGATACTAATACATCTGGAAACTTATGGTGTCTAATAGGTTGAGAAGCTAGTTCTCCCCACATTTCTTCATCACAAGGATAAGTTTCATTAGATTCCCAGTATGCCATTATTCCATAATTATAAGGACCTTTATAGTCACTGGCTGTTGAAAATCCTGGAGAATTACCTATTACTTTAGCAGTATTATATATTTTCCAATAAGGTGCTCCATCTGGATATAATTCTGGATCTTCAGTAAAATCATCATTAGATATATCAATAACAGGTAAAGCTATCTCTGATAGAGTTAGTGCTCTTCCTGGAATGTGAAATCCATCAACTTGTTGTCCACTTCTCAATAAAGGAACAAATTCAAATGGATATACTTCATCTCTTAAATACCCTCTTAAATGTGTGGCATTTAATTCATCAGCATAGTTTTCTGTTGCAGGAATCCTAACAGTTTCCCACAATAGAGTTATTTGATTTGCTATAGATTGATAACTTATTCTCTCTGGAGTAGATAATCCTTTCCATATAAGAACATCTTGTGCTGTTGTTACATCATCAGCAGGACCATAGAAAGGAAACTTCTCAAAGATATTATTAACTGTTAAGTTAATTAATGAAACATTCTGCCCAGCATATGTTATATCTTTTTGATCACTATCTATATTATAAGTACCTATTAAGTCAACTGATGTAATAGCATTGATTGTTTTAATTACAGCAAGATTAAAATACTCAAACTGTCCACCAGTTTCAATATTAGTAATACCTACAATAATGGATTTACCTACAGGATAATTAAAATTAACTGAAGCAAACTGTGGATCTGCTATGGGAGTAGGGTTAGTTATACTATAGTAAGAGGTAAGAGGATTTCCTAAAGCATCAGAATATTGAAAAGCAAATTGATATACCCCAGCAATAATATTACCACCAATTATAACATCTTTAACAATAATTCCAGGAATATCAAAGTTTGGTTGTACTCTTAATTGATTACAATCTAATTGTAGTGTCAATTTCTCATCACATGGAGTACTGTCTGGTAAAGCTAAATAAGGTATTTTAGTAGGATCCATATTGATATATCTCCTATCAGCATTTGGTTGAGCCCAATAGATTTCTGTATCACAATTACTTGTTTTGTGTACTACCTTATGGATAGGATATCTTACATCAAAATTCAAACATTTATCATTAACAAGAGTGTGGTAAATACAATCATTGTTTACCATGTAACCAATCTCACTATCTCCTGTAGAAGGATTAGCTAGGAAGAAAACTTGTTTGCTTTGTTCTGTAATAAGATATTTTCCTATTAAGATGTAATCTTTTGGAAACTTTAAGCAAAATTCTGTACCTGGTTCATTTTGATAAGTGATACTGTTGGCATCAAAGTTTTCAATAGCAGCATTTAAAGCATAGGATAGTGATCCCTTATCAATTTGACTAGGAATATTATCCATATTAAGACCTTTAAACCCTTGTCCAAACTCAAAGTTAATTTCTCCTTTCAAGTTTTTGTCTTTATCCTCAGCCATAATTATTGATTATTTCTAGAGAATCCATTAGAATTTCTACCATCAGGTCTATTTACTCTAGTAGGAAGCTCATACATATTAAATCTATTCAAATCTTTGGTTATTCTTCTTTGTTTAGAGAAAACATCTTGTTTTTTAATTTCAATATCTGCCATTATATATGCTTCATCGGCAAGTTGCTTATAATAAATAAGCTTTTGTTGTAGCTGATTAAAAGTTTCATCATTAGTTTGATTAGTCATTACCTCCATTATTTTGTACTTAATAAAGGCTTCCACAAATTCTCTTATTCTATAATTATCAGGAAGAAGCTGATTACCTATTTCATCATACTCTGTAGCATACATGAGTAAATAAACAGTACCTCTTCTAAAATTAGTGACAAATTTATTATCTCTAATATCAAAGCTATCTTCAGCATTAGAGCCAAAGTTAGAACATTGTAAATCACAATGATTTTTTACAGAGATATTTCCTGGTTTAAGAAGGTATTGTTTGTGAATATTTCTCATCACCTCATTATTGTGTTTATACACTACTTGTATTAAAGTAGGTAAACACTCTCCATGACAATCTACATTAGAGCAAGAATCATTACTACAGCTATTTGTTTGGTCTGTAATTGTTGGACCAATTTGGATAGAAGTAGCTGTTGCTGTTTGTGTATAAAAAGAACTAGGATATTGCATTGATCTAACAGGAATATCTACACATAACCATGCTTCCCTTACAGCATAGAAATTGTCTGGGAGTTTAGCCTCAAAGTCAGTTATATCTAAAATAACTGGAACAATAGTATATGTAGTACGTCCAAGTTTCTTTAAACATTTATCAAGATAAGTTGGAAACAGCAAGTCATCTACTGCACCAGTATCAAAATAACTTTTGAACTCTTCCTTGATTGTAGCAAAGATAGGTTCAGGACTAACAAAATCATATTTATAGTAGTAACTCATGATGTGATGTTTTTATATTAAACAGTCCATTCTTGATAAATATGCTGGTATTTATTATCCACTTTAATATAATGGGCTAACAATCTTGAGGTAACTCTACTGGGTTTAAATCTCCATAATGCTGAATGCTTAAACCTTGCTGACCTTTTGAACCAATACCAACCAAAAAAGAAGCCTTCTGTGTGATAATTAAAATTATAGATTACTTTTCCTTTCTCTCTGGTTTTTTTCCAATCTATAGGAAGATTGATGTACTCATCATTCTTACCTGTCATTCTTTTTCTTTTCTTTTTGATGATACTAAAATCACCTAATCCTAAAGGAAGCCTTTCTTTATTACCTGTCTCCAGGAGATATTCCTTATATGACTCATTATAGGAATAAATTATATTTTCCCACTCTACATAAGTTAATTTTATGTGAGGAAACTTTTTACAAAACAACTTGTAGTTCTCCCTACTTGCTGATCTCCACTCTACAGATACTCTCATATTATGCTTGGTTTGGTGAATTAGATGCTTGACCATCAATACCATTGTCAGATACATCTGTTTTAATATTAAAATATGTCTGTAACAGTTTCTTAGAAGTTAAATCTAATACCTGGGACTTCAGATATCCTGGAAGATAAAATGACTTATCAAGAGGGTTTTTGCAGTATTCTTCCAAAGGAGGATTAGTACCACAATTACACTCAGCATACATTATATCATTAGGAATAGGATCCTCAAACATTGCCACTAATCTTACTGCTTGAATATCTGGATTGGTTATATATAAATAATCATTACTAACCCAAAAATATGATTCTCTCTTTACTACAGGAAGTCTAAGAAGATTTATATATCTATTTACTGTTATTTCTTTTAGTTTAATACCCTTACCACTCATGGCATTAATAGAATAAACTCCTTGAATAACATATTGATAATTACCTTCTGCTATTTTTGGGATTTTAAGTTTTGTTCTTGCTATCATGCAATTATCAACATAACTACTACATTCTGAGATAGGAACTTCTATCATCTCTAAGCAAGGAATAGTTGTAAATACTGTATCAGTACCCCATAACTTTCTTAGATTAGTTTCTCTCTTTATGAGTAAAAGAGTGTTGTTTCTAATCTCTGAAGCTATGGCCCTGTCAGTTATACTTGCATCTGTACTTAATAACTTATGCAAAGCACGTGTATCTGAAACCATTGATCTTAATGTACTCATGACATATTAAATTTAGTATTAATTTCTGATATTAATTTTAAAAAAATATCAAAAGGTATATCATTTTTCATCCTATTGATTACCCATCTACACAAAACAATATTTTCTTTAGTATATCCTTTAGAAGAATCAACTCTATCTATAGATACAGAATCATCATTACTACTAATATCTCTAATATCTCTCAGCATTGGCTTTCCTGTATAATAACACAGACCTAATTGATCTTCAAACAGAGCCTTTAAATCTAATATACTTATAGTATGCTCTAGATTTCTCTTTTTAGCATTAGTAACTGAAGACCAAAAAATAACATTTATTCTATTTTTTTGTCTACTTATTGGTGCTGCAAGTCTTTTTCTCTCTAATACCTCTTTAGAAGAAGAATAAGTATTTCTACACGATTTACACGAGGTTACAAAATTTCTACCTCTACTATTAATCACTCTATTGTTTGGAGAGGGAGAATACTCAGTATTTGGTTTTAATATACCACACTTTGTACATCTATGTAAATAATCAGGAGAATTAATCTCTAAACTTCTTTCTAAAGAAACATTGTTATTTGCCATGATATATAAAATATGGTAAAGTTAAAAAATAGTTTGCATATAATCATAATTATTATTTATAACTAAAATGGTTATCCCTAGCTTTTTACACTAGGGACAACCTATTGACACGTAAACCAATAAACATGTCAATTATATTGTATAAGAAATACCTCCTCCACCATCAGCAGAGTTTACAGATAAATCAATAGTATAAGAATATATACCTGGACCTAAAACAATTCCTGCAGAAGTATCCATACCAATAGTATCTATAAAAGCAGTTGCTAAGTTTCCAGCTATATCTATATCTGTTAAGAAATTACTACCTACTCCAGCATCTACAAATATTTCAGCAAAAGCAAAGAATGTTGCAGAACCTCCTGTTATTGTTATGTTACCTGATAAAAATCCAGCATCAGAATCTCCTAAAGGTGCTTCTAAAGCTTGAGTATAAGCTGCACTAAATTCTACAGTTACTCCTGAAGTAGTTGTAGTGGTAGTGGTAGGTACTGCTGTAGATGTTGTAGTTGTAAGAGAGGCTAAAACAATATCAACATAAGTATTACATACTCCTTTAGACACAACTCTAACAACAATTGCAAAGTCAGGTACCAATACAGAGGAGTATCCCCCTTGTAAAGCTGCTTTACTTATATTGGTTTCAAAGGGTACAGAATAACCATCCACGTTTGAGTATAAATCAAAAGGACCTGTATCTATTCCTGCTATTGTTAATGTTAATAATACTGTCATTATAGTATATTTAAATTATTTTTATATAAGTTAATACTATCCACTATGATCATGGAGGAGGACCACAATCATCTATTTCAGTAACCTCTCCTATATTATTAATTCTATAAGATAATGTACTACTCACACTATACCAAGTTCCATCTCCTGCAAAAGGAAGAGTTAAATCAAAATCATAATATAGAACAGAACCAAATATAATAGGAACAAATTCAACATATAATGCTATTGGATAGGTAGTTACACCACCTCCATCACAATTTGAAAATCCTGTAGAGTTACTAACATTTACTAAATAAGCAGGAGGAGTTGTAGTACTACTTGTAGTAGTTGTTGGTGGACAAATTACTGCGGCACATGTATCTTGTTTAGTACTATCTAAAATACTTCTATTAGTTCCAGGATTACATCCAACAAAACTAGTAGGAGTAATTATAGAGTTAATAACACTATCATAATACCATTTACCCACTGTAAGAGGTTCTGTATTACTCATAGAACCACCTCCTGAAGGAGTACATAATCCACACCAATATATATCCATTGTATATTCAAAACCTGCACAAGTTGTAGAGGTAGTAGTTGTAGATGTAGGAGCAGGTAATAATGGTAAATCTACATAATTAGTACAAACTCCAAAAGATTGTGCTCTTATTATGTTGGTTCCTAAAGGAACATTAGATGATGGAAACCCTGCAAGCAACTGAGCTTTTGTTATTCCTACTTCAAAAGCAATAGCATAACCTCCTACATTAGAATAGAGATTAAAAGGACCAGCATCTGCTCCTACTGTTGTAAATATTATAAACACTGTCATAATTTCTTTTTAATTGAGTCTTTATTTTTAATTGAATCTTTATTAATCTCAACATTTGTTCTTGGTGCAAATGTAGGTGAAAAGATAATAATAGAAGTACATCCTATCACAAAGAATAAGATGATTACTATTATTACTATTACCTGTAACTTTTTCATCATTTAGATTTTAAATATTCAATCTCTGCTTTTAATTCTTGTACAGCTTTAATTAATATTGGTACAATAGATACATAATCTAAGTTTCTAAAATCCTTAATACCTAAATCTGTATTTTCTCCTATATTAATTAATTGAGGTAAAACTTCTTCAACTTCTTGAGCTATAAGTCCGATATTATCTTTTTTACCAGTATCTATTCTGTCAAAAGTACAAGGATTAAGTTTTAATAATGTATCAACAGCATTTTCTATTGGTTTTATATTTTCTTTTACTCTAGCATCAGAAGCATTAGTAATAGTTCCAGAATATTGTAAATTACCACTAACCTGTAAAGCCAATACAGCTCCACCAGGACCAATAGTTACTAAACCTCCCAGTCTATTAAATGTAATAGCTGATGCAGAACTTCCAGTTGAATTTGTGGTTTGCATTTTAAAAGAACCATCAGAGTTATCTCCACTAATTAACATTGCACCAAATCCTCCTCCTAAATTAACAGCAGCATTATCAAAAAATGTTTGAGATGTAGATATTGCACTGGCTGTTCCTGTTGTTCTTAAAGCAGGTACATTTGCAACTAAACTACTGGCATGTAATTTAGCTAATGGAGCAGTAGTTCCTATACCAACATTACCACCATTTGCAATCCTCACTCTTTCAATACCGTTAGTTCCAAATACAATATTTCTATCCATATCTGTAACAGTAGAAGCGCCAGCTATGTCTATATAAGAAGCTGTTGATGGAGTTACAGCTCCACCACCAGCACGTAGTCTTAAGAATCCCCAATCAACACTTGTAGCGTTTTGACTATATCCTCTAATTTCACCATATTGTAATACTCCTATAGCAATTGTTGGTCTTGTAGAGGAATCACTTAAATTACTGTTAATGGCCATAGAGCCATTGTTGTCTAATTTTGCAAATGTAGTTGTTGTGCCAATACCAACGTTTGTTCCATTATCAAATACTTGTGAATCTGCTATAGTATTTGTTCCTGTAAATTTTGAAAGTTTATTTGCCGTTCCAGTTCCTGTTACATTATTTGTTATAGCTGCTTGTTTGTTATTAAATGTAGTCCAATCAGTTGATGATAAGTATCCATTTACTGAAGTGGTTGCTACTGGTATTGATAAAGTTCTGTTAGCACTTAAATCACCACCTCCAACCAAAGGAGCAGTTGTAGCAATAGTAATAGCTGAATTAGCTTTTAAATCTAATTGAGATTTAATCACTACATGAGTTGCTGTTGTAGCAGCACTAGCTGTTATATTTCCACCAACTTGTAAGCTATCAGTTGATGTAGTTGTTGGAATAACTCCAATACCTACATTACCATCGTTAGCAACTCTCATTCTTTCAGTTGAACTGGTTGAAAATGCTATTACACCTGTAGTTGTATTTAATAATATTTTATTTGGAGCTGCATTTGTAGCACCATCAAATTCAATGTAAGAAGTAGTTGTTGAATTACCAGCAACTAATCTACCAACACTATCACCACCAACTAATCTAGCATCACTTTGTAAAAGTGTTAATTCTCCTAGAGGGTTTAGATTCATTTTTTCAAGAATACTAGCACCACTACCTATATAAAATCTTAAATCACAATTATTTGAACCGTCATTTCTTGATGAAATTCTAGCTCCTCTAATATTACCTGTAGTAGTTGTTGGAGAAAAGAATAACCCAACCTCAGTGTTAGCAGTTGCTCCTGAATTAGTTAATGTCACTACATCAGATAAAGCACCAGCACTTGTATTAAGAATATCTAACTTACTTGATGGAGTACTTGTTCCAATACCCACTTTACCAGTTCCAGTGTTAGTTAATATTATATGCCCATCTGTTTCTTCATTTGTTATTCTTATATCATTTACACCTTGTGAAGGAAAACCAATGTATCCTCTTCTTGTATCTATACTATTAAAAAAACTTAGGTAAGTTGGATTTCCACTTGCCGAACCTTTTAATGCAAGTTGATTATCATTATCAAATACTGTTAATTTTCTTAATGGAGAGGATGTTCCAATACTAACATAACCATTAGATTTAATATATAAATCTGGTGTAGAACCTGAATTTTGTGCAGATATTAATAAATCTTTACCATCAGTAATATTACTTGCAGTTGATTTCCATCTATTATAAGTTGCATTAGTTCCATCAAAGAAAGTTCCTCCATTAGTTTCTTGAATATGAAATCTAAATAATGGATTAGTAGCACCAATACCTATATTACCATTATTATGTATTCTCATTCTTTCTCCATAACCAAGTCCTGTGGCATTTGTAGAAAAAATCATTGGAACTGTTACAACATTTGTAGCTGAATCAGCTACGTCTATACTTGCATGTTCAACTTGTGCTGCATTTGACCATATTAATTTTCTTGAAACAGGTGAAGCAGTAGAACCATTTGTAGCCCCTCTTATTCCAATAACACTATTATCACCTCTTACAGTTAGTGTACTTCCTAAAAGAGCAAGTGTAGTACCAAGGGATAATGTTTTATTTGTGTTGTTCCAAAACAATGCATTATCACCAGTTTGTGAGTTTGCTCCCGTAAAGAATGCTACTTGCCCACTTGCCCCTGTTCCTGTTCCTGTTATTGGGTTTGTTAAAGCATTTTGCTTAGCATTCCATACAGCTGAACTAGCTATTCTTGAATCAGCTAAAGTTCCTGTCCATCCAAGAGTTAAAGAAACTGCCTGTAATAATGAAGTTAAAGGAGTTCCTCCAAGTGTTAATGTAACATTGGTGTCATCTACTTTAGATAAAGCTGCAGGAGATATTACTGATCTTGCATTTACTTGACCTTGCAATTTCTCAATTGCTATTTCCAAACTATCTGTATTTAATACTGTAGTGTTTGCTCCAGTTACAAATCCAGAAATTACTGAAGCAAAGTTTATACCTCCTAATCCTGCAAGAGTATAATTAGGTATGTTTAATACATTTGTTATCAATGTAGCTGCTCCAGAAGTTCCAGTAGTTGTTAAACTGGTAATTCTATTAGTATAGGCAGTAGTAAAATTACTTACTTCAGTTGAAGTAATATGTTGGTATGTAGGATTATCATTTTTACCAGACAAAGCATCATGGTCTGTAACACCTGCAGTGCTACTGGAAGATGAAGAAGTTATTGGTCTAAAATAAAAATCATCTGGTTTATTCATACCAGAACCATTAGCTGGAGTTCCTGCTCTTAAATAAAAAGTACCTATAGGAATAGAATCTCCTGCTGGTAAAGGATCAGTAAATACTACAGAAGTTAAACCAGCATTTGCATCATCTTTATTTGCAAAGATTGCATTTACACCAGGAACTGGAGTAGATACTGTACTTGCAACAGTTTGAATAGCTAGGGTCCCTGTTACTGTTACTACTAATCTATAAACCTGATAACTAGTGTTATTAACAGCTCCTGCACCAATTGTTCCTGCTGATGTATACCATTGACTAGGATCTATTGTTGTGGATAATGCAATGCTTGTAGCTAATGAGGTTATGTTTGGTATCATAAATAGAAACTGCATAGGTGTTGGATTAACACTATCTGCAATAACTAAATAGTTTGGATCAAGTTTATTATTTGAATAATTTATTGAATTTTTTAAATAAGATACTGCTTTATTACCAAAAGAAATTGAAGCAGCTCCACTCCAAACTAAATTACCTGACCCAGTTACAGCTCTATCTCTTCCAGTTGGTCTGTTATTAGCTAAATCAGGCAAGTATTTTACAGAAATGATTGTATATACCCCTGCTGAATTTTGAATAAGCAGACGGGCCATATAGCATACATCTTGATCATATACTTTACCAGCATTTCTATATACTGGATTTCCTAATTTATCTAATGCTACATAAACAATCCCTCTAGTATTAATAGCAAGAGGTGTATTTGTACCATTAACAACAAATACTTTAGTCCCAAAATCTTTTAAATAATCTGCAACTTTATTAGCAGGAGTATCAATAAGAATTTCATTAATATATAATATTCTATCACAAGCTGTAATAGTCAATGTATTTGCAGGAGATATAGTAAGAACAGATACATCTGCATCTACTCTTGCTAAACCTGTTTGATAAAGATTTTTAAAATCTGTCTTATCAAGTTTATATAACCCAACAATGTTAGTTTCTGTTTGATCTAATTGTCCTTGAACAGTATTTGATATTAAGTAATCTGTATGAGGAATTGCTGATATTTGTGAAGCAGCATTAATTAATTTTATTTTTAGGTCTGCATCTGCTGTTGTTGGATTAAACCAATATTCACTTGTGCCAACCATAAATGTTTGTCCAACATATCTGGCAGCCAATACAATTTGACTTAATACTTGTACAGTGTTTGTATATACATTTCCACTAGTATTATAGTATCTAGCTATTTCTGGTTGTGGGTTTAAAGTTATTAACCCACCTGGGAGTTGTAATGAAGCACTCATAATTAAGTTGTTGTTATAAAGTGATTAGCACTAACAGTGTAAGGAATAGCATTTGTGTATTGATACATATTGTAACTTCTTGCTGTTCCACCAATGTCATTTATTGTTATGGCAGATAAGATATAACTGGCAGTAATATCTGTGTTTGCATTTGTTTGATCTATTACACTTGTTATGGTTACCCCAGGAGGTAACAATACTATAAATCTAATTTGTACTATTCCTGTAACTAAAGTAAATGTATTGACTCCTGCTGTTTTAAAACCACTTGAAGGTAAAGCTAAAGCATATGTTCTGTTTGCTGCACCATCTACAGGATTTACAGGATAAGAAGCTACAGCTCCCCACCATCTTACAAATCTTGAAGTTACAACAAAGTTACCACTATTTACTGTACCTGGAGGAGAAGTGTTGTTAGCAATTCCTTTCCAAGACTGAGTAGCCCCATCTGTATTTAATTGTATTGTTGTTATAATTTGTCCTTGAGTTCCATCATTAGGAGTACCTGCCAATAATGTTGAACTTGCTGTGTTATCATACAAGTCTATTGTTGGAACAACTCCTGAGTTTGCATTTAAAGTCCAAGTAAAGGTTTTAGATCCTGTTAAAGTAGTTCCAGTTTCAACTGTAGTAGCTTGACCAGTTACAGAGAATGCTGAAAAAGAAGGATTAATATATTCTAGTGCTATATCTGTTATCACTTGTTGAGCTGTTTTTCCTATTGCAGGAATAGTTTGTCCATTAGTATATTTCCCTAATGTCTTAACTCCTGATAATACTACTGGTATATCTGCATTAAATAGAGATCCTGCAGTTACTGCTGCTAAAGCATCAAAGACTGCATCACTGCTTGGTGCATGTGTAGTATCACCATTTGTAATAGTTTGTACTATTAAATCAGTAACAATATTGGCTAGAGTAGAGATTGTTCCATCTGCCATTAAATATTGTAAGTTAGTTCCTCCAGATTTAACAAATGAGTTTGAAGTATTAACACCACTTAAACTGATTGAAGAAACTTCTGCTCCATTAAATCTAAAACTTGCAATAATTGGACCTGCTACATTATCTGCTACTAATGATATTCCAACAGTTGAAGCTGCTTTAACTGCTATTCCTGTAGAAGATAATCCTTGAGTACCTATACCATCAGTAGATTGACCAGATACCCCAACACCTAAAGAAGATACACCTTGTACACCAACTATAGGGGATTGTCCCCCTACTCCAATATTTATAGAAGATATTCCTAAAACACCAAATGCATTATCAGAAGAACCAAATACTCCAGCTCCATCTACGGTTATACCTCTTATTGCGTTAATAGAAGTATCTACAGGCTGAACAGTTAACTGTCCTGTTTTTGTTTCATCAAATGTTTTATGAATTACATTATCATCATTAGCTTTTAAAGCCAATGCATCAAACACAGCATCAGAACTTGGAGCTTGTGTTGTATTACCATCAGTAATAACTTGGGTTATAAATGATGTAATATCAGATACAGATCCATCAGCCATTAAATATTGTGTAGGAAGCCCATCTATTTTAATAAAAGCAGGAGAGGTAACAGAAGAACTTAATATTTCAGTATAAAAAGAAGGATTTATAATAGATGTAAATATAGCTCCTATATCTTCAGCAGTGTTACCTATAGTAAGTGTAGTCTGAAGATTTTGTCCACCTGAAACAGAACACAATAATCCATTTATCTTTTGGATAGCAAGAGTTAAAGTGTCATTTGTGTTAATAGTGGAACAAGCTAAGTTAGGTCCTGAATAAAGTACATTATCAGACTTTATAGTACTACATCCTGTAGTTTTACTTAATTTAGTTACATCTATACAATTTGTGCATGGTGTTCCCATTATAAAAAGTATTAAGGTATATAGATAATATAATTTGTTGCCCAGACTGGTTGTATGTTAAGATGGGGTGTTCCTGCTCCTGTTGTTCCCACTGTAACTGCTACACTTAAAGATGTGCCTCCTGTAGTTCCTGTAGAGTCTATCTCTGCAGGATAATAGTCATTACCTGCTTCATATTTAGGAATGGCTAATTTTGTATTAGCAAAAGTATGTGTATGAGGATCAGGACTTACTATAGCTGTAGCTGTATGTGAGTGAGGGGGTAATTGTGAAATATTATCTAGAGGTACCTGATTGGCACCAAAGGTAGAATTTTGAGTATAAGTAGGGTTACCTGCTATTCCTGGGTCTACTATTGGATTAAAAGGAGTATTACCCATAGTAGTATTTCCAACAAGTGCTCTTCCTCTTAAGTCAGGAGTACTGTTTTGACCATTACATAAATAAATATCTGCCCAGTCACCAATACCTGCTCCTGTTATATCAAAGAAACCTACTGTTGATCCAAAGTATGGTACAGCAGTATAAGGAACCATTCTACTATTATATAATGAAGAAGATGGAATACTTGCTATATAAGCAGCTATATAGTTATCTATTTCAGATATAAGTACATAATTAGTAGCTAAATCAGCAGCAAGTAATGTTACATCTGTATCAACAATACATAGTTTATCTATTGTAGCTTGAAGTATTGCATGAGTATCTGAATCTACGGTAACTCCTGATAAACAACTAATAACATAATTAGCATTTAAACTAGCTAAGGAATCCTCAACAATGTTTAATCTTGCATCAAGGGCACATACTGATCTAAACAATGCAGAAATCACATCATTCAGAGTAATTGGTCCTGAGACAGGTAAAAAACTAGAAACTAAAGGACACAGATCTGTTGGCTCAATAACAGGTATAGTTCCTTCTCCTGTCATAAGTTCTAGAATCTTATTTATAATTTGATTCTCTACAGTAAGAAGACTATCTCCTGAAGATATACCTAATCCAGGAATATCTACTCCTGTATATTTTACGCATTGGTCAGACACTATATCAGCGCAACCATTAAAACAGTTTGAACAGCCCATTTTAGATATTTTAAAATTAATATTTTATTTTTAAGTTAGATTTACAGTTCTAGTTACTCCATTTATCCTTATTTTAAGACCAGTTAAACTATTGTCTTCTAGCCACATATCTCCATCATTAGGAGAAGTTGGTGCAACTCCTTGTCTTATTCTTATTGAAGCAGCAGTTGATAAACTTGGAGCTATATCTACTTTAGCTGTTGGGTTATATACTCCAACTCCTAAATTACCAGCTTCTGTATATGCTACTGGAATACTTCCAAATCCTACAGCTAAGAATAATTTTTGATGTGCTATAAGAACTCCGTCTCCAGTTACTGAACCTGTAAGAAAAGCATCATTATTACTACATGCCCCCATTCTTACTCCTTCACCTCCACCATTAGTAACCATAATTTGATTATTCGTACCAGTAGAAAGAAAATTACCAGAAGCAGTTATAGCTCCTAGTTTACTTACAGTAAAAGTAGTGTTTGTATAATTCTTTCCAACATATGTAAATCCTGTTCCATTTGTGTCACCAATACCTATTATAGAAGTAATAGCATCCCCGTTAATAGCTGCTGAATAAATAGAGTCAGCACTACCAAAGCTTGCTATATTTAATGCTTCTATATTTCCATTATTACTTATTTCTATACCATTTGAATTAGATCCAGGATCAATAGTAACAGATAAAGCTGACGGTCCAAAATCTGTAGCACTAGTTCTAAGGTCTATTAATCTAAATGAAGGAGTATCCCCTACAATAAGTATTCCTGGGTGATTTCCATTACATTCAATATCTACTATTGCACTACCACCAAAATTAGCATTATTAATTAATTTAAGACCATTATTTAATCCACTACCTGTATTTGTAGTACTTTTAATTCCTGTCCAAGATTCATTAGTTGTTTTATGCAGTGCGGTAGGAGTAGTTGGTAAATCAGCAGTACCTCCTAAATCATTAGTTAGTTTTAATTTACCTTTTACAGCAGCTGTAGCATCTGGTGTGACTGCCATATTAGCCTCAAGATACTCTCTAGTTACTATTGATTTAGTTGAACCTGCTGCTATTAAAGCATTAGTAACAGAAGGCAAAGTAGCTAAACCATTTTTTAATATAATCATTGCATCTGATTGTGAGCCTGTAGCTACTCCATTCCCTACTACAAATAATCTATCAGTTGGTTGCCAACTAGTTGCAGATAAAGGTATATAGTCTGTATTAAAAGCTCCAAACACAGCTTCATCAAAAGAATATGATGTTAAGGTCTGTCCATGTGCAAATGAATTCTTTCCTAATGCAGTAACACTAGTACCCCTAGCAAAAGAATAATCTCCCTGTGCTGTAGAATAAGTACCTCCAACATGAGAAGCTATACCTTCTGCATACGTACTCTCTCCCTCTGCGTGAGATGACCTACCACTTGCTTCTGTAGCCCCTCCTTCTGCATGAGCAGCATTTCCACTAGCTGTAGTGCCATTACCTTCTGCATGTGCATTTTCACCACTAGCTTCAGTGTCATAGCCTTCTGCATGAGAACCATCATTACCATAAGCTCTTGTAAACATACCTTCAGCATTTGAAGATAAACCAGTAGCTTCTGCTCCCCATCCTGAAGCAGTTGCATTTTCACCACTTGCTATTGTTTCAAATCCTGATGCAAATGCTCTTAATCCTGTAGCTCCTGTAGTAGATGAAGCTGATGAATTAAAAGATAAATCTACTGCATTTAAACCAATATTACCATAATTTGCAGATGTTCTACCTCTAATTATAATACCTAACCCATTTCCTTCATTTATTTTATCTAAAGGAGGAGGATCTGTTGGTTGTAAATAACAAAAATTCTCATTAATTCTTTGTAGAGCAAGTGTAAGGTTATCATTTGTAGCCAGAGGTATACAGGTTAAGGTAGGTCCTGTATAAATTATTTGATCTGAACTAGAACTATTACAGCATCCCATCTTATTTATATTTTAAAAGTTTTACTTTAGTAGCTATCATATTTACACTATAATCACCAGCATACTTAGAATTTATAAGCTTATACTCAAGAATTCTCTTATAATGAAGTAAATCCTGTATAGCTATATAATCTATATGTAAATTTAAGGAGAATACAATATTATTGTATAGTTTTTTGCTTAATTCAAATATTTTGCAATTAATATCAGAAATTAATGGTAAAATATCTGAGCACTCCTCACACTTTGTTATTTTCGGTGCTAACATCTTGTTTAGGTTGTTGTTGTTGCTTATTTACACATGCAGGACATAATCCATTTGTCAGTTGACAACCACAGCCCACACTTACCCCGCACTTTGCACATGTTGCCATTTTAGTTATAGTTTACAATGAAATTATTACCTGTACATCCACAATTCTTATTAAGCATTGTATCTAGCATAGCTGAAGCTTTATCATAAAGCTTATTAGCTTCTATAAGAGCACAATTATTACCAGCTGCTATAGCTCCTTGAATTAATAGATATATTGTATTAAGATTTACTTTAGCTTGTGTTTTAATAGCTTGATCACAAACCATCATATCTAAAGTCATAAAAGCACTATCAAACTTCTCCTGTAACTTATCTACTCTCATAATAGTTATTTCTGTAAAGTTTTCTGAAGAAGGAAAAATAGAATAACTAAAGTAATATATACCATCTGGTAGAGGTTGATACTCACCTGCTTCAGTTATTCCTAATAAATCAGAAGTAAGTATGTTATAACCTTGTACATTAAAAGGAATAGACACTGGATTAAATCCAGGAGCAGTAGCTAACAAAATAGGAGTAGTTACTACAGGGGGTTCATCAGGATATGTTGAAGCATCCACTACATTTATTGACTCAACATCATGAGTACTAAGAACAACTATTTTTAAATTGAGTACAGCCATCTTGTTTAAAATAAAAATACCAGAGGACAGAGAATCCTCTCATACCTCTGGTATTTGGTTATACATTACTTCTTTCTTAAGGAATAAGCGTAGAAGTTGTTGTTGTTGTTGCAGGAGGAGCTGCTGTTGTAGTTGATGTTGTAGTAATACAAGCATTGATTGCAACAGAAGCAGTAGCACCTAAGGCAGCCACAAGGAAAGCATCAACTAAAGTAATCAAAGCTGCATCAGCATTATTGATTGCAATAATAGACATTTGATCCTCTGGAATGTAATCACCCCAATTGTAAGCTGTTTTGTCTATCTCATTATACTTCAAGTAGTAAGTAGTATAAGCAGCACCATCAACCACGTATGATTCAAAGTTTTGATTATACCCTGCCATTCTGTATAAATGTTTTAGGTATCCAGCTTGATAACTGTAATAGTTTTTTTCCAATTGTCTAATCTCTTCTGAAGTTCCTGTAGGATAAGAAGATCTTTGAACAATGGTAGCATCAGCTACTTCATTACAAGAATCATTTACAATGAAATCTGCAGTAGTAGCAGGACCTTCATAAACAAAGGTTCTAAACCACATTCTATCATATTCATGTGGGAAAGCAGCAACATCACATGGTACTCCATATTTTGTTAAAGGTTTTCCAGTAATTCTTAAGATTGAAGCTGCACCTGATCCAATTCTTTGGAATGTAAAATAATTATTCAAAGAAGAATTATCAGGATTGTTCCCTGGAGCTTGTTGTTGTAATTTGTAGATAAATGCATCTACTAATGCTTGAGCATCAACATCAGCACAAGGATCTGCTCCACAATCACAACAAGGTGCTTGAACAGTTACTGATCTTGTTAATCCATTGAAATACAATGTATCAATGTAGCTTGAGTGAGCTCTAAGAGTCAATGTTACAACATCTCCGCATTGTACGGTCCAGTTAGACACATCAGTAATTTGTACAGCTGCTGTAGGACAACCTACCACTTTGTAAAATTCAGTGATGTTAGAGTTACAGTTTGCTGTTGGGCATCCCTTAATCTTGTCTGATCTCTTACTTCCTTGCAAATAGGAATTTTGTCTTCCTTGAGCAATGTAGAAATAAGGAGCTGCTGCAACGTTAGCTGCTGTAGCTACAGTGTAGTCATTTCTGAAAAACCCGAAAGCTCCTGCACCTAGGTCCTGTGTGCTTCCTGAGGCAGGAAGTGTTGTGGTTCCAGTAGGGACTACGAAGAGCGTGGTTATAGAAAAATCTGCCATCTTATTTTGTTTTTAATTGTTTACTTATTCATTTGTTTGGATTCTCATTTGAGAAGATTGTACTGCTGCTTGATTCTCCATATACTCAGCAAGATTTAACACAGTTAAATCAAGCAACTCATCCTCAAGATATAATTCTAATTCACAATCTACATCTTCTGATGGATTACCATCTAGTTTAATATATCCTTCCTTATCTATATACACTGGATATCTTAGGAACATTATGTAAATATCTTTAGGAGTGAAAGTTCCATCTGTAAAGATACTAATTTCATCTGAAGAAATCCAATTAAATGTCTCTTGATATTCAAAGGAGGGTTTATAATTATCATTAAGAAGTAAGAACTGTAAGTCACCATGCTTAGCAAGGTCTTTGTTAATCCAAATTATTTTGTCTTTACACTTATCTTTATCAGCCAAGATATAACTATCTAAATAAAGCATGTATGCTGGTCTCAATGGATCCAATGAAGCAGCCCATCTGTTAATGGTCTTGTCAGCTAGTTCCAATTTAAGTTTACCTTTTTCATAGGTAACAGATAATCTTTCTAGATCCTCATATCTTTTCTTGAAAGAATCCATACCCATACCAGAAGTTGTACTAAAACCATCAACCTTTTGCTTTATCAATTTGATTTGAGCTTCATTGAGTGCTAAAATCTTGTCTTCTAAAGGAATTTGTTGATGAGTATTAGATGATAATTTATTTAGTTTTTGATCAATCTTGTACAATAAACTATCTACTGGTATCATAACTTTTATATTTTAGCCAACCTCGGTTATACCGAGGCCAGCTTTTTAGTTTTTAATTTTCCTTGAAGAGTCATTAGTAAATCCTGGTTGTTGTCATCAATCAGCTGTTTCACTAATTCTTCCTCATCTTCAGCAACTTCAAATTCACCTTCATACAATTTACCATTAGGTTTTACTCTATAAATGGCATGAGCAATTGCTTGTTTCACTAAATCTTTTACGGTAAGTAAATCCTCCTTCATATCAGCAAATCTATTAAAGATATCTACAGGACTTAATCCTGCAAACTTACCTTTATCAAACTCAGTTTTCTTCAACAAGGTATCAATTTGGTTGTAAACAACCTCCTCTTTAGTATCTTCAGTTACTGGTAACCCAAGTAACCTAGCCACTTTACGTTTTTTCTCCACTGTCATAGATTCAAACTTAACAATAGCTTTGTTGATAAGTTGTTTTTTCTTGTACATCACTGCATTTTCAATTTCCTCATCTGCTACATAAAACTGTGTATCAGCAGGATATTCTCCACGCTCCCAAGCTCCATGACTAGATGCTATGGTTGGATGTACCCGTAACCAAGAAAAAGCAATTTCCTGATGGGGAATAGACAAGTCATAGTAATTATCACCATCCAACAATTTTACTGGTTGAACATGTGAAGAGTCATCTGATGACTTGGCCATAGCATAATTCCAATATGTTGCTCTTGGTCCAAGATCAATATCACCTAATGCATTTTGTAACCTGTCTCTTAGATTAGTTACTCTTTCTACTTCTAATTCTCTTTCCTGAGGATCCTGAATTCTCTGTATATATGATGCTGTTGGATCTAATCCAGTTCTGTACTTACCATCAATTTCCTTATAAGGAAACTTAAAAACTCCAGTACCTGGAATTCTGGTTAAGCCTTTCTGAGATAATCCTCCTTGCATTGTTTGCATTTCTACACTACTGTACTCTTTTCTAAGCACAGATATCTTGCCTACTTTATTACTTCCCATGATTTAGTTGTTTTAATTTGGTTTAGTTGATGTTCACCATTGAAGGCCACAGCAAACTGACATCAGTTGAGAAAGAAACCCCCTCCCTGTGGGAGAGAGTGGTTAGGAAGGGGGATCAGTCTCTATTTTATTCTTAGAATTGAGGGATTTCTTCAATCAAGACTGTTCTAGACAAGTCTTCAATGAATACGTCACATCTATCTTTCATCCATAACTCATACCCAGGGAACTTGTTAGCAGAAGACATTCCTTGAGATTTAGCAAAACCTAAGTGGTGTCTTGTACCATCAATATAACCCCAAGTCATTGAAGGAGCACCTTTCATTCTCACCTCACGGATATTGTTTACCATTGAACCATCAGACATAGGAGAAACATCAAACACAAAGAATACTGGTGTTGATTTTTTGTTTTGTCCAAATTCAAGATTAGTTTGTGGTAAATCCAACTCTTTCAAGTGAATCAATTCAATTTTACCAGTTTCTCTGGTAACCATTGAGTCAAAAGCAAAGTTGTAAGTGATGTGTTGTCCTTCACCTTGCATGTATCTGTTTCCAGAGTCTGCAACAAATGTAAGACCAGAATTAAGAGCATCTGTTTTAAGTGCTTGTTGGAAAACATCAAAACCTGCTTCATTGGTGTACATTTTAACACGTCTGTCTTTTACATCCACACGTCTGTAGAACAAATCTCCGAATACAGAGCGCAAAAGGTTTGCGTTGAATTCTCCTCTGTTATACTGTACTAAGTTTCCATTGTTACGCATTCTGTAGTAAACACCTGCAGATACACGTTTAACTTCTTGTTTTCCACCGCCAGTTTTAACTGTACCTGGTTGAGACCAGATCATACGTTTAACTTTAAGCTCCAACATTGATTTTCTCATCATGAACTCAATAAATGGCTCCCATTTAACATCATTACGTGTTAAAGGTAATTGGCCACGTCTTTGAGGTGCATAAACTAAGATATCTAAAGACTTACCGTCAGCATCCTTCATCATTCTATCATCAGCCCACTCAGTGATTTTGTGTTCAAAACCATAAGCAGAACTTAGAGATTCAAACATGGTGATTTTCTCACCCAATCTTGGTAGACCCAATAGATCTTGATCAAACTCTCCAATAGCAGCATCTACAAGTTCTAAGTCAATACCAATTTTCAAGAATGTTGGGTTAACAAAATCAACTCTAGGGTTTGTAGAAACCAAAGTGAATGAATATAACCAACCGTTGTTCCATGGTAGTGGATCTTTGATTACGTAGAATCTTGGCCCATATTGACGTGTTCCCACTGAAATGATAGCATTTTTAGAGAATTCATTGGTATCTAATACCAACTGAAATTCTTGACCATCAATACCTACTTTACCAGAAACAATTAAGTTCTGAGTGGTAACAGGAATGTCAATAATTTTTGGGAATTTATAAGGCACTGCAATGTCCCATTTCCATGCATCACTGTTGTTGTCAATGTAGAAAGGGGTGCTTTTGTTGATCATGTCCAGAAAGTCATTGCTATACAATGAACTTTGTGTATACAGACTGATGATTTTTTTATCATAGTCCGCTGGCTCTGTTGAGTGAAATGACTCTAAGTGATTAGAGTCAGTGAGTTTACCAACAGCACGTTTGTCCATTGACGCCACCCTGGCGTAGGTAAACCCAACTAGTCCTGGGATTGTTTGAGTACTCATTTTTTTATTTTTTTGTTGTTAATATTATAGGAACCATGAATTTTTCTTTGGTGTGGTTGTAGATACAGATTTATCTTTAGTAACCTGTCTTGCAACCTCTGTAAATAAAGCATCAGTTTTTGTAGTCACACCTTTCTTTTGAATTGAAGTAAGATTTGGATCTTTCTCCAATACTTTCAACAGTAATGCAATCTTAACTTTTGTTGCATGGTTCTCAGGTTTTTTCAAATCTAAGATAGCCTTGTCAAAATCAGAGAGCAATTCTCCTGAATTAGTTTTATACTTGTCAACTAATAAAAAGTCTTGAAGTTCTCCTGCCAATTTTGGATTGATTGGAATACCATCAAATTCTTTTGTTTTTAGTTTTTCCTGTATAACAGACTGAACATTTGCAACAAACTGGTTTTTAATTTGAGCTTTCTGTGCAAGATCATGTTGAGCTTTTTGCTCCATATCCTGCATTTTAATAGCTTCTTTTTTAACCAATACTTTATGGTTTTTTATAGCAACCTGCTCTAAATCTCCATAATTTTTCAAGCGTTCAATCTCTGTGTCTACATCCTCTTTTTCAAATCCTTGTTCAGTTAATGATTTTCTCATTACTGCTTCTTGATTGCTTTCAATAGTTAAATCCATTTCAGCATAGCTAACAGCTTCATTATAAGCTGCAAAGTATTCTTTTGGATCTACCCCCTTTACATATATAGCATCAAAAGCATTTTGATAATCTTCACCAAACTGTCCTATAAATTGGTTTACCATGTCTATTGCTCCTTTCTTCTTCTCAGATTGAAATCTTTCTAAGAAATCTTCAGGAGTATTTATTACCACATCAGTCTCATCTTCATCCTTATTAAATACACCTAATTTAAATAGGTCATTAGCTAAGGCTGTAAATTGATTAGAATTATTAGTATCATCTGCGGGTGCAGTATCAGAAATAAGATTAGTTTCCTCCTCTTCTTCTTCTTCTTCCTCTTCATGATTACCTAAGAAGTCACTAATTGTATTTTTTACTTCTGGTGCTTCACCATCTTTAGGAGGAGCCACTTCTTTTCCTTTTAGAGGAACAGTAGCTGGATTTGTTGGAGCTGGATCAATGGTTTCATTTATAATAGGTGTTAACCCCTCAGGAGAAGCTGATGATGTTTCAGGAGAATATAAATCTGCAAGAAGCTCAGCATTACCTAATCCCATTTCCATGGTGTCTTTGATACCAAAGTCACCAAATCCTTGATTATTAAAATCTTCAGTTGCCATATGTAGTTGTATTGTTGGTTTATAATGTAAAATTATGGAGAGATTACCTACTATCAAAGGATATTAGCTTAAATAGCTTTAATATTTTCGGTAATATAGCATTAACTATTTTTCTCTCTAATTAAATTAGTTTATTTTTTCTTAGTAGCCCTGTTTTTGGCATTTATTTTTGCAATATCTAAATCATTTTTCTGATTTTTTAAATCAACTTGTAACTTTTCTCTTTCAACATCTATTTTTTGCATTCCTAATTGAGTTTTAGAGTGAATGTCAGCAAGTTTTGCCTCATGAGCTTTATTAGTGGCAGCTTCCTCAGCAGCCATATTACTAATTTCAAGTGCATCAGCTACTCCAGAACTATCTGTATCTGCTGTAGCCTCTGGATTTCTTCCCAAAGCATTAAGTAATGCAATCTCTTTCTTATTAATTCTATCAAGTTCATTTTGATTGTTTTGATTTGCCATTTCTTCTTGTTTAATTCTGGCAGCTTCTTGAAGACTTGCTTGAGCAATTTGATTTTGTTGATCAAGTTCTTGTTGTTTTTGTTGGGCAGCTTGTTGTTGCATAGCATCTTGTTTGTCTCTAAGATCTTTGAATACTTTTTTAAGTTGTCTTTGAGATTTAGAACTATATAATTCAACAATATCATATACACTACCACCATTTTGAATGATAGCTTGAGATAATGCTCTAATATCATTAAACATTTGAGTATCTTCTGGTCTGTTAGTAGCAAACACTTTTAAATCTCTAAATTTAATATCTGTACCATTAACTTGAATAAAAGCTGCTCCACCCTCACCATTAATATAAGACACTGTAGATTGTGGTTTTGAGCTTTCAATATATTGTGAAGCATCTATAATAGCTTGATATAATTGTCCAAGAGTGTACTCATGAGCCACAAATAAAGGCTCTGTTTGAGTATATGATTGTTGAACAGCAGTATTAGTACCTGTAGCACTTTCAGAAGCTGTAACGTTACCCATACGTTGTTTGGACATTCCAATTAATTCCCAACACTCATTCTTAATTTGTACAGCAAGATTATATCTTGTTTGAATCTCTGCTGTTCTTGTAAGGTCAAGAGCTGTAAACTGATTGAAAGAACTTGGAGCTTTTAAGTTCTCAGGGCTATCATCCACAAATACTACACCTCTTTTTCTTGCTTCCATTTCCCAGATATCAAGTGCATCTTGTGCATCTCCATCTTTAGGAATAGGAACATGACGTAATGACATAAGTTGTACCTTACCAACCTCTTTTTGTAATAATTCAAAGAGTTGATTCATGGCAACATTATAAATAACTTGGAAAGGTTTCATTAAATCTACCAAAGATTGTGATTGTGTATTTTTAATCTCATGGTTCAATCCAATGATTGGACAGTAGTCCAAAAGTTTGAATGGTTTCATATGGTAAATATCTGGCCCAATTTTAACTCCTTGGTACCATTGATTAATCCAACCCCATTCTAAAGATATTTGTGAAGGTATACTTCCTGACTTATAATACTCATCCACCAACATTGATTGAGGAGTTTCAAATTCATCTAAGTATATTAGTTTACCAATTTTCTTTTTAGAAATCCAATAGGCTCTAACAACAACATATTTGTATCCAAATGAGGAAACATTATTGGTTAGTCCTAAGAAATCTCTAAGACCATCACTATTGTCTTTCATTTCAGACTCAATCATCATTCTAGTCTGAAGGACAAGTGGGTCATATGTATCATAGATCACACTGTCTATACCTGCCTCTGCATTAGGATTACCTAGATTAGACTCTCTTACATTAATCAATCCATAATCCTGTAGAGAAGATCTCAAGTGATCAATCTCTTCTTTTGTAAGATCTGGTACTGATTCAATTATCTCAGAGAGTTCCATTACATGAACAGTACCTGCAGCATAGGCTCCATGTGCTCTACCACTAGGGTCAGATGTCCATTTTAAGTCTGGAGTTGATAAGTACCAAACATTCTTTGGATTCTCAACAGCAATGTTGTATCCTAGTTTAGAGTTGTCTTCATATATATGATAGAACTCATGATTGGAAATCATTAAATCCCTGAAGGCATCCTCTGATTTTTCCTTTAAGTTGAATTCAGCTTTTGCACAAGTTAATGTATGGTTAGCCCATTTCTCTGCTGCAGAAGTATAATCTATAAGTTCTTCTTGTACTTGTTCAAGTGTTTTTTGTTGTAACTCATCCTCAGGTAACTCAATACCTTCCATGGCTGCTTTTTCCAATATACCTTTCTTGGCTTCCTGTAGAATGTAATCCTGAAGTATGCCTGTCTTAAACTGAAGTTCCTCTGATTTTGAATCATCATCAAAGGCTTTAATTCTGTAGGTATCTGGTCTTTTAGTTAACTCTCCTGTTAGCTCATTGACTGGAGTGGTTACAATAGAGTAGTGTTTTACATATTTGGGAAGATCTAAATCTCTTTCCAATATATCAGTAAAACTCTTTACATCTGGTTCCTGATAAAAGTCATTAGCATTTAGTATTCCTTTCATTAGATTGTAGTTCCCAACAAAAGTATCCCTGTTTTTAGTATACTCAGCATATGCCTTGTTGGCAAAATAATCCATAGTATTCTTAATGTAGCTCTCATCCTGTTTCTCCTTATCAGTTTTAAACTGGTCAGGGAATATGTTTAGGTAGGCATATCTGATGGTAGCATCTTTGGTATATCTAATTATTGCCATTTTATTTGAATAATTTATTGTTATTGACAAACATGTTTCTTGATGGTGAGAACAAACCTTTCTTTGGTTTATCCTTGGCATACATAGCTCTTACTCTTACATCTCCCTCACTTCCAATTGATCCCATTATAGGATCCAGTTTCATGGCTAAGGCTATTGCTAGCTCAGCTGCTACAATTCTATCAAAGTTTCCTTCATCATTATATGCAATCATCTCATCTAGAAGAAGTGGATCAAATATCTTAGTCATACCTTTTAACTCTGGTTGAATTTCTCCTTCATTGTTAGATGGTCTAACTAATACTTCCTCAGTATATTTTTTCAAACATCCATGCAAAAATAATCTAATTTTTTCAGCTGATCTATGAATTCCATAATCTCTTTTAACTGTGGTGTTTGGAACAATCTCCTGAAGCCAGATAGGCTGTCTTTCCAGGTATCTTGCATCTCCTTTTGATATCATATAATCAATGAAAGAAATTTCATCATTTTCACATAAGGTTCTGGCATTATAAAACTTAATTAATAATCTGGCCTGTTCTTCCCAAACTTCTTTTCTATCTGGTCTGGCACAATATGTGGCCACAAACATGTCTTGATACTTTTCTCCTGATATACTGTGCATCCTTTTATAAATGTAGACAGATCCTAAGGAACTTGAATAAGCAGCCTTCCCTTGTCTATAAGGGTCAACTCCTGCCACATACAATCCATATGGTGGACTGTCAATTGGAAACTCATGAATTATAATAGGAGCATCTTTATTATCATCTTTTTTAGTTGGAAAATTAGAGATTGGTTCCTTATCAGTAAACTCATGCTTGATAATACCATCCCCATCTTCATATAGTATAACAGGTGTACCTGAATGAGCAGCTTCCTGTAATCTTGTTTTCTGTCTTTTGGCTCCCTCAATATCAAATATGTTTTCACTTGAAGATAAGAAGCATTCCTCTACAATAAGAGGATAGTACATAATTTGTTTTAAATATATGGTTCTGTCTGGATTTAGTTTAGCTGCTATCCTTTCTTTCTCAATAACCTTTCTGGCAAGCTCTTTATCAGCCACATTCATTTCAATCTTAAAGATTTCTGCATTCTTAGGGAATGTCATTCCTCTTTCTTTAACCAACCAATCCCCTAAAGAGGTTTTAACTTTACAATCCTGTCTATACAATCCTGATAAAAACAAACCTGTTTCTCTACCTGATTCTGGGTCAAGAATAGCATGGAAGTTATTGGCTCTAGGATTATAGAAGAAGTTTTCAGCATCCTGTCCTTTATCAAATGATCCACCTGTACCTACAAGAATTGGTACAGCTCTCCAACCATTCTTACCTTTAAAAGCAGGCTCTGCTGCTTTAAATGTAGATGAGAATGGATATTTCCCCACCTCATCCATAATAAAGCTTTTGGCTGTTGTACCTGCTGCAACCTCTGTAACATTACCATCCTTGGCATTACGGATTACTATATAACTCCAAATGGCATCTTCCCCATTTGGTTTCTTGTAGCCTAATCTAATTTGATTGGATCTCCAGGTTTTGTCCAATCTTGGAATGGCTATACCAGTCCATAAATTCTTCATTCCAAAATCCACCTTATCCTTAAGCAATGATAAGTCATAATCATTACCACACACAATAACATTCTGTGTGTTCTCAAAGAGTGTGGCATTCATTCCAAAGTAGGAAGCCTCCATTTCAGACTTAGCTCCCTGTCTGGCACCAACCTCAAGGTAACCTTCCTTATTCTTCTTACACTCCTCAAGAATTTCAGCTCTTATCCACTCATTATCACGTAACTCTGGAAGACTAGTAATACGGACATCATTACCATGCTTATCAGTTTCATCTATTCTAATCCACCAATGGTTTATATGCCAATAGAGCCACCCAGAAATGAATACTCCATTTATAGTGACTCCCCCTTTAATCTTTTCTTCCTCCCACTTGATCAGTTGTCTGAATTCTTCAGTCCCTGGTGGGGGTAACCTTTTGATGTTCTTGAACATCTCTGTTGATTTGATTTCCATTATGTCATTAATTTAGCCCAGAGTAGGTTAGCAGCATGTACTATTGTATAGCCATCTGTACTAAATCCTCTAGTGGAAACTTCTTTCCACTTGCCAATCTCCATAAGCCATCTCTTAGCTTGGATATAACCTTCTGTAGTTAGTTCAAATTTACTCATTATTGCATTCTATGTGGCACAGAAGAAGATCCTCTAGCCTGTTTCTTGCTTTCTTCTAAAGTACGCAATCTTTCTACAACCTCAAGAAGAGCCAAATAGTTCTTCATAGTTTCCTGTACAAATTTACCCTGTGCTTCTATAGAGGCAATTACCATTGGAAGTAACCCTCCTTTAGCTGTGGGTTTCCACTCAATCCTATCCTTCATTTCATGAAGAGGGTTTGCATCAACATATTGTTTCCAAGAGTGTAACTGAGTCTCTGCCCAATCAAGCTCTGTATTAATATATGTAGTTTTAGTTAGTGCCATAATTTAGTTCTTTTAGCAAAACAGTATCCAGAAGATTCAAATTCTTCAAGTCTATCTTGCGTTGATTTAATTTCTTTATCTTTTGTTCAAGCTCACTAATAATGATGGTTATATTCTCAATTTCTACTCTCCTAGAATTGATACTGGCTATAACATCATTTTTTGTGGGATTGTTCATAGTAGCTTTTCTATATCATCATCAGACAGTTTCCGTGTCTTTATGATGGGTGGTTTTCTTTGAGGCTTTTCCTCCTTTTCATCAAACTGTTCAAAATTACTCAACCCTTCCTCATTATAATACTCAGGGTTTATATATCCATCTTTGGTAACAATAACTAACTTATCTTGAGTAGGATCACTATTGTCTGCAGACAAGTCCACATAATCAACACCATTCTCATATAACTGTATAAGCAAACTAAGTAAGTTTTCCAAAGGTAGCTTCTCTATCTTAAACTCTTTCATCTTTTTCAATTTTTTGTTCTTCTTCCTGAGTAACTACTGCTGTCCACTTATCATCTGGGCATGAGCATGAAAGACAAGCTGTTTTAGCTGAGAGTGTACAATGACACTTAGTGCAATGCTCATCAAACCTGAGCTGATTAACTGGTCCTGCATGAATGGAGTTTAATGGACACTGTCTGCATATTTTCATACGCTCTGAGGCCACTGTGACTATTTGTTCCTTTAGAAACTCTGCAGGGGCAAGGTGATTCTTCCACCCCTCAAATATTTGACTTAGGCTCATAAGGGATAAGTTTTGGTTTCAAATGTTCAATATTCTTATAAGTAGCAGCAAGCCTCATGTTGAGGTTACGCTCTTTCTCTGGGGAGAGTTCAGGGTTTGCTAATTCCTTATTATACATTTCCACTTGGGAGACATACTTAGCCATTTGCTTGTGTGCTTTTGTCTGACTAAAGAGAAATTTACCAAACCCAGATAACTCTATCTCATTGTTGTGAGAAGTGGCTTGAAATGCTGAGCTAAACTGATGGCTGATAACAGACTCTATTATCCTCTCAGACACGTTCAATTTCAGGCTCAACTTCTTTACCAAGTACTCTTTCAGTGGCATGCTCTGTGGTCTCTCCATGGGGGTGTGCGTTAAGTGTTAGCGTTATCTGTAAAATCAAAGGTTTGGAGAAATCAAGAGCAATGCGTGGATTCACCACAATCTGCTTTCCTTGCTTAATGAGCACATAAGATTTCTTCAGCTTGGAAACCATATTGTTAATAGTGGGGAAAGAGGAATTGTAGATGCTACAAAAATCTTCCCGCACATTAGCAAAGGATATACTACCCCTAACAGCAGAGAAGGCAACCAACTGGATCTCACGTTCTGTTAAATACAGGTTGTTGAGAGCAGAAATGATGGCATAATACTGTTGTGCCAACTCAAGTTTATTTGAGGAGGACTTTGCTAGTTTTTGTACAGTTGTTGTTTCCATAATGTAATTGATTAGAACAAAGGTAGTAATAATCATTCTGATTATAGAAAAAATTTTTTTTAAATTTTAAATGGTTTATGGGAGTGAGAGGGGTGGGTACTTCCAACCACAACCCCACCTACATTTTGGAAAGTGGAGACACTCTCCGTCAAATCATACTAACTTTTAATTATTATAACATGGAAACAACAATTATTTCTTTAGATTCAGTAAAGTGCTTAGACATAGTTAGCACTGGTGTTAAATTGCCTTACAAAAACACAACAGAAGGTTCTCAAAATCATCTGAAACATTATTACCGTTTTATTTACTTAGGCAAAGTGTTCAATGTACATGAAGATAGTCCTTTCATTCTTGATATGGCTAATGATAATGTTGATAGCGTTAAGCTTGAAGATACTGAGGACGGATTATCTTTCCTTAGTCACGTTAGTATCAGCAGAGCTGATAAAGCTCACTTCACTAAAATTAAACGTAGTGCTTATACTGTAGAGTTTGTACAAAACTCTCTTATTATTAATCCTGAAGAGTTTGCATAAGCAAACTCTTTTCGGGTATGAGGGTGGGTTCAACAGAACTTAGGGTGGGAAGATACAAACTTCCACTCAACTCTCACAATATTGTGTAGTGTTGTTATAAAGAGTTGATTATCAGAGTGTTATTCTTGAGTAAGTGGATGAAAAAGATGTAGGGAAATACATAACACCTAATATTATTATTAATTAACAAGGTGTAAATCCTTAAATTAATAATTTCTTATAGCATTACTACATGACATTATTGTCTAAAGAGATAATAATAGTTAGGTTATTTAGTATAGTAAAGTATTTGTGATACTACATGTGTCACATTGTTTGATTGTGTTGTTTGAGGAGAATAGAAAGAGGGTTATTTAGCTGATAACTCTCTTCTTTCTTTATTACTCAGCAATACAATAGGTCCTTAGGAAACAGGTTATTTCTAAGGTGGGAAGAGATTAAATTTAAACAACAACAAAAACAAAAGAGTTATGGTTAAAGCAGATATTTATATTAAAGAGAATGATCACTCTGATCAATATTTCTTCTATACTAGTGTATATGGGGAAACTCAAGAAGAAGTTGATGAGAAAATAGAGGAGCTTATTGTTCCTGAGTATTATGAGGATTGTTTAAAAGAGGTATAGTTATGAAAGAAATTAAATTATGGTTAGTAATAGTTATAATGGCTATTATGACTTACTTGATGAGTAGT